GTATTCCAAGCAGAACACAATATCCTTATGCATCCGTTCCACATGCTCGGTGTTGCTGGGGTATTCGGTGGATCTCTTTTCTCTGCTATGCACGGAAGTCTTGTTACTTCCTCACTTGTACGTGAAACCACGGAGAATGAGTCGCACAACTATGGTTACAAGTTCGGTCAAGAAGAAGAGACCTACAACATCGTCGCCGCACACGGTTACTTCGGTCGCCTGATCTTCCAATACGCTTCGTTCAACAACTCCCGTTCCTTGCACTTCTTCCTTGCTGCTTGGCCAGTTGTTGGCATCTGGTTCACCGCTCTGGGTGTGTCCACGATGGCGTTCAACCTGAACGGTTTCAACTTCAACCAGTCCATCCTGGATGGTCAAGGTCGTGTCCTGAACACCTGGGCAGACGTTCTGAACCGTGCTGGTCTGGGTATGGAAGTGATGCACGAGCGCAACGCTCACAACTTCCCTCTGGATCTCGCTGCTGTTGAGTCCACCCCTGTGGCACTGAAAGCACCTGCGATCGGTTGAGGTTTCAACACACGTTGAATAAATCACCGAACGGTGTATAATTATATGGGGGTAAACATTACCCCCTTTTTTATACCACTCAAGAAATGGCAACGTATACAGTAACGCTCCAGACGACCGAAGGCGACTACGAAATTAAGTGTGATGATCATACAAGTATTCTAGATGCTGCTGAAGATGCAGGAATCGATATGAATTATTCGTGTCGCGCTGGTGCCTGTTCTTCCTGCGCAGGTAAAATTATTTCTGGTACAGTAAACCAGGAAGATCAATCTTTCCTCGATGACGATCAACTCGAAGCAGGTTTTCTTTTAACTTGCGTCTCTTTCCCAACTTCGGATTGTGTCATCGAAACAGAGAAAGAAGAAGAACTCTATTGAGTTATGAGGATGATTGAAAGAGATGCCCCCTATAAACTGAGGGAAATTATCCACGATACGTGGCCTCAGATTTTCACTTTTAATCGTTTAGTTCAAGAATGTAAAGATGGTAGCATCAACACTAGTACAACAAAGGAGCGGATGGTTCGATGTCCTTGATGACTGGCTTAAACGAGATCGTTTTGTCTTTGTGGGTTGGTCTGGATTACTTCTTTTTCCCACTGCTTATCTCGCAATTGGTGGCTGGCTTACTGGCACAACGTTTGCTACAAGTTGGTACACCCACGGACTCGCAAGTAGTTATCTTGAGGGTGCTAATTTCCTTACAGCGGCTGTGTCAACGCCTGCTGATGCTATGGGTCATTCTCTTCTTCTACTTTGGGGTCCTGAGTCTCAGGGAGATTTCGTCCGCTGGGTCCAGCTTGGGGGACTCTGGAATTTTGTGGCGCTCCACGGTGCCTTCGCCCTGATTGGGTTTATGCTACGACAGTTTGAAATTAGTCGTCTCGTAGGGATTAGACCGTACAATGCAATTGCTTTTTCGGGTCCTATTGCCGTATTTGTTAGTGTATTTCTCATCTATCCTCTGGGACAATCCAGTTGGTTCTTTGCGCCGAGTTTTGGCGTCGCGGCAATCTTCAGATTCTTACTTTTTCTACAAGGATTTCATAACTGGACACTCAACCCCTTCCATATGATGGGAGTTGCTGGTATACTGGGAGGAGCACTACTCTGTGCTATTCACGGTGCCACGGTGGAGAACACCCTTTATGAAGACGGACAACAATCCAATACATTTAAGGCATTTGAACCCACGCAGGAAGAGGAGACCTACTCAATGGTCACCGCGAACCGTTTCTGGTCGCAGATCTTCGGTATCGCCTTTAGCAACAAGAGGTGGCTTCATTTCTTTATGCTATTTGTTCCTGTTATGGGTCTTTGGACCAGTAGTATCGGGATTATTGGCCTTGCTCTTAATCTACGTGCTTATGATTTTGTGAGTCAAGAGATTAGAGCGGCAGAAGATCCTGAGTTTGAAACCTTCTACACTAAGAACATTCTTCTCAACGAAGGTCTGCGTGCTTGGTTGGCACCAGTTGATCAACCACACGAAAACTTTATCTTCCCTGAAGAAGTTCTCCCTAGAGGTAACGCTCTCTAAATACCTCATATCTGTTTGATATAATGACTAACCCAAATGCTTTGTATGAAGATATGGAAAAGTTGAACGACCTCTTTGAAGAACTTCTCTGGGGTCACGATGATGAACTTGTCTTCACTCACGATGGCGAGAAAATCATTGTTTACAATAAGACCAAACAAGATAAATAAAATTGAATATCGTCGCCGCTAGGGGACAACTGGCAAAATCCAGTTGCGTCCCCTATTTTTTTATGGTAAACTATACATTCACACCCCTCAACTATGACTAGAAACAAGTTGGATCCAGACGAACGAGTCCTTGCTGGACTCTACAAGGAACGCGACATTGTTATGTACTCAACTTCTGGATGTGGTTATTGTCGTATGGCAGTAGAGTTATTCCAACGTGCTAATATCCCATACACTGAGTATAAGGTGGGGCAGCATTTGACTAAGGAAGATGTTCGTGCTAAACTCGGTGTTGAAAACCTTACCTTCCCTCAAGTTTATTACAAGGGAGAACATCTAGGTGGTCTGATTGATACAGCAAAATACTTCCAAGACAATGGTTTTGTATGACCCTTAAGATAAATAAAGGTGTAGAATTAATGCTCAGGAGAAGCACTAAACCCACACCAAAGCGAAAGGGGTTCGCTTTTAATCCCACAATTAAAATCTTCCGTAAAAAATTCTATTTTAAATTAGAATTAGAGTGGGAGACTAACACTTAAGGAGCAAGGACAATGCCACTATCTGTTACGCTATTTTATTCTGCAATCTCGTGCGTAATCTTCTTTATTATGGGAGGCATTATTGGATGGGTAGGTAATGATGTTGTTTACTCCATTTCCTCACCAGATGAACCAGCACCGTTTGATCATCCAGAGATGTATGATTCAAGAGGTACACCGTACACTGGGGAGTTACTAACTCTTCACTTTGAAGAGGAATACGACGAGGAAGACTAATCTTTTAAACTGTTATGACTGAATTATTAATTTCTGAAGTGCTTCAAAAAGTAAGCAACGCTAAGACCAAAGCGGAGAAGATCAAACTTCTGAAAGAGCATAATAGTGATGCTCTCAGAAAGGTTTTGATTATGAATTTCGATCCCAGCATCCAGAGTGCTCTTCCTGAGGGTTCTGTTCCGTACAAACCTAACGAAGCACCTGCTGGGACCGAACACACCAGACTGTCCCAGGAGCATAGAATCTTGCACTACTTCGTTAAGGGTGGTTCTGATGGCACTCCTGCTCTCAAGAGAGAATCAATGTTTGTGGGACTTTTAGAGGGTTTGCACGCAGATGAGGCACAAGTAATCTGCTTGGTTAAAGATAAGGACCTTAAGAAAAAATATAGAATCACTGAGAACGTAGTCAAGGAAGCATTCCCTGCAGTGCAGTGGGGAAACCGTAAGTAAAACTGTTATTTGTGATACAAAACTCTTGACTAAATAGAGTATAGGGTTTACAATACCCATACGTTCATCCAATGGTTACCTTACTGTTGGCACTGACCTTAGCCCATCATCAAGACGGTTCACCTTATGGGTGGCATATGTCGTGTGAAAGGTTTCTACAAAGAAGAGTTGAAATCCTTATGGATGACAACTTAGATCGTCGTACTAAGTATAACCTTATCGGTTATCTTAAGACTAAAGTAGAAGGTCCGTGTGACAGTATGTTAATCTAGGACGCAAGTAAGTCGCGGAACGGAGCGTTCATCCTATGTTTGAATTTCTACTATATTCGAGTATGGCTTGCGCTGATGCGGATACGTTGATGCTCAAGATCAAAGCAGATCGAAATCTTGAACCTGTACTTCAGGTAGAATTGATTGAGACTGTGAGAGAAGCCTTACCTGAATGTGAATACTACTGGGACGCAAACGACTGAAGGAACGGGAAACTCGGATCACCCTTCGGGGTTAAAGGAGAAAAACCACCCACTTCAGGAGAAAACAAATGAACACACTTACACTCATCAAGAATAAGATCGAGAAAGCAGCACGCCTGCACGACGCTCAGATCTCTCACACTGCATATCGTGGTGTTGAGTATGACACCCGTTGTGTAGAGTCTAAAGAGACTCACGGCACTTTCTGCTATCGCGGTCAGAAGTACACCAAGTGATCGCTATGGAAGCACTTCAATTAGTTGGACTCACGTCCCTTAGTTGTGCAGCATTCATCGCGTTACTTTACGGTGAGATCCTCCTTCTCCATAAACTGTAGGGGGATTGGACAATGCTGAAGGTCAGTTTAGAATATGACCTTCCAGAATTTGATCCAAACAAACACGATCCAGCAAGAACGTTCGCGCTCTTAACGTACCGTGGTGTACACTACGCCAAGTGGGTTAATCTTAAGTCACGAGGCAATAAAAACTGGAAGATCAATGACTGAGGGTCTAGCGACCCTCATTTTTTTGTGTTATAATTAGTAGTAGCATTGTCCTTTCTATGGATAGAGACAGACTTAAACTCATACTAAAGAATCTCAAGTCTTTAGTAAGCGCATTGGAAAGCGAAATTTATTCCGACCCCGATTCGTACATTCAACTACAACAGGGGGGACCACAATTTGGATTTAAATATGACCAAGGAGATGACGACGATGGATATCCAGACTGACTGGAGATTCAATTCGGAAAGATTCCAACAAAGAAAATTTGTACTTAGCGCATTCATTGAGATGGGTTACGAACTTGATAGAGATGTCTATGAGTTCTGTGATACCTGTTTAAGTCAGGGATATTCACTCCCAGATAAAGATTATCTTCTCGACCTGCGGGACAGATTTTACGAATACAAACAGGCAAAAAATGCGTTACAAAGACACGATAAAGATGGCGAAACTTGCGCTGAAACAAGCGAAGAAGAACCCTCAACTCTACACTGAAAGTGAGTTGCAGTATATGCACATCCAACTTAGACTAGCAAAGGACGGGTTGGAAAGAAAACGTAAAGACCGTCGGAGGGAAAAAGGATTTGCCCAGGATTAGTATTGATCGGGAGCAGGTAGAACCTATCTTCTCTACTCCCATAGCATATTATAAATTTCCTGATGATAAACACTGGGAACTTAAACGTGCTGTTCGTAGTGCTGTAAAGAAAGTGAAAGAAGGACCATCGCAATGGTCTGATGCGATGTATCACTTCTATCAGCACGCTGGAGAGCACCTGCTATATGATAATGACGAACCTATCTTCCAGTACTTTCACGACTGGTTGAAAGAATGTTATGCGGATTATGTGTTGGAATTGTGTGGATGGAATACAACATACGATTCCTTTATCACTGACTGCTGGGTTAATGTCACTAAAGATGGTGGCAATCAAGTGATCCATACTCACGCTAATGCTTTTGTGTCTGGCACTTACTATCTTCATATGGAAGATGGTGCTGGACCTATCATCTTTATGAATCCTGGTGCTCAACCAGAGAGACCTTACATTGGGTTTGATACCCTGAAGACGACACAGTTTAACTGTACTCAGTGGTATGGTAACTGCGAAGAGATGAGACTTATCTTATGGCCAGGTAACATCGCTCATCTTACAGCACCAACAGAGAAGGGTGCTACTCGTACTTCTATCTCGATGAACTTTATGCCTGCTAAGTTTACTGCAGGTGCATATGATTTTTCTGTGGTTAGATCTGATGAGAGCTGAAGTAGTAGATCTATTTCCTACCGCACTGGGAATCTATCAGTGGGATAGAGAAAAGAATAAAGAACTGAAGGAACTTGTTCGAGAACTTATTAAGTCTAGAACAATGATGCCTAACCCGATGACCCAGGACATCACACATTTTTATAATGTGTCTGGCGAAAACTTTTTGGATGAGGATTATCCTATCATCAAAGAGTTTAATAAATTCCTGGATGAATCTTTTGTAGACTACACAAAAGAGGTACAAAAATTAGATATCCCTGGACATATCATTCCTAACTGTTGGGTGAATGTCACTAAGAAAGGGGGATGGCAGTATAAGCATAGTCACGCTAACTGCTTTGTGTCAGGTACATACTATTTGAATTTCCCTTATGGAAGTACAGGTATTACTTTTAGTAGCAACACGATTGAAAAGACTTCCCCTTATTTCTCTGTCAACCCTACCGAGCAGAGCAGATACAACTCCGAGTCCTTGACTATGATGCCTGAAGAGTGTATACTGTTTCTGTGGCCCAGTAACTTGACTCACGAAACCCAGATTCAAGATCGTGATGCCCGTCGGGTATCGATCTCTATGAATTTTGTTCCGACTGAGTTGGACACTGGCATTTACCGTATGAAAATTTCCCGATGAACGTCAAACTTGTTTCCGTCACCCCTGATGCTGAGAAGACGATGGCGTATGTCGCCAGAGTCAGCAACCCTTCTAACCAGAACAACGAAAATTATTCTGGTCTTCTTAAGTACTGCATCAAACACGGTCACTGGAGTGTGTTTGAACAAGCGTTTATGACTCTGGAAATTTCAACTACCAGGGGAGTAGCAGCTCAAATTTTGCGTCATCGTAGCTTCACATATCAAGAGTTTTCCCAGCGGTATGCAGATGCAAGTCTTCTAGGTGAAAGTATTGAAGTTCCTGACCTTCGTAGGCAAGATCTTAAGAATCGTCAGAACTCTACGGCAGATCTTCCTCCTGGTATCATCGAAGATTACCAGAAGAAGATTCGCAAACACTTTGATGATGCGATGTATCTGTACAATTCATTGCTAGATGTTGGCGTGGCAAAGGAATGTGCTCGTTTTGTTTTGCCCCTATCCGTAGGGACTAAATTGTATATGACAGGCTCAGTTCGCTCGTGGTGCCATTATATCAATCTGAGATCTGCTAATGGAACTCAGAAAGAACATATGGATATCGCTGAGGAATGTAAGTCTATCTTCTGTGAACAATTCCCGACAGTAGCTAAAGCATTAGAATGGATTTCCTGAACGACATTAAAGTCTACGATGATGTCCTAGACGAAAAGACCACGGAGACTATGTACCAATGGCTCCGTGGTAGTTTTTATGTTCTCGCTCGTTCCAATAGCGAGAAGCAGTTTGAACAGACTCGTAAGTTTCTTAGTCAGAAACGAACACCCGAAGAGGTGGAAGAGTTTAAGCAACGAATGATGCGAGAGATCGCTAACTATACTTGCGAAGAGTCGATGGCGATCGACGATAAGTATTGGACACGTATCCATAAGGGTGCACCTGAGTGCACACACGATGATGAGACCTTCTGTAAGGCGCTGTATGACTCTTTGTCTACCATCATCGATACTCTTCCTCCTTATGAGCATCTAGGCAACGTGTACACGAATATGCTGAGGTTTATGGACAAACCCAAAGCACATTTTGACAACGTAGATCCTAGGAATAGAACTGTGATGTTCTATATGAATGATGAGTGGGACTATAACTGGGGTGGTGAGACAGTCTTCTATAATTTTAAGAAAGAGATTATCAAGTCTGTTTTACCTAAGCCAGGACGTGTTGTATCATTTGATGGTCGGATTCCCCACGCTGCTAGAGCACCTATGACCACTGCTTATCAACCTAGATATATTACGGTGATGAAATTCTAATGCCTCAATACGAATTTAATAATAAAGAAACGGGGGAACCCGCTGGCGAATTGTTTTTGTCTTTAGAGGGGTTGGAAGATTTTCTCAAGATGAATCCTAATCTCTGTGTTGCCCCTGGCAAACTCAGATACCTTAAGTTTAAATCGGACGAAGGATTCCCTAGTTATCCTGACATCGATCACGAGACTAGGTGTCAAGAAGAGAAGACTGCCAACTGGAAACCAGCACAACCTGCTTCTTGGAATGATACTAAGGATCCTCTAGAGAACTATACTAAGTATAAGGTAACTGATAAACGTAAAAATAAAATCAGTCACTTTGATGAGGACATTAAAAAATATGGTAAAATTGTAGGGACTCCCAGAATGATGGGAGACTCTGACCACGACTTTGAATGGAAGAAGATTGATTCTTCTGAACCCCTGAACATTCAGGAAGAAGATCAAATGAACGCTATGCAAGAGTCGAAGGACAGACAAGGAACCTACGAACGTGATCGTCTCCGTCAAAAAGGTTGGACTTCTCAGGAAGCAATCAACTTAGGTCTTGACAGTCAGGAAATTATGCCTTGGGAATCGGGATTTACCGAAGCTAATAAGGATAAGTATTCTGACCTCAAGAAAGAGATGAAAGCAGATCAAGAACGAATCAACCGTGACAAGAAACGCGAGTGGGAAATCACTCACAAAGATGACGCTCAGGACTAAATAGCTATGCCGATCTATCCAGTTAAAAATAATAAAACAGGTGAGACAAAATCTCTAAACCTCTCCCTTGCTAACTACGAAAAGTGGAGAGAAGAAAATCCTGATTGGGATAAGGACTGGTCCGCTGGAGTAGCTGGGATGGCAGAGGTAGGGGACTGGAGAAATAAAACCGACGGCGGATGGAATGAAGTCTTACAAAAAGTAAGTCAAGTTCCTGGATCCAATGTAAAACCCTACAAGTAAACGTATGCCCAGAAGGAAATCCACTAGCACGTTATCCGCTAAGCAGATGAAAAGATCTAAACCGATCAACACATCTCTTATGAGGAACATCGAACCTCTGACAGAGAATCAAGAGTTACTTTGGGAAAAATATGCCGAGGGTAAAAACTTAGTCTCATATGGTTGTGCTGGTACTGGTAAAACTTTCTGTCTTTTATACAATGCACTGAAAGAAGTGCTGACAGAAGATACTCCATACGAAAAAGTCTATCTTGTAAGATCACTAGTCGCAACACGGGAGATTGGATTCCTCCCTGGTACTCACGAGGATAAATCATTCCTTTATCAAATTCCTTATAGGAATATGGTAAAGCATATGTTCTCGATGTATAGTGATAAAGAATTTGAAACTCTTTATGAAGACCTACAACGTCAAGAAACTATCAGCTTTTGGTCTACTTCTTTTCTTAGGGGTACGACTCTTGATAATGCTATTGTGATCGTTGATGAATTTCAGAACTTGAATTTTCACGAACTTGATAGTATAATGACTAGGGTTGGCGAGAACAGCAAGATTATGTTTGCTGGAGACGCCACTCAAACCGACCTCCAAAAGGTCACAGAACGCACTGGCATTCTAGATTTTATGCAAATCCTTGAGGGTATGCCTGAGTTCTCTAAAGTAGAATTTGGTCTTGAGGATATCGTTAGGTCTGGTCTTGTTAGATCGTATCTGGTCTCCAAGATCAACCAAGGTTACAATGAAAAAATTTGACCACTCACAACTTATTGATTCGGTCACTCTAAAACGAGAACTAATTGAGGGGCGGCGACTTTACTCCGTTGAGGGTGGTCACTACCCCTCTGTTACTACGGTGCTATCAAACCGTAAGGAAAAGAAAGCAGCTATTCATAAGTGGCGTGCTCGTGTAGGAAAAGATGAAGCAGATCGTACTACCAAACGTGCAACCACACGTGGTACAAATTACCACGGTATCACCGAACGATACATTAAAAATGTTTTAAATCTAGAAGATCATAAAGATTCTCCTCTGCCTGTGCAGATGTTTCTTACTTCTAAAACTAGCCTAGATAGGATAGACAGACCACGACTCATTGAGAGTATGCTGTGGTCTGACAAGCTTAAGATCGCTGGACAAGTTGACCTCATTGCTGAGTTCGATGGTGTCCTATCGGTTATTGACTTCAAGACTTCTAAGTCCCCAAAGAAGCAGTACATTGTGGAGGATTACTTCACACAGATGTGTGCTTATGGGTATATGTTTTACGAACGGTATAAGTTGGAAGTAGAACAGTTTGTTGCAATCGTTGCCTGCGAAGACGGCGAGTGCCAAGTGGTTAAAACTTCCCTTAAGGAACCGCATTACAAGAAGCTCCTATCCGCTATCAAGGAATACAATGCCACAACAAAATGATGGAATAGAAACCAAGTTTATGACTTCTACAAAATTTGCAGGTGAAATTGAAAAACTCGTTGTGGATAACAGCGATATGAATTACATCGATGCAGTTGTACACTTTTGTGAATTAAACAGCATCGAGATTGAAACTGTTGGTAAACTAATCAGCAAACCACTCAAGGAAAAACTGAAGTTCGATGCTCAAAGGTTGAACTTTATTAAAAAGACTAGTCGTGCTAAGTTAATGTTCTAATGTTTAGAGATTCAGAATTTGTCAAGAGCGAGATACGTGTTATCAATGAGTTGCAGGATAAGTTAGCGGAGATGACGCTTTCATTTCCGCAACTTGATGCTGACGAAAGAGAAGAGTATGTCGAGATGGTCGAGACACTTCTGAATAAGCAAAAGATCTTATGGGCACGTGTTGAACTGTCAAAAGAATATGATGAAACTGCAGCGCTGATGGCATCTGATGTCCGAAAGGTTATGGATGCTGTAGGTATCCCTAAAGATGTCAGTGTTAGCAATGTGTTTGGTCAAATGGATCAGATGGTAGAGTCTCTTAAGAAAAGTATAGAGGACACAGATTGACAAATGATAGTTCCTGCGGTAACATAAATAGGTTCTCACGCCACCGTTATTGTGGAAGAAATGAATCTGTCTAGACTGGAATGCACCAAGTGCGGTGCTGTTTGGTTGAATGGTCAACACTATTGGGCAACAGGTGCCCAAGGAAATGAACTAGACCTGGCAGGTTTAGTCTGCAATAATATAACCAAAGAAGATCCAGATTACACTAAGTGTATCAACCCTGTTAGAGGCACGCCTGGGGGTCAAACCTGGGAGTATCGAAGAGGGTTCATCGATGGTAAACTAGAGGACGTAAGTCCACACAATGAGGTGTAGCTCAGCGGTAGAGCTATCGACTGTTAATCGATTGGTCGCAGGTTCGATCCCTGCCACCTCAGTTAAGGGACTGGAATGCATCCTGGCTCGCGTCTCCGAGAGAAAAAAGAATCGGAAATCCAACCCACGCGGGAGAGAGGTGGGACCCCTCTTGAGCCTCCTCTGCTGACGAGCAGAGGATATTTTCAAAAATCTATGCTATAATGCATAGGTACCAAACCAAATCCTATTCAATCCGAGGTAATCCAAATGTCTTTCAGCGATCTGAAGCGTCGTTCCAAGTCCACTCTGTCCAATCTGGTACAGGAAGTGGAGAAGATCAACAAAGGTGGTGCTGGTGCCGATGAACGGTTCTGGAAACCTGAACTTGATAAGTCTGGTAACGGTTACGCTGTGATCCGATTCCTCCCCGCACCTGATGGTGAGGATCTGCCGTGGGCGAAAGTCTACTCACACGCTTTCCAAGGTCCTGGTGGTTGGTACATCGAGAACTCTCTTACTACCATTGGTGGTAAGGATCCTGTCGGTGAAGTCAACCGTAAACTCTGGAACTCTGGCATCGATGCAGACAAAGAAACTGCACGTAAGCAGAAGCGTAAACTCACGTACTACACCAACATCCAAGTGGTTCGTGACCCTGCACACCCTGAGAATGAGGGCAAGGTATTTCTCTACAAGTTCGGTAAGAAGATCTACGATAAGATCACTGCAGCAATGCAACCCGAGTTTGAAGATGAGACTCCTGTGAATCCCTTTGACCTCTGGGAAGGTGCTAACTTCAAACTCAAGATCTGTAAGGTTGCAGGTTTCTGGAACTATGACAAGTCTGAGTTTGATTCTCCCAGTGCTCTCAGTTCTGATGATGATGAACTGGAGAAGATCTGGAAGTCTGAATACAGTCTGTCAGCATTCACTGCTGCAGATCAATTCAAATCGTTTGAAGAACTACAAGCACGCTTGAATGAGGTGCTTGGTATCAACAAACAACCCGCACGTCGTGTTGATCCTGAAACCTACGAAGACGAATCTGAAGGTCGTGGTGGTTTCAATGACGCTGACATTATGGGAGCACCTTCGTTCTCGTCACGTCAAACTTCTGCTCCCGCTGCAGCTCCTGCAGTCAAGGAAACAGAAGATGATGATCAACTCTCGTACTTTGCCCGTCTGGCAGAAGAAGACTAATCTGCAGATCTCTTCAGTGATCCGCTGATATAATCACTAGAGGTTTTGTAAGGCAATTGCCTCTTCATATCCTCAACGAAGCGTGAGACGAATCGTTCTTTAAGGACGTAAATCTCACGCTTTTTGTCGTTTAATTCTGTCTCGTAATCAAAGTTAGTTACTGCTCTAGCAACAGAGTCACCAGTAATAGTGATGGTTGTTCCTGAAGGATCTAAGAACCTGAAACTATCGCGAACAAGTTTCTCCCATCCAGAAGTCTTTGAGACTTCACGTACAGTCTTGTATCTAAACTTGTTATTGTCTTTGTCAACATATGTTGGTTCGGTCAGTTCGGTAGAGAGAATTTCTTTAATGATTCCATCACTACCATTACCAGACCCAGGTGCAAATCCATTAGGGTTGTAGTGTTCCCATTTCATATCAACACTGAGAGGATTATTGGGATCAGGATTCTGTAAGTTCAGAGTCATATTCATTTGCTCTGCTGTCATAGTTACACTCTCCATAATACCGATGGTACCATTGGAAAAATGTATCTCTGCATTAGGATTGATAGTACTTCCATCTTGCACAGTTGTAGCAGAGAAAACTGGTAAGACTTCTCTACCAGTACGATACACTAAACCACTCTGTGAATTAGCATTTCCTGGTCCATCATCGTAACCACTGTTTGTCATTGTGATTAAAAGATCTCTACCTATCTCATCGTAGGAACCTTCATTGGTTACAGTAACACTCTCAACTCTTTTATTCAGATACACAATACCCGTAGCACCAACACCAGTTGTGTCTGTTTCATTAGGAGTAAAGATGACACCACTGTCAGCGTATTCAATTGATGCATCGATGAATGTTAAACTCAGGATGCCATAGTGATCATACCCTGGACCACTGTTGCCAGGTTGATACAGTTGGAACCAAGCGTGCTCTGATTGTGCTTCGGGTGGTAGTAAGAAATCGTAGTTCTCCAATACACCAGAACCACTACCATTAGGAACAGCGTCGATAACAATACCAAGATTGATCCACTCTGCTTCATCTGGTTCAGTTTCATTGATCTGATAACGGATCATCAAATCTTCTACACCATTAATGTCAGGTGTTTCGCCACCGTTACTTCCATTACCACGGATAGCATACACACGAACAGTCTGGAAAGAACGAGAGTCTTGTTTTACAAACGTTGCATAACGTGTTCCAGAACTCTCTCCAAATCTTAAGTGTGTGCCACCAGGACTGATATTGAAACCACCACTTGTGCCTGTGCCACTACCATTTCCAACGATCGTAGCACCATTGCCAAGTTCATAGAAATTATTTGCATCTGTGGTATCGAATACTTGACCATCTAATTGGACACCAGTAACGTTACCAGTCTGACTGAGGAGGGCAGTAGCACCTACACCTGCCATACCACCAGTGAAGGTTACTGTAGGAGGTACGGTGTAACTATTACCACCATTAGTCATCTTAACTCTCCTGAAGGTACCAGTACTGGAGAGGTTAACGGTACCAGTTGCTCTGACAGGAGACAGACTACCATTAGGAGCATCTGGTGCTTCGACCACAATGGTTGGAGCAATTTCTACACCCACTTGTGGGAAAGTATACGAGTGATCAACCTGAATAGTCTCAACAACAATTCTTCTTTGAAGAACTAGTTCTGCAGTATTCTTTACCTCTGGGAAATCGTCAAGGTTATTGTCATACTCTAACCAGTATGGTGCACGATAGAATCCTTCGTCTACAATTTGACCAGCTGGTAATACTACATCACCTTGTGAGTTCTTTACTTCTCTAGTGACATAGTGTTTGATATCATATGGTTCATCATATTTTTGGTTGATGTACTGTGCTAGCACATCAGTAGTCATTGGCCAATCAAAGTATGGATTGACAACGTTGTTACTCATCATCACAATCCAATCATAATCTGGTCTACCATAAACACTTTGGGAGATCAGATCAGGACGATCTTTATCACTGACAGTATATTTTTTAAAATATGTTGTCGTCTCTATAGCAGCATCAGAAAGAGTAAATCTTCTGAAGATATTTTTCGCAGTCTTATATTGCTGTTCCGACCACGGAAATCTAATGGGTCGAGAAGCAAGTTTGATGTTTGGTAGGTAAGAAAAATATGGCATCAGTAGTACTGTCTCCCTGCTTCGTATTTGTCGCCAAGATCATTCCCAAGAATCATCTTGAGTTCTTTGAAGTTTAACGTTAGAGTGGTTGCTGTTGGCGAACCATCTTTCAAGGTAGACCAAGAACCAGCAGCGGTGTAGTCCACATCAACTGCAGTTAAAGCACAACCTTTCATTTTATTTAACCAATGGTTGTCTTTACTTCCAGTCTTATATTGAATTTTGAAAATGTTAGGAACGCTTAAGAACCAACCATCTTTCTTGATAGTTGGTGCTGATGCTCTCTTAAATTGCCAGATGATTTCTTTAATAATGATTGCTTCCTTGGCATTCCTAGGAACCATAGTCCATTGGAATTGAAACTCTCTCATCCCAGGACCCGAGAACATAACTTCTAGGTTAGGATTGAGAACTTCACCAAGCACACCACCAAAACCAACGTTTGCTTCTACACCTAAAGCACCAGAGACACCTTGACCTAGCATAGACTTAGCAAGAGCACCTGCTTGTGTCTTCAATTGATTAGGAGCAACTGCTTTCATTCTGTCAGCAAATCCTTGCAACCCCTGTTGAGTACTGGGGGTTCCTATCTGATCGAGAACTTTACTGGTCATCTTCAGACCTTCGCGTGCTACATTACTAATAGCTTTAGTTCCCCAGTCACGGGTGTGTGCATCCCTAATATCCTCAGGCATAAACAACACCATTGGTTTGTATTCGGTTCTTTCTTCTGCACCGAAACCAGTGATGTCATACCCTGCAAAAGTACCACCGTAATCAATACCACCAGCACCTTGTCCTAAGCACTTCGCTCCTTTGAAAGGTGGTTGGTATTTAAAAATTTTAAAAAGGATATAATCATCGTGTTCATCCATCTTGTCATATGGGAACCTCAATGTTTGATCGGAATTGCTCATTGAATTTTGCGTTTAGCTCTGAAACGATATTTTGTTTGAGGATCATACTCAACCCATACCTTCAGAGATGGGACGGGTATTTCTATCTTTCCGATAGCGCTAACGAATTGTTCGATTGGCATATACATTGCTGAGTCCCAATCGCTTTCCGCAATCTCAATAAAGAGACTACCTTCTACATCACTTCGCTTATATTTATGGATTACTTTACGGGGTACATCTATCTTCCCATTAAGTAATGCCTCAATTGTTTTTAATCTTTTCTTCGGACTGATGTAATGTAAGTTCGCTCCAATAAAATGCTGCTGTTTTACATCTAACACTAGTAGAAGTGGAAGACGATCATAATACTTCATACTCTGCTTAGTTGTCTTAGCATCGTATTCAAATAGAACTAGAGTTCCTGTCCTAGGTTTCATTCTTACACCATTAGGATCATCTGTATTAGATTTCTCTCGCTGAATGATCTCTTCTTTTGTTGCCTCTGATATAGTAGAACGCACAGCAATTTTTCCTGCCTTCTTCCACCAGGCAGGACTACGATCTTGTCCGTCTTGTGCTGCTTCTAGTTTCTCAAAAACTGAGTCCAAGATGATCCTCCGTTAGGATAAGGAAGTCCATACCACGATCATCACAAAAATTTCTCGCTGCCTTCCACTTAGCAGCGTTCTTCATAAAGGTATTTACCTCAGTCAAATACTTTTTAGTTTTTCTTTTCGGAACATCAGGTGGTTTGGTCTGCTTCTTAGGTTTGATCTCAATTATATACTTCTTCAGGTAACCTTGTTTATCTCTGACTTTGATATAAAAATCTGGGTAGTAACGGTGTACTCTTCCATCAGTGGGACAGCGATATGGTACGATGATCTCTTCACTACCCCACTCTAAAATAGCAGCATTTATATCACAGTATTTCATAAACTTGAGTTCCCAAGATGAGCGGTAAAATATCTTTCTTGGGTCGCCCTTATACTTTTTGATGTTCACTGGTTTGTACTGCCCTGAGTACGCCATAAATATAATGTAACCATATTGCCTATTTAGATGGCGAACCTCTACGATAGAGTACGGAAGGAGATTAGAAAAGGCGGTGGTATCGCTAAGTCTAATCAATTTGAGGTTACGATTCCCGATGTAACAGGATCGTTCTTTGCAGACATTCCTGACTTTGATCAGGAATCACTCTCGGTCTTCTGTAGCAACGTATCCTTACCTAGTATCCAAGCGAGCACTGGACAAGTGAATGGATACTATACAGGACACTCGTTTAAGTATCCGACGATGAAAATGTACAACGATTTGTCGTTGCAGTTCATCTGTGATGCTAATATGACAGCGTACAAGTTCTTTAACGCTTGGTTTGATAATATCTTTTCAGACTATGACAAGTCAGGTAATCCAGAACAGATAGATACATCTATCTTACCTTTCCCTACGAGAGTTAGGAATAGATATACCAGACTTAGATACCCTGATGAATATTGTAGGACTGTAGTTGTAGATAAGTTTGAACCTGGACCCACACACCCTAAGCAAGGTAGAAGTATGCGCTATTGGTTTACCAAAGCGTATCCATATTCTATTGATGCTGTTCCTCTTGACGCTGGAGCATCCACTCTATTACAATGTAGCGTCAATATATACTACGAAAGATTTGAAGTCCAGTTTGCTGACACCAGAACTCATCTGGAAAATCCTAACAGAGGTATCATAAGTAACCCTCGTAGGATGTCAGATGCTATTAGAAATGTAGGTGATTCATTCAAATCATTAACCACTGATCTAGGAAAAATCTTTTCGTAACACTCTAAATAATAATACTGAATTGTAGCGATCATTATGCCTTTACCAAAACTTGAGGTACCGACTTATACTACTGAGCTTCCATCCACTGGACAGACTATCAAGTACCGTCCTTTCTTAGTCAAAGAAGAGAAGGTTCTTCTCACGGCAATTGAATCAGAGGATGAAAAGCAGATTCAAGATGCAGTGTTATCACTGTTAAAGTCTTGTATCACTAGTAGAATTCGTCTAGAGAAACTTGCGATGTTTGATTTGGAGTATCTGTTTTTGCAGATCCGTGCCAAGTCTGTTAGTGAGGAACTGGAACTCAAAGTTATCTGTAATGATGACGAGACCACTGAAGTTGATGTAAAAATTGACCTCAATGATGTCAACGTTACTAAACCAGATGACCACACCAAGCAAGTCTATATTAATGACAGCGTTACTATCTTAATGAATTATCCATCGATCGATCAATTTATTAAGTCAAACTTTTCGACAGAACAAACTGCTGAAGAAGTATTTGATTTGATTGCTGATTGTATCGAACAGATCATTGATGGTGATGAAGTTTATGAAGCTTCTGCTGCCAGCAAAAAGGAATTGGTTCATTTCCTTGAGAGTCTAACCTCAAAACAATTTGAGAGCGTTCAAACGTTCTTCCAAACGATGCCTAAATTAAAGCATAGCTTTAAGGTATTGAATCCCAACACAAAAGTTGAATCTGAATACACGCTTGAGGGTTTGGCAAGTTTTTTCGGGTAGTGATGTCCTATAATTCTCTAGAGAATTATTTCAGGACAAACTTTGCGTTGATGCAACATCACAAATACTCGTTATCAGAGTTGGAAAATATGATCCCTTGGGAAAGGGAAGTATATCTTGCTCTCCTTCTCGCACACCTAGAAGAAGAGAAGTTAAAGCAACAGCAATACAACGCTAACAAGTAATGGCATTAGATCCCTCGAAGTATACTACCTCTCCGTTTAGTGGTGCTGATAAGACCACCGCTAAACTGGTTGCTCAATCTGTGAAGCAACAGATGGTAACTAATGCTTTGCTGAGTGATCTAGTCAACTTGCAGAGCAAGCAATTAATATTACAACAAAAGACCTTTACTCTAACGCAGAAGCAAGCATCTAGGAGAGCATTTGCTGCACAAGAAGCTGCGATTGAAGCAAGGTCTAAGAGGATCCAAGTCAAGGATAAGGTAGTACCTAAGAAGGGAGGTAAGAACTTCCTGCAGGATCTCCTTGGTGGGATGATGAGGCAGGTTCTCACACCCAAAGGACTACTTACAGTTGCAGGACTTGCAGGACTTGCTGCAGCAGTTGGTGCTCTGTCTGGTAGCTTTGAGGATCTTGGAGATAGACTAAGAAATGCTGGGGATAGAGTCAGAGAATTCTCTTCTCAGTTAGGAGACTTCCTGACGCCCATTGCTGGGTTCAGTATGTTTAGTATGCAGCACGCCGCAATGGGCGTTAATGCTGCTAAATCTGGTAGGTATGCTACGACTGGTGGTAAAGTTCGTGGTGCTGTTGGTAGAGGAATAGTAAAGGGAGCAAAGGGAACTGCTGGTTTAGCTGGTAGAGGTATTAAAGCTACTGGTAACTTAGCACTCGATGGTGTTGAAGCTGGTTTAAACAGAGTTGGTCGTACTAATACTGGTGGATTAGCTAATCGATTAGATGACATTGCTATTAGACAGGGTGCACGTGCACGTAGTACGACTCTAGCAACTGGTATTACTCCTAAGACTTTAAAAGATTTTGTTTCTTCCGCTGCACAAAATACTAGAGGAAGAGCTGCTGACTTTATCAGTAGCGCAAGACAGGGAGCATCAAGAGGTGCAACCACAATAAGAAATCTCCCTAGCAATCTAAAAAATCTTCCTGGCAATATCAACCAACAGCGTAAGCTGTTTATGCAGGGCATCACTGGTGCCGATGATGTATCTGTTCTCCGCACTGCAAATCGTCCTTTCCCGAACATTGCACGTGGTGTTGGTGACGTTGGGATGGAAGCGGGAGGTGTCTTCCGTGCTGGTAGAGGCATCAGAACAGGTGCTCAGAATGCTGTCAGTGCTACTAGGCAAGCAGTCTCTGCAGCAACTCCGCAGGGGGTCAAGCAGTTTATAGCTGCCTCGAAAATTGGTGGTCCTCAAGCTGCAATGATGGGTGTCTTTGATGACATCGTTAAGAATCTTAAGAACCTTAAGGTAAAAACTATTACTTCTTTGGGTAGTGCATTGAAAGCATTGCCTGGACAGTTTGCAAACCTAGGTAAGTCATTAAAAACTTTTGGTGGTAGTGTTAAGTCTGCTGTTGCGAACTTTGATCTGGGTAAAGCTGCCCTCCAAGTAAGTAAAGTTGGATCGCGTGGTGCTCAGGGTCTTGCTAGGGGTGCTGCTGGTGTTGTCCGTGCTACTCCTGGTGTTGCTCAGAGAGCTGCTACTGGACTCAAGAACTTGAGAGCACCAGTGATGGGTCCAGCACCACCGCCAGGAATGCTAGGTAAAACTGGTAGTATGCTCAAAGGTGGTGCTGGTGCTGCTGTAAGGGGTACTGGATCTATTGTCAAACGCATTCCTGTTCTTGGTTCCTTAATCTCTGCTGGTTTCGGTGCTATGGAAGCGAACGACGAAGAGATGGCACGCCTGATGGAAGAGAATAATATGACACGAGAGGAGGTGAATGCTGGTCTTGCTGATGGCACTCTGAAGAAAGACAAAGCGAAGATCATTGGTAGATCTGCTGGTGCTGGCGCAGGTGCTGGTGTCGGTACTGTGGTTGGTGGTATCTTAGGTAGTGCTCTCGGTCCTATCGGTACTGCTCTTGGTGCTGCAGCAGGTGCCTGGTTAGGTGAGAACGTTGGTAAGTTCCTCGGAGAAGGATTCGCAAACACATTTAAATCATTTGATTGGGGTGCGACTTTTGGTCCTGTGATGGATCAGTTCAAAGAACTTGGCGGGAAAATTATGGGAGCACTGGATGCACTCGCTGGTGTCTTCGGTGTCGGTGGAGAGTCTGGTGAAGGTGGTGGATTTATTGAAGTGCTGAAGAATATTGGTAGAATCATTGGTGTTGTTGCCAAACTTTTAATGAAAGGCATCGCACCAGTGATGCAGGGTGTTGGTTGGGCTCTTGGTAAGGCGATTGATCTTGTTACTGGAGTAATTCAGGGTATCGTTGGTATATTCAAAGGGGCATATGGAATCTTTAAGAACCTCATTAATAATCCTATTGTGAAAAGACTGCTGCCTTCAGGGTTCGCTGAATTAGTTGATGGTCTTGAATCTTCAATGTCGGGTGATGTTATCGGTAACGTTAGTAGTTTTGTTGATGGTCTTGGTAACCAAGGTGATGCAACAGGTCAAGGTGGACCTTCTATGCTTGGTATGAATAGAAAACCCACTGGTATTGGTAGTGGTGGACCCGTCTTGACATCAGGTCGTGGATGGCGTTGGGGTAAGATGCACCAGGGCATCGACATCGGATTCAATGGTGATAGGGGTGGGCAGAAAATGTACCTACCTAAAAATGCTGTCGTCGTAGACAAACGTACCTGGGGAAGAGGTGATGCTGGATATGGCAACTCAATTTACTTCACCACTGATGATGGTATCACTCATCTGTATGCACATATGCAGCGACCCACTGGTCTCCAGATCGGTAAACAATATAAGAAAGGTACCTTGGTTGGTCGCTTGGGTAGCACTGGTAACAGCACTGCACCTCACTTGCATTGGGAAACAGGAACTGTTGAAGGTGACGTGGGTCGTGCGGGTAGTAGTCTTAAAGATCCTCGTAGGTTTGGGTATACTTTACAGTCTCCCTTTAGTTCTACTGGTATGTCTGGTAGTACAAACGTTCAATATGAAAACAGATCTGGAAATAGTGTTCCCTTATTGGATGCTACAGCGGCTGGATTAAATGCTGCTGGTAATTTAACTGATAGAATTAGCGGTTCTTTCAACAGTATGAGTGGACAGATGATGGGATCTGAATCTTCCCAGGATGGAGGATTTAATTTTGCTCAAGCGATGGCAGGTCTTACACAGACTATGCAATCTGTTCTTGGTAGTCTCCCTGGCGTTGCAAGTAGCGCTAATGGTGGTAACGCTGGTGTTACTGCTGTTGGAGGCGTAACAGTTATTCAAACACTCTCACCAGTCAGTGATGGCGGTCGTATCTTTGCAATCTAATGGAAGAAGCAACTAATCCTTTACAGTTTGATCTTACTAAAGCTCTGCTGATAACTAATACAGGCAACGCATATGATTTACTCAACTCTCTAGTAGAATTTACATACTACGAAGATCTTGAATGCTTTTTTCCTACAGCAAGAGTCTCTTTCTTTGATTTGAAGGCAGCAGATCTGGCAGTCCAAGGTGGAGAGAAACTGACGATTGTGGTTGCTAATCCTATGCACGCCACGGAATCAGTTGAACACGAATTTGTATTGAAGAATATAAAATCAGTTGCTGCGGAAGAAGGTGGCAAGTTATATTCTGCTGATTGTATTAAAGCAGAATCGGAAGTTGTTTCTAAACATAAGACAAAGAAAGTGTATGATGGTACAGGTGATTCAATCATCCGTACAATGATGGAGGATGCAGGGTTCAGTGGTACGATTAGTGCTAAGGGACCAGCACCATTCAATAAGATGAGAGTTGCTGGGTCTGGTAGAAATGTGACTCACGTTGCTCACCAAATTTGTGTGTCTTCTATTCCTGATGGCGATAAAGATTCTAATACTTGTGGGTACTTTTTGTATGGCACTAAAGATGGATATTACTTTGCTAGTATCGACCACCTGCTGTCATTAGGAGAGGGAGATGATAAGTATCAGGGTCAGAAAGCAATCTATTCATATTACAATGCACCTGCTAGAACTGGTGGAATACCTGAACAGTTAGTGATGCAAGACTTCTACACAGATTCTGATGGTGATCTCAAAGTAATGGCTGACGCTGGAGTTTTTGCTGCTACAATAAGAGAGCACAACGTTGACACCAAAGAAAATGTAGAGATCAAGTGGCGATTGAAAGACCACTGGGACAAGTGGGGACACATCGCTAACAATAGAGACCACTCTTCGTGGCAGTCACAACAGTGGCAAGAGTTTTTGGATCAGGAAGAAGGTTCTAAAACATTTTCTATTCGTGTATCACAAGAAGCTACACACGATGGTGAAGAACCTGCTTCTATGGATAACGAAGAGGGATCTGAAGACCCAGCAGATGTTCAGGATTGGGGACGGTATACCGTTTGCCAATACAATGCTCGCCGTGCTACAATGGCAATGAACGTAAGTAATCTTGTGGTCCCAGGTAACCACAACTTATGTGCAGGGCAGAAAGTTGACTTGTTAATCAAGTCATCTAAACCAGACGCTGAGAAATCAGATGATGATAAAGACCTAATGCGCAGCGGAAATTATTTAATCTTTCGTATCGCGCATAGATATAATAGGGTAGCTAATGAATCTTACTCTGCTATGACCCTTGTACGAGATACTTCCAACAAAAACTGTTAATATGGACACCGATTTTCTAGCAATGTACCCCCCTGAGCTTACTCAGGGTGCTTATAAAATCATTGAAAAACTTAATACTGAAGAGGATGAACAAATGAGATCCAAACTCTTCGGACAACTTGCATTGTGTCTAGAGCGATTGAAAATGGACCTAGATAACTATGACAGCACCCCTACTGTTCCCTAAACAAGTCAATGGATAGCATCGAACAACATATCGAAAAGGATAAAGAAATCCTTCAAGATCCCACGACGAATCCTCAAATGCGTAGGCATATTGAGGGACAACTAGAGCAATTGGAACGCTACAAAAAAGAACACCCAGAGGATCATCACGACCCGACAGACTTTGAACTGTACTGTGAAGACTTCCCTGAGTCAGATGAATGCAGGATTTATGAGGATTAATGGCTAGTAATTACGTTGCTAATGCAGATAACTCAAACGTTTGGGAAGGGCAGATTGAATCTACTGCTGATCCCAAACAGTCTGGACGTGTGCGTGTACGTGTCTTAGACCGTGAGTTTAGAGTAGGTGAGGGTGGAGAAACAATCCCTGAACCAGCTACTAATCAGTTGCCTTGGGCAACTGTAGCGATGCCTGTCAATGCTGCAGGTGGTAGTGGTACTTCTGCGTCTTCGCATAACCTGAAGACAGGAGATTTTGTTTATGGTTTCTTCATCAATGGCGATGAACAAAAGCGAGTTGTCATTGCATCTACTAATGCAGTAGCAAATTCTAGCAAAAATAAACCAGCAGATACACCCGCTCCTTTAACGCGGGCAATTACTGTAGATCCTGAAGAGGGTAATCTTCCGAACCCAACTGCTCACGTTAGGAGTGACCAACCAGAAACTAACAAGAACCTAGGTGCTTCAGCTCTCCAAGCAATGGGAGATGAGGGACAGGCAAGACTGATGGAGGGTAAGAATGAAAGTTATTCTCCTGGTGGCAACTCTGGTGGTAACGCTGAAGTACGTGTTGCTGATGGCAAATGTCCTGCTAGTCCTACCTCGGAAGTTGAAAACATCCTAAGTGAATTGTTTGCTGCAGTTCAATCAAGCAACGGTCAGGTTGGATCATTCTTTGTTAGCAAATATACTGGTCAACTTTTTGATCTTAATAACATTGCTCAAGGATACATCAAACGTATCAAGGGTATCATCGGCGCTGCTGTTAGTAGAGCATTCGGTGAGTTGATGGCGCTCTTGAGGAAAGGTATCCAAGATCTAATTAAATCATTACTTGCTCCTCTCCCTGGCGTCCTTAAACCTGTTGTTGAATGGTTCCAAAACATCCTAGAGAGACTGGGATGTACAATGGGTAATATCTATGAGCGTATTGCATCTTTTGCTGAGGGTATTCTTATGGATTACCTTGGCAACGTTGTTAATTGGGCAGCGTGTCAAGTTAAGATCTTTACTGATGGTATTTTCGATAGACTGTTGGGTGAACTCAGTGGAGCATTAAACTCACTCTTCGGTGGTCTTTCTAGTATTCTTGGTGCTATTGGTAGTGCAGTTGACATCGTTGGCGGTGGCATCGCTTCCATTATGAAGATCCTTGGCATCTCTTGCAGTGGTAACTCTTCCTGCAGAAGCGTCAAGAAAGTTAGCAATAAGGTTGGTGCATTTGAAGGACTCAAAGGTGGATTCAATGATCTCGATGAGATCTTAGAGAATCTTCGCGGCGGCAATCACTTACCCATCTCTGCTTATTGTGATGAAGCATTGTTACCTCCTGCACCTAAGACTGAGGTAAACATCTATGGTCCGCAGATTTTTGATAGCGAACTAGATGATGTACCTCTTGGTGACAGTGATGGAGTTGATGTAGGCGAACCTGGCGATGGTCCTGGCGGTGGCGGTCCTGGTACACCTCCTGGTGGTGGTCCTGGACGACCCCCTGGTCGAACTCCTGGTGGATTGCCTGGCGATCTTCCGATAAGATCTATCTGTAAGAGTAGAAAGATTGTCGTCAAAGATATTACCGTTGGCGGTGGCGGTGGAGTTAGAGAGGGTGACATTGCATACGTTACTGTCAAGAGACTTGGTGACTTAAGTACAACCACTGCTCTGTCATACTACACAGTTGATGGTACTGCTAAAGCAAACGTAGATTACTGTCCTGTTAATGGGTATACAGGGTTTGGTGTTGGTATGGATGAAATTCAAATCCCAGTCCAAACTCTGTCTGATGATGTGAAAGAAGGACCAGAGAGATTCTATGTGAAAGTGAAGATCGAAGATGGTTGTGGTACTTGTAAAAAATGTACTGGTGTTGTAGAGATTATTGATCCTCCAGATAATCCTGGCGGTGATGAACCACCACCGCTAGTGGTTCCGCCAACCCCAGGTGGACCAGTCCCACCAACTATTGATACTACCAGTCCAGTTTATTTCTTGTCGTCTGACAAGGCAGTTGTGTATGAAGGAGAAGAAGTTACATTCACTCTTACGACAATTAATGTTGAGGATGGAACAGAAATCAACGCAACAATCGGAAGAGAAGACACAGGAATTACCTTCAAAGACATCGAGTACATCGAGAAAGGTGGCAATAAGACTTACCCTGACAGTGCTTCTGATTTGGGTATTAGGTTTACTGTCAGAGATGGGACGGATACAGTCACTATCAAGGTTTTAGATGATAAAGTTGTAGAAGATACTAATGAAGTAGCAGAACAACTTTTCGTTACCCTGAATAATCTTGGTATTGCACAGGGTGTCGCAGTGTTAGATCCTCTTGCAAGAGATGGTGGAGGTGGAGACGTTACCGCGAAGACAGTTAAGATCACTGCGGATAAAGTCACAATGAGAGAGGGTGAGACTGTTAAGTTCAGCATCGTCACCACTAATATGACCACTGGAGATCTTCTTAACTATAAGATCTTTGGTCCTGGTATTGAACAGTCAGATATTGTTCAGGACTTGGAAGGTACAGTATACATTGAGGATAATAAGGCAGAGTTTTCTGTTAAAGTAAAAGAGGATACAGAGACTGAGGTGCAGGAGAATATGACATTCTCTATTAATGCATACAGTGCTCAGGCAACTGTGATTATCTTGGCAGATTCTGATACACCTGTTGTTCCTCCTGATGATGACGATGATGACGATGACCCTGGCACTCCTGACTTTGATGATCCTATTGTTGATGACAACGGTGGTATCATTGACATTACTGTGAGAAGATCTGGTCGCAGGTTTACAGGCAAACCATTTATCTCGCTCGAAAGTAATACAGGGTTTGGTGGTTACGTTGAACCTGTTATTAACAGTGGTGGATACTTGACACGTGTTAAAGTGATCTATCCTGGTCAAGGATACACAGGGCAGAAGAAAAAGTCTGATGTGGTTTGTCAGCTAGTTGGATTTGCTATTACTAATGTTGGTGGTTTGTATGATAGACCACCAACAGTATATGTTAACGGAGATAGTAGTATTGCTAAAGCAACTATCTCTGAGCAAGGATTTGTTGATGGCATTGAACTCCTGAAGAGTGATCAAAACTTTGAGGTACCACCTACTGTTATAATTACAGGTGGCGGTGGGTTTGGTGCTCAAGCGAAAGCAGATCTGCAATGTGTTCCCATCGAAAGTTCCAATCTTATTCTGCAAGGTCTTGCGAGAGATCCTGCTAACTATGTTGATTGCCCGTAATGTCTGATAAAAAAGAAACAAAGATACCAGATACTCAGTCAACAGTGTCCAGATCTGGACACGTCTGGCAAGTTTGTGACGCTCCAAACAAACCATATATTATTATTGCTCACCACGCAGGGCATCACTTATGGTTGCGTCAAGATGGGTCTGTTGATATTAAAGCAGTTAAATTTCCTGCTAACAATACAAACTCTGGCAAGTTAATCGTTCATTGTGAAGGCAATGCACAGATTAAGGTTAATGAGGATTGTATTATGGAAGTAGGTGGCAATGCGTCCTTGAGAGTTGATGGGCAGACTGATCTTCACACTACAGGTGATTTAAATCTTAAGAGTGATAGTGATGTAAACATCAACGCAGGAAAAAATATCAATATGAATGCTTCGCAGGCAATTGGTATGGTCGGTGCATCGAAAGTTGCTATAGATTCTCCCGAAGCAAGCATCAATACTGATATTAAGAAAGAAAATATTACTGGTCCTCAGTATGATACTATCTTTGGTGAAAGAACCATTGCTATGACTGATCCTAGAGGAGTATTTACTTTACTCAGCGCTGGACATATGGCAACGATCATTAAGGGTGATCACGAAAAGATTGTTACTGGTCGTGAGTCTGAGAAAATTCTTGGTGTTCCACCAGTCCCTCCACTGCCTAGCATCCCTGTTGGTGGTCCTGTTAAACTGTCAATCATCGGTGCCTCTGCTGGTCTTGGTAGGGTAGAAAAGATTATGACAGGTAACGATGTGTGCACTGTGGTGGCAGGAAATAAGATCACAAATGTTGCAGCAGGTAACAATGTGATGACTGCAGCAGCAGGTACTGTTACGATTGCTGCTGGCGTAAACGCTACTATGACTGCCACTGCCAATGTGACAATTGCTGGAGCGACCGTCTTCTTGAACTAGGGGTTGACACCGTGCTATAATATATAAGTCAGCAGGTCACCCCTCAATGTCTTTTGTGTCCAAGGTTATCGTAGATGTCCAGACTCGTTCATTCCACGTCTGGGATGACGAAGGTGAAGTCAAGACAGTAGATTGTGGAGATGATTATGATGCCTTCTGTGGTGTGCTAGAATTCATCCGCAACGAACCAACAGCGTCCCAGATGATGAAGTACGTACCACCATCAGACTTTTTGTCCATCGACTCAGAAATTAAAGAAGAATACCACTGAAAATCGACTTTCAGTTCCCAAATAAGTCGGAAAAAAATTCGCCGTAATTTTCGCCCCTTTAGGTTTTTTATGATACATTATCCAGACAAAATGTACAAAGAAATTCTCAAATACTATCGTTGGCGAGAATTGCAGCGACACGGGAGTGTGGTGGAATCGGTAGACACACCAGACTTAAAATCTGTTGACCGTTAAGGTCGTGGGGGTTCAAGTCCCCCCACTCCTATTGGCAGTTGTAAAAACCGCCATATACTGTTATAATAAATACTACGCTTCGTTATACACGTCGTTATGGCACAACCAACCAATAAGCAAGATCAATACGGACTATTTTCTGTTTTCCCCACTTTTGTGTATCGTGGAAGACTTCAAACACACGAAAAGTGGAAGTCCACTCTTGCACCAATTCTCGAAGAGCGTTATCGAGCTGAGAGCGGTTCTAACAGCAATGTAGAGGATGGTCCTGCTTGCTGGAACTGTGATTGTTTTACTACCTTCTTTGAAGAGTCTATGCTCGATCATACGAAGGAGACTGAAATTGATATTCAGGCACTTCTCGCTGATTTGTCTCAAAATATCCAAGAAGCTATTAAGCAAGCAGAATTTTATCCACACGCTTTCTTGATTGCGCAGCAATGGTTTAACGCATACGGTCCTGGTCAAAACCAAGAACCTCACAATCACGTGCCTTCAACGCTTTCGGGCATTTATTATCTGCAGTATGATCCTGCAGTTCATAAGGGAACTACCTTTATGAATCCTCTTAAGGCTTATTGTGAATCTCCTCGTTTTAACAAGCACTACTATGACCCTGATATGTGTGGTTATGGGTGCTATAAGGAAGAAATGACTCTTACCGCTGAAGAAGGCGATGTTCTGATCTTCCCTTCTCAGATGGAACATATGGTTCAGAGACAACCTAATATTACCGTCAATACTGAAGGTAAACTGCGTTTGTCGTTCTCTTTTAACGTTGAACTTGTTAGTGAGCGAGAAGCACAAGAGAAATTGGGTGACACTACTGCTGGTCCTGGTCCTGGTGCTGCTCCTGGCAACCCCAATATGGCGATCAACAATGGTGGTGCTCCTGGTGGTCCTCCCGAAGGACAAGGCGGTCCTTCCGCTCAGGACGAGTGGTCTTCGGATTGGTTCTAATTTATACCAAAGAGGGGGTTTTCCCCTCTTTTTTTGTTTTCATCTCGCAATAAAGGGATGACAAATCACTGAGTATGATACATAATTGAACAAGTAATGTCTTATGCCTCGGAATATGGTTAATCACGATGAGATTAAATGCCGAGTTTTGAAGTTAAAAACTGAACTCTACGACGGCACTCACCAAGAGCAAAATGGAGACTGGCACGAAGGCGCTCATCACGCGCTTAACAAAATTCTTGACATTTTACAAGAATACCGCTACTGAGATGTCCAAGGACGAAATTCAAGAAATGATCGATTATTCGATCGCCCAGGCGATGGCACGTCATAACAGAAATGCCTCTATGATCAGTATGGCGCTCGGCATCGTCTTTTTAGCACTTTTTATGGACGGATTTTTCCGTGCTATAGGTCTTATTCCGCCATTTATGGGAATTGACATAAATCTGCTAAAGTGATATAATTACGACAATGACTACTTTGTAATGTACAAACCATATTCGCAAGAGTGGCATAGATACAGGTATCTTAAAGAAGCAATCGATAAATACCTAGATGACTACGTTGCCCCTGAAGTCATTTTAGACGATATTGACAGTATTTTGCAAAATCGATCTGAAAGTGCTTTAGCAGAATATACCAGAGTTACCGAACTACAAGAAAAACTCCGAGACTAGTATGCTCTCTACTGCTTATCGACTCCGATTAGAATCAATTTGTGCCTGTATTGCGCAAAAAGAAGAAGTCCCCTTGGAGGATATGATTTGGGCAGAGAAACTCGCTAAGAGACATACTACCGCCCGTGATTGGTTAAATAAAGCACGTCGTGCTGCTGCACAAGATATTCAAGAGGGCAGTACTGACGATTTTTTGAATAAAATGGGATTAGGTGATCCTGATCCATCTAATTATAAAACAGGATTTGACGGAGCAGATGACATCAACGAATGGTTCGGACGAGACAAACCCGACGACTGGCGTCAGCGTGACTAATATGAATATCGCCAAAAATCTCCTAGAGAAGGTTGGTGAGTTGTTAGATGCTGAAGTACAATATATCACCTGTTGCGACAAAAAATCTCAACACAGGAAAATCGTGATTGAGTTTGACCACCAGGCAAATGATATAGCATAAATACCGAAAGGGATATCCACCACATAATATTTGAGTAATGGCACTCACTAGACTAGAGAATTTAATTTCCAGTAAAACTGGACGTTTTGTCTATGTTTCTCCTGATGATTTTAATGCATCAGATGATGTAAACAATAGGGGTAACTCCCCAACTAGACCTTTTAAGACGATTCAGCGTGCTTTCTTGGAAGTTTCGCGATTCTCTTATAAGTCTGGTCCTGACAATGACCGCTTTGATGAATTCACGGTGGTTCTGTCTCCTGGTGATCACTATGTGGATAACCGTCCTGGTGTTGCTACTGTCGGTGAGATTACTGACTTCAGCACTAATGTAAACTTCGATCTGGGTAACTCTCAGAACGATCTTTACAAGTTTAACTCTACAACTGGTGGTGTTATCGTCCCTAGAGGTACCTCCTTGGTGGGTATGGACCTCAGAAAGACGAAAGTTCGTCCTTTGTATGTGCCTAACCCTACTGATAGCAGTGTTCCTACCACTTCTATCTTTAACGTTACTGGTGGTTGCTATTTCTGGCAATTCTCTCTGTTTGATGGTAAGCAGAAAGTATATTTTGACAGCACTGGTAATAAAGCGAATCCCACTTTCTCTCACCACAAAATCACGAACTTTGAGTTCGCTGATGCTGAAGATCTTGAGCTCTATTACGACAAGATCGGTGATGCATACGAAAACGTTGTTACCGACATCAACGTAGACGGTGCAATTACAGAGACTGACCTGGAAAACAGGATTGTGGGTCCTCTGTCGGATAAAAAGATTATTGAGTCTATCACACCTCAGACACTGGGTGGAAACGCTACTGAGATTCGTGTTAAGACTAAAGCACCTCACGGTTACTTTGTGGGGCAATTCGTCACTATTGACGAGACTGGTTTAACCAGTGATCTGCACGGTTCGTTCTTGATTACACGTCTTGACCCTGCAGATAATACATTATTCTTCTATAGAGTAAACGAGAATATCACTTCATTAATCTCGGGTACTACTTATACTACTGCATCTCTGCCACCAAACAGACTGAACGAAAACGCTGTTGTTCAGGCAGAAATTGATACGGTTGACTCTGCGTCACCGTATATGTTTAACCTGTCGATCCGCTCTGTGTGGGGTCTCAGCGGTATGCACGCTGATGGATCTAAGGTTACTGGTTTTAAATCTATGGTGTGCGCCCAGTATACGGGTGTGTCACTGCAGAAGGATGACCGTGCATTTACTAAATTCAACGAAGAGACTGCTCAGTTTGACTCTGCGTGGGATGGTAACACTGTTACTGATCCAGAAGAACTGGCATCTGGTTCGTTTGCAACTACTCCCTACCACACTGATGGTAGAGCATACTTTAAGAACACCTGGCGTAATGCTCACGTCCGTCTGTCGAATGATGCATTCATTCAGGCGGTGTCGATCTTCGCTGTGGGTTTCGCAGATCACTTCCTGATTGAGTCTGGTGCTGACATCTCTATCACCAACTCTAACTCCAACTTCGGTAACACCGCTCTGGATGCTATCGGATTTAAGGGATTTGCTTTCTTCCAAGATAAGCAAGGATATGTCACCGACATTATTCCTCCTCAGAAAATTGATTTAGAAGATAATACTCAACCTCCGTATTACGGTATTGACGTTCTTGCAACTAAAGAACCTTCTGGTCAAAATAAAATCTATCTTGCTGGCGAACCTGAAGAGGTTTCCGATCCTGACAACACTCCGACTTATATTATTCAAGACTATAAGGTCGGTGGTAAGCGTGAAGATAAAATCTTCGCCAAATTGGAAGCTAATCTCCAAGCAGGTGAATCTGGTCCTCAAGAGCAGAGTGCAAGTCTTTTCCCTTCAGGTTTTGATACTTTCCGAGTTACTACAATCACTCCTGCAACTCAGTCTGTGCAAAATGCTCAGAATGAGACAATTACTTATCGTTCTACAATCTTTACCTGTAATGAGGCACACGGTCTCTATACAGGAACCCCAGTTCGATTGGTTCCGAAGAAGACAAATAGTGCTGTCTCTAATGAATTGATTCGTCTGCCTAAGGGTTTAAGTCCGAATACAGTTTATTATATTATTGCTCCTGGTCGTCATACTGCACCAGTTCCTCCTTCAGTTACTTTTGCAACTGAAGATCTGTCTACGTTCCTGTTAGCAGCATCCGTCGATGATGCCGCTGCTGGTAACGCTATTTACGTGCCAGAAGCACTTAATAGTGGTGTTGAGATCGAGATGGTTCAGTACATCTTCGATGTTAATCCGACACCATTTAAGTATAAGATTACTGCTGCAGATCCTGCTACCAATGAGTTTACTCTGGAAGCACCTCACGGTTTTGACAAAGGTTTTGCTACTAAAACTGCAACCGCTGTTTTCTTCCGTGCCAAAACAGGTTCTGCGATTCCTGGCGGTTTAGACGCCAATAAAATGTATTATGTCATCTATGACAATACAGGTGGCAATATCAACAAATTCAAAGTTGCAACAACTGCTGCATTAGCAACTTCTGGCGGTGGTGTTCCTCATAGTATTACTTCTTCTGGTACTGTTGGACAAGCAGGACAAGATGAAGTTTATGTGTATTCCTGTAATACCAGACACCCGCTGAGATATGATCCTGAGATGACTACATCTCCTGGTCGTAATGGTCTGTGGTACTTGAATGTTATCAACACCACTCAAAAACCAAACCAGATCTATGATCGCGTTTCTAACCTGGATGTTTATGTCAATGAAGAAACAATCACAACAGCAAACACCTACCTCAAGCGAATCAACGATAGACGTAGGGAAGATGATCGTATCTATCGTCTCAGATACGTCATTCCAAAGGAAATTAACAACGTCAGAGAGCCGCTGCTCGGTTATGTCATTAAGCAGCGTACTGACGAGAATAGAAGACTAAGACCTCAGAAGATCATTCTTGAGGCAGTAGACGGCACTACTGATATGCCTGTCTTCTATGGTTCAAGTGCTACTGTTGATCAGAATAGCAATAAACTTGAGATCCAGAATGATTTCAATTATGATCCATATATTACTGGCAACCTTAAATCTCTGGTTACTGATTCTGGTATTAGATTTACCATTGAGTCTGCTAGAGAGAAGCAAGTAAATGCTATCAACCGTGTTGAGTTAACTTGCTTTAACCATACAATTAATACTGATATTGCTTCTGGTACTGCAATTCCCTCTGGTACTATTCTGACAGAAGTTAAACTGAATAGTGTCACTGGTGGTGCATTCCAAGAGGGTCTGACTGTTGCTTGGTCTGGTCATTCTGAGAGCACTGCTATTAGTTCTAGTCTGCCTGTTGTACATAAGGCATATGTTGAGGGTGGTATTACTCGTTTGATTCTTAAGGGTGATTTCTCTCTGCTGCAGTATTTGAAGTATGATGCTAATAATCAAACTATTCTTGCTAGCGGTGGTTCTACTGGTATTCTTGACGAGGAACCTAACGGTGGTCGTGACAACTTTAAAGACTATGCGCAAGATTTGGGTAAACAGTATGTCATTCGTAATGCTCCTGTCTACACCCTAACTCCTGGTGATTTTGTCCGTGATGAGGCAGATGGCAACCAGAAAGACTATAAGATTGTTAGTGTTGAGGATGTTGAGGAGATTGATAATACCTATTATGTGTATAGATCTAAGACTTTGCGTCGTAGAATCTATAACCAGCAGGATGGTATCTACTATCTGACTTGCTTGCGTGGTGACTTCTCTCCATCGGTTACTGAATTCAACACCTTTAAGTTTGGTCACCCAACTGAAAAACTGTATCCTGAACTGTTTGCTGATGATCCTCTGTGGTTTGACCCTGATGGAGATGGCAGTACAATTCTAGATGCTCCTGCAACTATCTCTGTTGCTGACAACTATGTCCACGGTCTTGTGGAGACCAATGACAATAAGAATAGCGTTACTAGAGAAGCAGTTGAAAATCTTATGTCAAATGTTGGCAGAGATTCTACTGTTACTCTGGCAGCAATGGATGGTAAGGCAGTTGCTTCACGTGAAGATCGTTTGATTGGCGTTGAAGGTAGCAGTAATGCTGTTGCTGACCGCAGACTTTATGTGGAACTTCGTCGTCCTTCTCAGGCACGATCTGGTAACCACACCTTTGAATACACTGGTTTCGGTCCTGGTAACTACTCCACCGCATTCCCCTCTAGACAGGAGTATGTGCTCTCTGACGATGAAGTCCTGTTCTCTCAGGCGAAGCGTCAAGACGGCGGTGTGGTCTTCTACTCTGGTCTGAACGCTAACGGTGACCTGTTCGTGGGTAACCAGCGTATCAACGCTATCTCTGGTGAAGAGACTAAGATCGATGATTCTATCCTGCGTGTTGCTGGTGAGAACGTTGATGAAGAGGAAAATACCACTGACCTCACAATCGATACTCTGACTGTACAGAACAAAGTCAAATTTGATCTGAATACCAGTTTTGAAGTTTCTGCTCCTGACGGTACATTCTTCTCCACCCCTATTACGGTTGAGGTGGATGATGAATATTCAAATGATCTGAATGATCCCGCATCTATTACAATCAAGTCAGTTGGTAACGTTACTAGTTCTAGCGTTGATTCGGGTCTAGTTGACACTGATATCAATATTCACCCCCCGCTGAAACCAAACACTATTCAGTTTGCTGTTTGGGAGGTTAATCCTAGAAGCACTAGTGGTCTTACTTATGAGATTAAGTCTACTAAGGGCAAGAATGTTCCTAGTAGTGAAACATTTAAGCGTGAGGGTACTATTACTCTGCGTGGTACTGAGACTGTTGGTGAAGCACATAGAATTTCTAGCATCAACTACAACACTGCTGTTGGTTGGATCTGGTGTCAGATTGGTGGATTCCAATCAGGTGAAACTCCAGATTATGGATGGAGAGAATGGGGTGTAATTGGTGCTGATGCACTGACCACCTACACTACTGGTACTGGATCTTCCAACTCTACTGGTGGATCTGATATGCGTCTGGGTATTAACCTGAAGAATACCCGTACTACTAACGCTAGTGTAATTCCTCAGCAGACTCTGGACGTTGAGGGTTCTGGTATTTTCCATAAGTCTCTGTGGGTTGGTGGTGACAATACTAACCCTGCTGGTCAGCACACATTCCGTGTTTATGACGATGATGGTGATGGTCTGGGTAGAGTTTCTATCAACACAGGTGATGTCACTGCAGTTCAGAACACTAATGGTCTTTGGGTTGGTGGCGACGTTGTTGTTAGAGGCGGTACTATTGGTAGTGCTCCTGTTGAATCTGTTGGTGGTGGTCAATCTAGCGGTGACCTGACTATTGACGGCACTCTGACTGCTTTGAGCAATGGTTCTCACGAACTGGTTGGTGATTTAACTGTTACTAAGGATCTGTACGTCCGTGGTGGTAACATTAAGATGTTCCAGAAAGATGATGGTACTGGTTCTGGCAACCTTCGTGCTGACATTAGTCAGAATGATGATGCTGCATCAGCCAACTATGTTACCTATCAAGGTCAAAACTTTGTTGTTGGTGATGCAAACTACTCTAATGATCACTTCTCAGATACTTCTACCGCAAAGTTAGTTGTTAAATCTGATGGATCTTTCCGTCTTGGTAACTCTAGTGGCGGTTTACAGCAAGATGCTAGCGGTAATACTTCTATTGGTCTGGCAACTCCTGAAACTGGATATGCCCTCTCTGTTAATGGATCTACTAGAGTTGAGATTTCTGCGTCTCAACAATTTAGAATTACTAATCAGACTACTGAGAGAATCAAGATCATTGGTACTGGTGAAACTTCCTTCATCTTAGATGGTAGTGATACTAATCCTCGCATCAGAATTGCATCTGATGGAGAAACTACACTTGGCAATAACTTTAGCGTTAAGAAGACTCACATCAATGATGATACCGTCTTCAGCATTGATTCTTCTAATGGCAATACTGTTGTTGGTAATAATACTGACAATACTGGCACTCTGAGAGTTCACAGTACTACTAATGCTTCTAGCGCTACTACTGGTGCTTTGATTGTTGATGGTGGTGCTGGTATTAGTGGTAACATCTACGGCACTGGTAACATTGTGATGGATGGTAACGCCGAATTTGAAGGCGGTACCTTAGATGTTAATGATGGTGGCACTAACAGATTTAAGGTTAATAGTGCTGGATCTATTGATGTTGGACCTATTACTGGATACTTTACCGCAACTGGTGGCGCTAAGTGGGAAGAAGTGAGTACTGCAACTACTTTGGCTGCGAACACTAATTATTATGTGACTTCATTCAGTGGTGCGCAACTTGCGTTAACTTTACCATCTGCTCAAAAAGGAGATCAGATTAGAATTATAGATACTACAGATACCTTGACATATAATAAAGCGGTTCTAATTCAAACTAATCAAAGTGCTGCTGATATCGTTCCTATTCAAGGTGACGATGAAGGTAAGATGGTTATTCAAACTCCTGGCGCAGGATTAGGACTTGTGTTTATTAACTCGGCAATGGGTTGGCGTTTAATTGAACTCTGATGAAAACACTACACGAAATTCGTGGATTCAAAAATGCCGCTATCGGCACAATTATGGCGTGGACTGGTGCTGCCAATGAATGTCCTATAGGATGGTTAGCGTGTGATGGATCCACGCAGGATGAAGACGATTATCCTGCATTGAAAGAAGCTATTGGATACACTTATGGTGGATCTGAGGCTAGTGGAACGTTTCAACTACCCAATCTTAATAATACTGGCAAAGTTCTTTATGGTAAGGGTAGTGCATATTCCTCTGCTACTGGTGGAGGAACTTCAGTTACCACTATTGTTAATGCAGATTGGAATATTGTTTCGTATCCCAACAGAACTGTTACGGTTGCTTCATCAGCTGTATCAGGTTCTGCAGCAGGTGGATCTATTTACCAAAAGCAAGCAAAGGTTCAACCTCGTGTGATGTCCTTTGAAAACTTGCCTAAGCATAACCACTTATTCCAAGGCGCTCGGTGGAAAGTTCAAAACGCTAATAGTATTGCATATAATGGTAATGATGACGCTGAACAAGGCGGTCCTGGTCCTACTCTTAGAATCTCTCAAGGACTATCTGGAACTTCACGTGTAAACCTTGCGGGCACTTCAAACTCTGATGAATCTAATAGAATGCAGAGAGAACCTGGATCGCATAAACACGACGCTATTACGTATCAGGTTATGCCTCACAATTTGAAATCGGGATCTCAAACTTTAGAATTCTCGCCAAGTACTAGTAATGTGACGATAAATAATAATCCAAACCTTGGTAACGCTGCGTTTACTACCACGGTTCCATATCAGACTGCAGTTTATATCATCAAGGCATTCTAATGGCAAAGTCATATTCAGCAATTAAAGGTGCTCAGGGTGTTGCTCCTGGTATGATTATGCCGTTTAGTTCGGCAGTTCAGAATGATACTGATAAAAGAAATAAAGTACCAGCAGGATATATTCGTTGTGACGGTACAATTCTGCAAGCAAATCTCTATCCTGCGCTAGCAAGAATTATTGGTGTTGGACCTAACGGAGGAAGCGTTACTGTTGATGGAGTAACTACTAACGTACCTGGATGTAGATTTTCTCCAGCAAATGCTGGAGCGAGTTTATTAGATCCGACATTTGATGCAGCGGGCAATTTTACTGGTGGAACGTTTTGTGTTCCTAATTTAGGATCTAAAACTCTAAAACCAGGACAAACTGCTGGTCAGCAGTTTATGGGGGATCTGGTTAGTGGATCTGTAGTTGAGAGAGCTGGTGTTGGATATCAACATACAATTCAGACTACTGCCACCGCTAGTCTTAACGGAAGCGCTAAAGTTCCTGCGGTGTCTAATGGCACTATGAGAGGAAATCCCAAAGTCACCGTTACTGGTGCATCAGCGGGTGATGCGGGTGATACAGAAAGCGTATCTACTAGTGGTCAAACAATTTATATGACGAATTCTACCGTTTCTTCTATGAATGGTGCTGCAATTCGTAATGGTAAAAATTCTTCCTCCTATACAGGCGGTCAGGGTTGGTCGTATAGAAATAGTCACGATGGATTTCAACCAGACCCTGACAGTTACGGAGCTGCAAGGGGGGATACCTCAATTGATGAGATGTCTGGATTTACTGTTCCAACGGATCATCCTAATTTGCAATACTTGTCTTTAGGTACTTTGCAGGGTTCTCTTGTTAATGAACGATCTGCAGAAGTCGATGTTGATTTAAGAGATGTTTTGAGAGTAACTGTGTATGCAATGGCGGGCACAGATATGAACGGTGGTGAAAGACCGAATGATACCAACGAAGATTTGCAAATTAGAGTTGGTGGCGGAGATTGGGTTACTTGTATACCTGCTTTCGGAAATCACCCACAACACCCAGATAGACAGAAATATAATCAAGACCACGGACTATGGGATGCATTTTCTTTTGATGTTCCTCCTGACCAACGTAAAAATAATAAGAAGATTAGATTTAAATCTAGAGGTGATGTAGTCGAAGTCAACAGAAGTTACCTCAATGCGATGAATATCGGTGCGCCTGGTCAATCTGTCGCTGGTGTTGTGCGTAGAGACTTCCAAAGAGATGGCAATTCAAACTGGATTGAAGTGAATGCGGATCTTTATATGGATGATTCCGTATATCAAAATGCTGGGGTTAGTTTACCATATGCCAACGGTCGTGCATCTGAGGGCAATGGAGCTACCACGAACTGGTCTAGATGTCAGCCAGGTGAAAATTTTGATAATACTGCTGGTGGTAACACCCCACCTGATTGGGATGATGGCACATCGCCAGTTAGTAGTTACCAGACATTTGATATGGTGAATGTAACTGGAAATGGATCTGGTCTGCGAATTAAAGCAAAAATAACTCCTCTTCCTGGTTCTGGTGGAAACCCAAACAAAAACACTCGTATTAACGTTAAAGAGGTTGTGTACGGTGGTCAAGGGTATGGTAATAATGATAAGGTAACATTTCCATCTCCTTACAATATCAAGAGCACTGGTGATGGCGCAATTAGGATTAAAAATCCTATGACTATTGCATCTGATGATGGTGGATATGAGGATCCTAATTATATAAGTGCCTTTAAGGCGGCGCACCCAAACTCAGGTGATGTTTACGGAATATATAAAATAGTCTTAGAGAAAGAAATAGTTAATACTGTTCAATCTTCTGGTAGCGGGGTTGTAGTTTCTACGGAAACTATTGATATTGGTGGTACTGCTGAGCACGATCACGGACTTGAATTCAGGGTTACAAACACTAAGACGATGCAATTCGACTCCTCTATTCAAGGGGATGGTGTGGTAACCTCGGTCGGTGAAGTTGTTACGCAACCGTGTGAAGTTAATGTTGTTGGTATCGCCCCACAGGGTAATATTACTCACAACCATAGTTTGTCTTCTTATTCTGTGTCTGCATCACTGAACTTCAATATGTCTTCTTTCGATATTGATATGACAGGAACAGGAGTAACCTGTAGCATTACTGATAATGAAGCAGCGTCTATTAACGAATTATCTTCTCCATTCATCGTGATGGAGTATATCATCAAGTACTAAAATGGCAAAGTATTATTCCGAAACTTCTCCTTCTTGGTCTGGCGTACAGATCGGCACTATTTGTGTGATGCCGAAGGATAGTAGTGGAGATTATTATGCTCCTACTGGATGGAGGCAATGTGAAGGAGATAGTTTAGATCCAAATCAATACTTTGCTTTATATCAAATTATTGGAAATACGTATGGTGGTACCACAACTGGTGATTATCCGAGTCTAAGTGGCAATTTTAATCTTCCAGACTTAAGAGATAGAAGAGTTGTTGGATCGGGATCTTTAAGACCTGGAACTTCTACTGCGCCGTCACTTGAGCAATTTGATAGTGATGGAAGTATTTTGCAAATTGGAAGTACAGGTGGTAAGAATACTGTTAAGGTAGATGATTTAAGAACGATTATCAGTGTCACCGCAGGTACAACTCAAATTACCTACAACACTACTAGAACGGGTAATGCTAGTTTTAGTTTTTCTCAATCTTCAGGTAGTTTAACTTTACAGTCTGGTCATTTATCGGAATACAGTACCCCATCATATCCTCCTCACTCACATAATGTAAAGAATACAGGTATCTTGCAAGGTAGGCACGGTGATAAACCTTATACTACAACTCTTGGTCCTACTGTCAATCAACTTGATAGATGTTCTCCTGGTGGTCAGCACGGTAGAGTTAAGGGATCCTCTAATTTCACTACCGAATACACTTTACAGGGTGATACTGGTTTTGACACTCCTTATCCGCATTCACATTGGATTTCTTTTAAGGGTGGTATTGTCAACACAACTTCTTATCATAGAGGATGGGGAGATTCTATTGGTAACAGAGCGCAGAATGCTCACCAAGATGCATCAATTCTTCCTGGTGCCGAACAATGGTATAGTGCCTATTGCGTGAATGCCAATAATGTTAATGAAGGCAATATTGAGATTAATAATGGCAGATGTACTATTCAACCAACTTCCTCCAAGTGTTCTGCCAATATGGCCGCGGCAGCATTTGATGGTACCCAAATTACCCCTAAAGTATCTGCGAATATTGGATTAGATACTGATCCTGATATTAGTCCTGAGTATCAATCTTGCAAGTTTATGATCTACTGCGGTACTGCAGTGGAAGCACTTACTTCTCCTATTCAATATGTTCAGGCGGGAGATGATCTCCCAGTAGCGAAATCGATACCAGGAGGTACGACTATTACATCGATGACGGTTACTACCACGTCATCTGATGCATTTGCAACAGCACAGTTTGAACTTGATGAATGCGATAATGGATATCAATTCGATGTGGAAGTTACTAGAGTTGATGGTGCAACGGTTGCTTCTTCTGATCCGATCAACGTTGGTGGAACAGGTACCACTGCTAAGTCTGGATATAGAGTTAATGATATCGTTTCGATGTCTCTACAGGGTGGTACAGTTGGAGGCGATGTAGTTAAGTATAAGTGTGAGGTTAGGAGGAATGGTGTTCTTAGAATCACTGTGAATATTAATGTGGAGTATGCTGTTGTTCCTGGTATTACTTTATCAGCATCCCCCGATGAAATTGATAGTGGGGAATCTTCTACATTAACTTGGACTGGACCTGTTGGTGGATCTTATACAGTTACTGATGCTAGTTGGTCTAGTAGTCCTGGATCTTTATCAGCAAGTGGATCCACCAGCGTCACCCCTACCACCACTACAAATTATAGTATTACAGTACAAAATAGTCACGGTGATAATACTGCAACTGAAACAGTTACGGTTAATACGCCAACCATACCTGTAATTGATTTTAGTGCTAATCCGTCTACCGTAGAGTATAATGGTAGTTTCTTATTGTCGTGGTATTCTGAAAATGCCAGCACATTTGTTTCCATTGTCGATGATGATGGTAATAGTATTGCTACTTCAGGAAATGCTGTCAGCGGTTATATTACGCAAACGGGAACTGAAACAAAGACATACACTATTACGTTGTCAAATGCTCAGGGACCAAACACTGCAGATGTAACCGTAACTGTTCAGGATCCTCCTGCAGCGACTGTTTCTATCTCTGCAGATCCTTCAGCAATCAATAATACAGGTGAAACGGGTGAAGATGCACCAAACTCAGCAATTACTTGGGCTACTTCTAATGCTTCCACTGTTGCATTCAGTTCCGCACCTACTGATGCTACTTGGAATGCCTTGACAGATCTGTCTGGTACTACTGTTGTATACCCTACTGCCACTACAGTTTATACTATAACTGCAACTAATGCTTCTGGCGTGACGGCTACGAATAGTGTAACAGTTAGTGTACTTCAACCTCCAGCAGTTACTTTGACTGCTAGTCCCACGACATTGAATATTGGTGGCGGTTCAAGTCCTCAGGTTACTTCCTCTACCTTGACTTGGAGTTCTACTGGAGCAACTGGTGTCAAAAGTTCTAATTTTGGAGCAACAACAACTTCTGGTAGTACAACAGTATCTCCTACCACCACTACAAATTATACAATTACGGTTGAAAATGCTGCTGGTGAGGATGACGCTAGTGCTAATGTGACTGTTGTTTGTGTTCCTGGAACTGGTACGACTGCTAATGGTTATGCTACTACTAAGGCTGGGTATCAATCATTTGCAAATGGCGATCAAGAAACCCTTAATTTTGTTGAGGATTCCAGTAATTACAGCACTGCTTATACTTCGCAAATTGCTAAGGGTTCCATCACATATGGACAAGTGTTTGGACAAGTGCATACATCTTATGCTAATATACTATCGACATTGCCACACGACACCGCTTTTGATGGATGGGTAAATGCGTTCATCAATACCGCAACTATGACTAGTCTTTCTGATCTGAATACTGCAATCTCCAATGATGCAAATGGTATTGGATTTAATTCTAGTAATGCCTTGGCAGTATTTGCTGCTAAGGGTGGTTTAATTGGAACTTTTGATGAGTGTGGAACTTCAATATATCCCTGATAACTAATGCAAATGACTAGTGAAACGGAATGTATTCCATTCCGACCTTTGGAATTAATGTTGGATGAAAATGTCACCAAGGCATCTTTTTCTGATTGGATTGGTGTCTGGCCAAACTTTATGTCAGCATCTGTTTGTGATAAGTACATTGAGTGGTATAATCGTCAGAGAGATCCAAGTTCAGCATCATATACTAACTTAGGAGATGGTCGTCACCAGTTTCCTAACGGTTCGTCAGGGCGTCAAGATACACAAATTCTTGTAAATCATAATGATAATGATCTGACATCTCATTGTAACCAACACATTCAATCTTGTTTGGGTCATTATTTGCACGAGTATGGGCAAATTTCTCACGAGTCTTTGATGTCCAATGCTGTTAAATTTCAGCATACTCCAGCTGGTGGTGGTTATCACGTATGGCACTATGAGGCAGGTGGTTTACAACATTGCCATAGAATGCTTGTGTGGGCAATTTATCTGAATGATATTCCTCCTGAAGATGGTGGCGAGACTGAGTTCTTTTATCAAAAACGTAGGATTAATCCTACAAAAGGAACTGTAACTATTTGGCCAGCAAGTTTTACACATACTCATCGAGGAAACTTGCTTTTCAAGGGAGATAAATATATTTTGACAGGTTGGTATCACTTAAACGCTTAAGACAATGGCAAGAGATTTTAATGACGCATATGTCATCCTGTGGGTTGATCTGAAAAGAATTGCCCGTGGACACGCTGATGGTGTGATCACGCACGATATTGAAGAATCGGAATGGAATAGCGTTATTATGCCTGCCATCACAGGTTCGTGGCATATTCCTGATGTAGATCAACTTAACCGATTATATTTCTGGGAAAATCCTGATTCTTACGCTGTAGAAAAGACAGACTATACGGGTGTACTTCCTCGTCATTACAACGAATCGAAACCCGAAAGTTTATCTGAAGCGAAGAAGGTAGCGAAAGTAGCACGTGATCTGGTTGACAAATATCAGAAAGCTAAGGAAGACGAAGATGAAGCAGTCGCAAAACAAATTGCACAGGAAACAGCTGACTTAGAGGCATTTTCTCTTAAATATGCTGGTGTTCCGATGTCGATTGCTGAAGTTAGAAGTGAGCGTAAACTAAAACTTAAAAGATGCGACTGGACACAACTTCCTGATTGTCAACTGTCTGATGAAGACAAAGCTAAGTGGAGATCGTATAGACAACAACTACGTGACTTCCCTAGTTTATTAGATGATCCATACAATCCCGATACGTGGCCAGGTTTTCCTGTAAGTCCCGACGACCCTAATTTTGTTGCCTAAATATGTTTTTTCGTTATGAACTGGTGAATGGTGTTCGCTGCAAAAATCTGCTCGACATTTTGAACACAGGTATTTGGATTGATGGTAAACATACTGGATCTTCAAATAAAAAACAAAAAGATAATGAGCAGATAACAGATGATACTGCAGATGATGCTTGGAAGTTAATTTTTGATTGTTTAGGTGAAAAGAAGGAGGTAGTATCTTATATGTCTGTTAGGCATATGTCTCCTCCGCTATTTACTAAGTACGAAGAAGGAATGCACTATGCGGAACACGTTGACAGTGCATATATGAATGGTATTCGTAGTGACTATAGTACAACCCTCTTTTTAAACGATCCTGACGAATACGAAGGAGGGGAACTCTGTTTGATGATGGGGACAGAAACCCTAGAATATAAGTTACCCAAAGGATGGGCAATTTCCTATCCAACAGGAACGAGACATCGTGTTAATAAAATTACCTCAGGATGCAGAAAAGTATGTATTTGGTGGTCTCAATCTTGGTTTCGCGACCAAATAGATCGGAATCTTTGGTATCAAAATTGCCGAGCGAAAGAGGCACTAATTGAGAAGCATCCTAATTGCACGGAGTATGAGGATGAATATCATTGTTTATACTCACCTCTCAATGAACAAGGTATGGATTTGATGCGACATAGATCAGAGATGTCATAAATAAGGTCAGGGAAAGTACTGTATTCATTCGGGTAATGAGCAATAGAATTATTGCGAGGGTATCTAACGCAACTCAGATCAGCGCTGTTATCGAAAGAGCGAAACAACGCTTTACGACGTTAGATACGACCTCGGAACTAACACCATTCAAGACTATTTTTCTTGATTTCGCCTCTAAAGACGATAACTTCATTACCGTATTAAAAAGTGATGAGTTTCCTGAGGTAACCTCTGCCATTTGGGACAGAGAACTGAAAGGTGAAGATCCAACTGCCGAAGAACTTGGTATTGAAGATGTTGGAGCTACTACTCTTTTAGAGACCTCTCGTGCTGATGCTGCATCTGCAGTATCTGTTGCTGGCGATGACAATAATCTTCTGCAACAGCAGATCAAACCCTCTGATTACGGTAACGTTATTCCCTTCAGCGTTGGTGCTGGTACCCTTTACAGTCTTACAGTCACTGTAACCAATACTGCCAACGGTCCTAAGTTTTACTACAATGGGATCTACCAAAACCCGCAAATTACTTATGTGATGCCAGGTCACAAAGTGGTTTTGGATGTATCCTCCTCTACTACTTTCGGTTATACCCCTAGATTTAGTACAACTCCTGATGGTACCCACAATGGTGGTACTGAGTATACTACTGGTGTTACCCGCACTGGTTCTCCTGGTACTTCTGGTGCAAAAGTTGAGATTGATATTACGCAAACAACTCCGAAGCAGTTGTTTATTTACGCTGGTGAGACCTCAAACGTTGGTACACAAGATGATGAGTTTCCTAACTCTACCGTTTGTGGTCGTATCACTATGTTTTCCAAGTGGTATCTTGGAAGACTAACTCAGCAGACTAATGCTCTTGATTATGGTCTGTATTCTTATACTGAAGATGGTGATGGTGTTGATGTATATGTTTTAGATACTGGTATTCGTGGTGCTTCCAGACCTACTAGTGCAACTGGTGCCAATCTTCACCCTGAACTGTATCACCCTGATCACGTTTCTGATCTGAACGGTGCTACTGAACAGGCAAACTATCGTGTTTATGAGGTTCCTGGATTTAATTCTGGGTATACTGTTAATGGCGAAACAAACTCTAACGAAGATAACAACGGGCACGGCACCCAGTGTGCCATTTGTGTTGGTGGTTTGCAGCACGGTCTCGCACACAAAGCAAGATTCTATGCTCTGAAGATTTTTGGTGCTGGTAACTCTGGTACCTTATCTGCATATGTTAATGCATTGTTAGCGGTTGTTAACCATAACGATCCCAACCACCCCAATTACAAGGGCAATGGTCGTCCTGCAATTATCAACGCATCTGTTGGTGTTGGTATTCCTTCTGAGGTTTATCGTTATGTTCCGCAGAACGAACCTGGATTTGACAGTGGTGCCTATGAGGCAGACACTGCAATGGATGACTATGAAGGTTACGTAGTTGAACAAGGTATTACTCTTGTTCGCTCTGCAGGTAACGGTTTTGGATATAACACCAAGTATGGTGGATTCCAAGCAAAGTTCTGCCCTGGTCCTCGTACTGCTGGTCCACAAGACTATCAGTATAATATGGAAGGCATCAGCGACAAGATTTCTGTCGGTGCTACTGGATATATTAATACTTTCTCGACATTCAGTAACTATGGTTCTGGTGTAACCACCAGTGCACCTGGCGAATCTATCTACATTCCTCAATATTTCTGGAACAGCAATAGTCCCTACAACTCTATTGGTAGTTCCTATTATACTTGCATTCAAGGTACCTCTTTCTCCACTCCTTTGACTGCTGGCATCATTGCTCAGTGGATGGGTAAGAAAGGGTATCAGAACAAAGCAGTTTATGAAGGCAAAACTCTACCTAGACTCGCTAAAGAGTGGATTCGTAGAGAGATTGATTGGGATTATGAGAGATCATACAGTGGAGCAGTAACTGCTCCTGTTGGACAGGAGTATGGCGGTCCTTCTGTTACTACCTATCCTACTAATGATATCGATGAGATTACTCTCGATGGTGTTAATACCAACATTAGTACTTCTCCTCAATCAAACATTATTAACGTTACTCTTGGTAGCGAGTTTGCTCGTTTCAATCCTAGTGTTGGCGACAGAGTACAGTTCCGTACTCCTGTTTCTATTCCTGCAACCGATGTTATCACTGACGTTTGGGTAAGTAGCAGTGAATCTCCTACTGCCGCATATTATATTGCAGGTGGTTTGCTGAATGTTGTTAGCGATAACCATCCTGCTCCTGGTTCCTTCGGTGTCTTCCCCTCTGGTGGTACTGCTGGTTATGTTTCTAACTTACAGATCCAGAATCAAGGTTCTGGTTACACCTTAGTTCCTACAGTTTCCTTCTCTGGAGGTGGTGGTTCTGGTGCAGCAGCAACTGCGAACATTACTCTGACTGGTGGTGCTGTGACTAGCATCACTATTGATCAGCCTGGTTCTGGATACGCTACTGCTCCTACGGTCAACATCGATGGTGATGGTACTGGAGCAACTGCTACTGCCACGATTGCGTTGACTGGTGGTGGTATTGAAACAATCACTGTTACTAACGGTGGTTCTGGTTATAATCCTCTGAACCTTCCTATTATCGCCTTCTCTGGTGGTGGTGGATCTGGTGCTAGTGCAACCGCAGTGGTTCAGGATGGTATTATTACCAGCATTACAATCGATAATCCTGGTTCTGGATATAGTGCTGCACCTACAGTTACTGTAGCTACTCCTGCACCTCCTAACCAAGGTTCTACTCCTCTGGCTCCCGACGGTGAGTTTGTCTCGGGTGGTGGTTCTACCACGTCTGCATCATTAAATCAGACGACTCAAGCGTTGACTGTTGTTACTGACAACCTTCCTCAACCTGCGCTGTATGGTAGTTTTCCTAATGCTAATAATAGCTATTCCATCAGCGGTCAAACCTACAACCATACCTTTATCTACCGTGGTGGAAGAAACATCCACAAGGATGGCACGGCAGATACTACGACCGCGCAAGATTCTATTGGAATTGCAATCAACGGTATCCAATTACGTCACTACTCTCACGGACTGAATGTAGACCTTCCTGATGGCACTGGTTGCCCTGATGGATATACTTTCAATAAGGTTTACAACTCAACTACATTTGGTGCTGACAATGGTAGTGGCATCGTCGATAGTAGTGGTACTTATTACTATACTAACTCTTCTTTCCTGCTTAATTCTTGGAAAGGATCTTCTACCACTTACACTATCACTGTACAGAATACCGCTAACGGCAATAAGTATTTCCTTAACGGTACCGAAACTCCTAACATCATTCTGACCGAAGGTAACACCTACTTCTTCGATCAAAGTGATTCCAGTAACACTGGATATCCGTTACAAATTTCAGAAGCACAAGATGGTGTGCACACTCAAGGTGGTAGTGAGTACACGATTGGTATCCGCTATCAGGGTACTCCTGGCGATGGTATTACTGGCACTGGTACTTACTTGCAACTGCAACCAGATAGCCCCAACCTTTTCTACTTCTGTTCACTTTACACTGGATATGGTTCTGGTGCATCTGTAACTACTTCGGCAAGCAGCACTGCTCTGCCTTCTCATACTACGAGTGATGTTACTAATGCCACTAACCACTCTCCTATTATTGGTTTTGCCTATGATGGTTACCCCATCTATGGTCCTATTGGTTACAATGACCCTGCATCTCCAACTACGTTGGCGAGAATGCAGTCTAGTTGGAACGTCCGCACTCAACGTACTGGTACTCAGTATCAAGGTTCTACTTACACCTGGGGTGTTACTGCGGATGACAACTTAGATTTCGATTTTACTGGTGAATCTACTGGTACTGATGTTGCCATTGCAGCAAACATTGGCGACAACCTCGTGTTTAATGTCAATGCTTCTTACACCACTGGTGGTGGTGGCGGTAGCACACCTCAAACTTATAACTTGGTTGTTACTGCATCTAGTTTCAGTGATTACACCATCTCTGGTTCTGATAGAACAGGTAACATTTCTGGTTCTGATCCTGCCATTGAGATTAATGAAGGCGACACTTTGAATTTCACGGTGTCTGCATCGGGTCACCCATTCCATCTTAAGACTGCTGCTGGTACTGGTACTGGCAACCAGATTGCTGGTGTTACTAATAATGGTACGCAATCTGGTACGGTTTCCTGGACACCTGGCAATGGATCTGCTGGTACTTACTACTATCAGTGTGAGTTCCACGGTGGTATGGTTGGAACCATTACGGTTAACTCCTCTGGTGGTGGTGGCGCAACTACTGTTACCCATCCTTTCTGGATCCAGAAAGTTCCTGCACCTTACAACCCAACTCAAGTAGTTGCTCAGGTTACTAACAACGGTAACCACAATGCTACGATTCTGTGGAATACTACTACTGCAGCTGCAGGTACTTATTACTATGTCTGCGAAAATCACGCAGCGATGACAGGTACGATTACACTGTCTGAACCTGTTGGTTTTGCTCCTTCTACGACTGCATATCCATTAGGATCTTTCGTGGAAGATTATGTATTCGTTGATGATGGACATCTTGACCGTCGTAACGGTAGATTCTGTATCACTCCTGAGTTCCCTGGAGGTACATATGCCTACTTTATGACGATGGATGCCAGCAATCAACCTGAGTTCCCATATATTCTTGGTGATGAATATTATGGAGATGCAGTTACTGAAGCAGATACTGCACCTGCCAACCCTGTGTTTGAACAACCCGCAGCTGCTGGATGTACGATTGGTACACAAATTGGTGTGGTTGATACTGTCACGGTTGATAGTGGTGGTGTTGGTTATACCTACGCTAACGTTACGTTCAGCGGTGGCGGTGGTACTGGCGCAGCGGCAACTTCTAACCTTTCGGTTCTGGATGGTTTCGTCTCTAGTTTGACTATTGATAACCCTGGTTCTGGATATAGTGTTGCACCTACTGTTAATATCGCTGCTCCTAACGTTGGTGGTGGTATTCAAGCAACTGCTGTTGCAACCATTGCAATTACTGCTGGTAACCCGAACAGCATCGATGACCACGCATTCAACCAGAACTTTAACTGGCGTGGTGGCACAAACTACAAGGAAGTTACCCCTGTAGATATTCCCTTACGTTCTGCTAATGCCTTTGGTATTACTACTACTGGTGTTTATCTCTATCACTACAGTAAGGAAGAGGGACCGACCCCTGGTTGGACATATAATACTGTAACTAATGGCAACCTCGTGGGTGAAGATGCCTACGGTGGTTTCCCCAACTCTAGCAATGTATATGGTTATAACAGCTCCAAGTTACTGTCAGCATATACCTCTGGCACTCTGACTGGTTCTAACTATCTGAGTGGAACTTACTTCGATCTTGGATATCAAACTATTAACTATACTTTGACCGTTGGTGGTAAGACCAATGCTCACGTATACTTCAACCAAGGTAGTGCAAACGGTTATATCCTGCAGGGTGGCACTTATTCAACTCCTACTGAAGCACCTGCACTTGAGTTTACTAGAGGTAATACCTACATCTTTAATCAAGATGATGCTTCTAATGATGGTCACGCTCTGTATTTCTCAACCACTGAAGATGGTATTCACGGCGGTGGTGTTCGCTATGAAACAGGTGTTACTTATCGTCTAGATGGTGCTGCTGTTGACTCCGTGTCTTATGCAAATGGATTCAATAATGCATCTCAACGCACTGTTACTTTCGTTGTTCCTCTGGATGCACCCAACACGTTCTACTATGTGTGCACCAACCACGAGAAGATGGGTAACTCCGTCTCCGTGAACAGCAATGTCCAAGGTGACTACAAGCGTCATCCTAATGGTCACTCTAAGATTCTGGGTATGTCCTTCGATGGATATCCGATCTATGGTCCATATGGATACTCTAGTGAGATGGATAGCAGCAGTTCTGTCATCCGTATGAAGACAGCATATATGCTGAAACTGGAGAATAGAATTCCTGATATGTTTGCAAACCGTCCTGTGCTTGCAACTTATCCTTATGGATCATTCATTCAGGATTATGAATATCAAGGCAATACCAACGATATGTTGGAACAAACCTTTATTGTTCAGGCATCTGCTGCTACTACCACTGGTTCTGGTGGTCGTTACTATATCTCTGGCGGTGGACTGACAGGTAACGAAGAGAAACCTGCATTCAACTTCCGTAAGGGTAGAAAGTATATCTTTAACTTGAGTGATGGTTCATTAACCAGTCACGCTATGTTGTTCTCCACTTATGGAGATGCACAAGCACAAGGTTGGCACGTTTCTGGACAACAAACTGGTGATGCTAACGCTGTTTATAACGATGGTGTTGTTTACAAACTGGAAAATGCTGTTGTTAGTTACGCTGATTATGTTGCTGGTTTTGATACTGCCACTCTGAGATCTATTGAGATTACTCCTGTTAGCAACGCACCTCAGGCATTATTCTACTTCTGCTACAACCACTCTAATATGGGTGAGCGTATCATTGTTGGTGACTTGGATAAGGATAATGGTCGTTACTGTGTGACACCTGATTATCCGAATGGAACCTATGCTTACTTCATCACAGAGGATCAAAACTCTCAACCTGCATTCCCATACATTATGGGTGAGAAGTTCAGAGCAAACCCTGTGTTCCCTGGTGAAACTGCTACCACTGCTGATTCATATGTTTATGACATCGGTGGCATTCAGTTCAACGTGCTGCAGAAACAATGGCATACCATTACTGATGTTGATTCTGTCAATAGCAGATTCCAAATCGAACCAGCAGCTGCATCCTTCACCGCAAATGTTGCGGAAGTTGGTGGTAACCTAATCAAGGTTGCTAACCTCAAGGGTACACGTCAAGAATCTGATGGTGTTCAGCGCTGGATTGATGAGAACCCTGTTGGCAATAAACTGTACTTCCAGACTGAAGCACAGGAAGATGCAGGACAAGGTGAAGGTACTGCAATTGATTACCTCCCTGTTGACAAGGGTGTTGATGGTGCTGGTAGCGGTGTTGTTCGCGGTGTTGTTACTCCTTACATTAACTTGCTGACCACGTGGTATACACCTGCAGGTTCTTTGGGTACTTACAACATTGGTGATACTGTCAACCTGCAACTGGGTGTTTCATTCTTAAGAACCTTTGCTAACGAGACTATTATTGATAGAGATTACACCTTGACTGGTGATACTATCGCTAATACTGGTCTGACATTTGATACTGAACTTGGTACTCTTACTGGTGTTCTTACTAATGGCACAACGCTTGACCTGACACTTACAGTTGAAGAAAATATTTCTGGGCAAACTCAGACCTATACGATTCAACTGACTAACGTCACCACAACTACTCAAGACGTTGAAATTGTTGCTCAAAGTGGTAACAGATTGGTTGATTATGCTGCTGTTGGTAAGAAGTATGGTCAACCTCAGGATGATGATGTATGGGCAGAAAATGAGTGGTATGCACGTCCATTCGCTAATCGTTCTTTCCAAGCAGTTCTGAGACAGAGTGCATATGAGAATGAGAAGTTTGAATTCTTACCTTACTGGCAGGTTTGGATTACTAGAGATGGCACTAGTCAGTGGGTGAACCTGAATGAGTATAGTCTCGGACCTGGCACTTCCTGTAACGGTGAAGAATTGGATCTGTATGAGTACAACGTGAGTGCACGTAACAAGTACTATTCATATCAAGAGAAATTTGAGGATGTATCTGATCGTGAAGTCTCTATGACTACATTGATCGTTAAGGATTTCTGGTCATTCGCCAACTACTACTTCCGTTTGAAGGTTCGTTGGAGACTTACTTTTGATCTTGTTCCTTCTGGCAATGATTATGCTGTGGTTGTGAACAACAGTGGTTCTACTGTGTTTGAAGTTGCGAAAGGTGCTACCTATCGCTTTGATGTTAGCAATGCTGGATGGGCAGGTAAGAACTTAGAGATCAGATCTGCCGCTACCAGTGGTACCCTGACTGCAAATATCACCAGATATGGTACCCCTGGTAGTGCTGGTGCTTGGGTTGACATTAGAATTCCTGAGAACTTCTCTGGTAGTTCTATCTACTTTGGTCAGGAAGGTGGTACTTCGTTCTCTACTCAGCACTTAGATTTCACCTCTACCTACACTGCACTTACCACTAGCACAGTTCAACTGACTGCTACTAACTTGCCTGCAGTTCCTACTCAACCTAACCTGACGATGAACAGTGGTGCAACTGCTATCACTGCATCTTCCTTCTCGGTTAGCACTGAGTATGGTGCATTAACTCACTATCCTAACACCCTCCCTTATCAGTCTTCCAACAGATCTCCTAAGGCGGGTCGTTATCCTGTGCAACTGCTTTGTACCGACCAGAATATCGACTATCTCTGGTACAAGAAAGTGTACACTTATGACACTAGCACTGGTACTAAGAGTTACAACTGGGATACTTACGAGAACACTTACGGTTCTTATATCCCTCTGAACTCTCCTCACTTCAGATCTAGAAGAGATTTTGGTACTAATCCAACCAATTATATTTCTTCCTGTAGTCTGGATGGTGTGAGTGTTTATGAAAATAACTACATCAGTTTCGATGAAGAGTTCCCCCTCCGTGTTAACTGGGGTGGTAACTTGATCGAAGTTCCTATCGAATCTCCCTCCCAACTGCAACCCCCTCTGGATAATTCTGGTAACGTTATCCGCGACACCGACCTACCTTGTAATGGTATTCCCTCTGGTGTGAATTCACCTTACTCTTATCAGGTGGTGATCGATAATGGTCCTACTCAGTCCAGTATTTCTAACGAAATCACGCTGATTCCTAACCCTCCCGAACTGGGTATGTGGTGGTATCAGTATGCAAATGGTTGGACTGGTACTGTTTCTAATGGTTATCTTCGTCACGATCAGGGATTTGTTGACAACTCCCTTACCTGTGGTGATTACTTCGGCAACGTTATGGTTCGTTCCTTCGTTATTGACGTGGGTTCTGCACCACTGAGCGCTCTGCCTTACATTGACATCAATAACCTGAAGATTCAAGACTACTATAAGGGTGCGCAAAACCTGACTGTTACTAACAATGGCACTCAGGATGTGACTTGCTCGTACACTATCGATGCTGGTCAGTTTACCTGGAGATTGCGCTTGATCAATGAGTTCCCTTATATGGAGACAATTAATAATGGAGCAAGAACAATCTACACCCTTAATAATGCAACACACGCTAATGGTCCTACTGTTGTCAACACTGGTGACTTCGACACTTTCACTGGTCAGTTGGCTACCGCAACTGGTTTGCTTCGCGAATGCCCATTCCGTGGCGACACCAGCATCAATATGCCTATCGACTTCTCAGTGAAGAATGATACTTCACCTGCTGTCTTCCCTGCACGTGGTACCCAAAAGGTCTACACACTGTGGGTGGAACTGGTTGAATCTCCGTTTGATCTGGTCGATTTGATCAACCTTGTCGCTGTTGCTGATCCTTGTCAGGATCACACCTATGACTTTGCATACACCTCTAACGGTGCTTGCATTACTCCGTCTAATGATTACTTCTGTAACTTTATCAAACCTCTGCGTGATCGCAACCACGCTGAGCAACCGATCATCGGTATGGATGGCGTGGCACAGATTAAAGTGACTGACGGTATCACGCCTAGAGCACTGGACTTCCAGATTCCTGCTCCGTGGCCTGTTATCTTCTCTTACTTGGGAGATTGTAACCCCACTTGCGCATAAATTACTGTATAGGATAAAAGTAAAATGGCACTCATCTACCCACCCGCAATGGGGAGTATTCCGTCGCCAGCATCATTAACTCCCACGCTTCTCACCTCTACTTTTAGTGGTGAGACTGGGGTTGGTAGTCACCAGTCAACCGATTGGCAAATTTCTACGACGGCAACCTTTACCACGGGAACATACGCTTACAACCAGAATGATACAGTCAACTTATTGTCTGTAACTCTGCCTGGTTCTACGTTATCGTCTAACGTCACATATTACGCTCGTGTCAGACATCGTGATGACCTTGGTAATATTTCTAACTGGTCGAAAGTTGCTACTTTCAACACTGGTCTGACGATTAACACTCCAACTGTTAGTGTTAATTCTCCAACTGGTTTGATTCCTATCATCACATCTTCTGCGTATGTGGGTGTCAATACTCATACGAGATCTCATTGGCAGATCTCTACTGATCTAAACTTCACGTCAATCTATGAGGAGTTAGTTGATTCTCCTACTAGTCTGACACAATATACACCACAAACTCTATCCTATGATACTCTTTATTATGTAAGAGTAAGATATAAGGATAATCTTTTACAAGCGTCTGAATGGAGTGATCCTACCTCCTTCTATACTGATACTCAGACGAATGTCAATCCAAAGATCAACCGACCCAATATACTTGCACCTGTCAATAGTGCCACGGGATCAACCCTGACACCTACAATTACAGCATCTGGTTTTATTGGATATAATGGTGCAACTCACGTATCTTCTACGTGGCAGATCTCTACTAGTAGCACATTCGGTAGTAGCGGTGGACAAGCACCTGGCACATCATATAGCGCATCTCCTCAAATTACTAATACAAGTGGATTGGTATTTGAGTCTGCTAATGATATTAACAACAAAACTTTTATCACTATTGGTGCTGGCATCTTAGAAGAAGCGAACACTTACTATGTTAGGGTTCGTTATCAGTATGTTGACTTACAGAACACAAACTGGTATTCTGAATGGTCGGAACCAATTTACTTTGCAACAACAGCAGTACCTGCTGAGTTGCAATGTCCTGAAGTTACTTCTATTACTGAGTCCAACATCTATGACAGAATGGATGTTGTGTCCTCAACGTTTGTTGCTACTCCTACTGCAGCACAAGCACACGTTAGTAGTGATTGGGAAGTCGCTACAGATGCAGGATTCACTAACAAAGTGATTGTTGCAACTGATGACACTACGAACAAAACTACGTTCCCGATTCCTACTGATTCTATTCGCCCCTCAACAAACTATTATGTTAGAGTACGCTATTATAACGGCAGCATTTACAGTGCTTATTCTACAGGCTACGTCTTCACGTCGCCCGCAACCGCAACTGGTACCCTGCAAGATTTCACGCGAGTCCAGACGGACACGCTAGATGACCTGTCGGTGTCCACAAACAAGATCATTAACTTGAGTGTGACCACACCAAAACTGGCTGACAATGCCGTCTCCGCAAGTAAAATTGCGGTAGGAGGTATTATCGAAGGTAACCTGGCTAATGACTCTGTGACTTCACCAAAACTCAGTAGTCTTGCTGGCAGTGAGGCAGTCACCACTGATGTTGTTAGAAATAATAATATCACTACTGCTAAGTTAGCTGATGGTGCCGCAACTTCTGAGAAGATTGACATTACTGGTGCTACTGATCCTGTAACCCCTGCTAATGGTCAGATCTTCTACAACACCAGTCAAGATACATTTAAGACTTGGAATGGCACTAACTGGAAAGAAGCAGGTGATGCTGGTGACTACTACATCATTCGTAAACCTCAACCAGGATCTAGTAATTTGACTGTTGTCTATGCTGGTAGACAGACAAATATTTCATACAATGACTACTCATCGAATCTTAACACTCATCAGTTCTTCGCACCAGCGGGTCTGACTTTTGCTATAGATAGTAGTGGGCATCTCATCGTCACAGTAAGATAAAGCAATGTCACAATTTTTCATCGATGTAGGTAAGATCAAGCTTACCTGGACAGGTAACTGGTCAAGTTCCACCGATTATGTGGTGGATGACCTAGTATGGTATGACGATGGGTCCACTGTTAGTTCGTACATTTGTGTCGCGGGACACACCAATCAACCACCTTCAGTTACTGGCACAGTAGATACAAATTATTGGAATCTATTTGCTGCTGGTGGTCTTGCTGGTGGTTTGCAACCTGGGGGCACAGCATCCAATCAAATTCAGTATAAGAATGGATTGTCACTAGGTGGTGAGACAGCATTTACATATGATCCTTCTACGGATTTGATGACTGTCCCATCTATTGCTGTTACTGGTACTTCTACCACATATGATGTTGATGTCACTGGTAGTGTTCGTGCAACTGCATTCTTTGAGGGTGCTAATCAACTAACTTTTAATATTGCTGCTGAGCAAGTTACTAGTGGTACTGTTAGTAATGCTAGACTGCCAGCAACAATTTCTGTTACTGATCTTGCTGCTAGCACTAGTCTTGCAGTTAAGACAAATGGTTTAGTCTTTGATAACACAACTGATCGTGTAGGTATTGGTACTTCAGTTCCTGCTACTCGTTTAGATGTTAGATCAACTTCTAGTGCAGGCAATGATGACATTGTTGCACGATTTAGATCTGATCATTCCACTGCGAATGGTACATATATTGAAGTGATGCCCAACACTTCTGCTGCACAGAAGTCTGGTATTCATTTACATAAGAATTCTCTCCGTACTGATCCATTCACTATGGAGAATGACGGTGGTGCAGTTACGTTTGACAATAAACATACTTCTGCACCTAGTATTGATTTTGATCTTATTGGAGCAAATAAACTCCAGATCACTGAAAGTATGACCACCATCAATACACCATTTAGAATCAATGGTTGTTTTGATGAAGCAAATGTTAGTGCTGCTATCGATGGCAGCGGCAATCTAAACATTGATGCTACGACAGGATCTGTGTTTAGTGTTACTCGTAATGATATTATTACTGCGTTTAACATTACTTTGCCAGCAGGTGCACGTGCTGTGTCATTGACATTTGTGATGACATCAAATGGTTCATACAACGTTGCGTGGCCTGCTAACACTGCGTGGGCAGGTGGTACATCTCCCACAATGACATCAACTGCTGGTAGAATAGATGTTATTACACTGTCAACCTTCAATGGTGGCAGTAATTGGCTTGGTTTCGTAGGAGGCACAGACTTTCAATGAGTCCTATTGGTTGGTCCAAGGGTATTATTGCTTCATCTTCCTCTGGTGGAGGAGGTGCACCTATTTCTACGTCTGCTCAACTTTCGTTTAGCGGTCAGCATAATGCATCATACAATATCAGTCCTGGTTTAAATTATATTCTCGATGCAGAGAATGGTAATGGTGGTACTGGGTGGCATAACATAACTTTCACTGTTGATCGTGACATTGCGCTCCAAATTCATATGTGGGGTGCAGGTGGTGGTGGCACCAAGAGATCTGGTGGACAGACTGGTGGTGGAGGTGGATACTCCACTGGAACATACATTTTCCAAGCAGGTGTCTCGTATCAGATTTATGTTGGTGGTGCTGGTGAGGGCGGTAGTCAAAGTCCTGGCAACAACACTGGATATAATGCGAAGAATACTGGTGGTGGTCACGCTGGTGGCACAACTAGCAGTCAATTTGATGGCGCAGGTGGCGGTGGTTTGACTGCAATTTATGAAGGCAGTAGTACAAACACTAGTGCTGCTATCATCGTTGCTGGTGGCGGCGGTGGTGGATCAGGTGACACTGCAACTGGTGGTGGCGGTGGCGGTGATTCAGGCGGCAGTGCTAGTAATGCTACTGGTCGTGGTGGATCTGGCGGTAGTCAATCTGGTGGTGGTGCTGCTCCTGGCGGTGCTGGTACTGGTTCTGCATTCAATGGTGGCAATGGCACTGGATCAGGCGCTGGTGGTGGAGGAGGTTACTACGGCGGTGGCGGTGGTAGCAACTCTGGACCTGGCGGCGGTGGCGGAGGATCTGGATATATTGGAAGTGTTGACAATGGCACCACGGTTAGAGGTGGCAATGGAGGCAATGCTCCACAGACTGGTAACACCTATTGGAGATCTAACGTCGGACGTGGTGGATCCAATGGTGGTCGCGGTGGTGGCGGGCTAATAGCATTTGTCAGACCCTAAATAACAAAAGAGAACAAGTACCCAATTGAGTTAAATGGCTCTTACAATCGATGTAGGCAAGATTAAAATCAAGTGGAGAGGCACGTACAATGCTGGTACTGCCTATGAAGTAGATGACGCCGTTAGTCATTATGATGGTGCTACTACCTCTGCTTATATTTGTATTGCCAATACTACGGGAAACGCCCCGTCAACTAACAATGTTCTTCACAGCAGTTGGGAATACTTAGCACGAGGAACTGAGTCTGCCTCTGGTGGAGATGCAGACGGACAAATTCAATATAAAACAGGCACTGGATTTGGAGGCGAGTCAGGATTTAGTTATGACGCTTCTAGTAACACTCTTACTGCTCCAAACGCTACTATCACTGGCGATCTTACGGTCTCAGGGACGACGACGACTGTAAACACTACGAACACCACTATCTCTGACAACACGATTGTGTTGAACAGTGGTGAAACTGGTGCTGGCATTCAGCACTCTGATGCATCTGCTGGTATTGAGATTGAGCGTGGTACTGCACTCAATACTAAGATGCTCTATGATGAGCAAGCAGATGTATTCAAATTCTTAGAAGGTAGTGGTCCTGCTAGACTGCACGTCCCAGCATATTCTGAGGAAGTGATGGCAGAGAGCATTAGTAGTGGAGTTGTTAGTCTCGATGTAAGAGGAGCAACAATCTTCACTATTACATTGTCTGAAAACATCACTGGTTTTACACTCACTGGTGAGCAAGCAGCAGCATCAACTAGTTTTATTCTGGTGTTGACACAAGATGGAGTTGGCGGTAGAACTGTTGACCTAAGTAACTTTGTGGGTCGTACTGTTAAGTGGGCAGGTAGTGTGGTACCTACAGTATCTACTAACCCTAACGCAACTGATATTTTCTTGTTCACCACATTTAACGGCGGTACTATTTACTACGGGTTCACTTCTGGTCAGGAGTTCTGATAAATGCCATTATTTGCAGCGAAAGGGATGATGTCGTCGGGTGGCGGCGGCAATTTCTATACCCTATTAGAAAACAGTCAAGCAACTAAAAACGATACCAGTTATAGAAAACCATCTGGTATGTTTGATGTTGCTACGTCATCCTCTGGTGATGTGTATACACTCAATGGTCAGATGAATAATCTGACGGGGATGTATAATGTCATCGTTGCAAAGTTTGGTGCAATCGGTGCTATCTCGTGGCAGTATACTATTTCCACAGCGAAGAACGTTTTCCCTTGTGCGTTGGCGTGTAACACGTCAGATAATAGCATTTTTATTTGTGTGGTAGAGACCACGAACCTTGCGAACGGAACAGCATATAATAATAAACGTAATAATGATTCCAACTCCGCCTACAACGACACTACAACTGACGCTGTTTATCGCTTTATCAAGTTTAGTTCATCTGGAACACGAATCTGGGAGAATCAATACACTACGACAAACACGGCATCTTATCGTAGCTCTATTAACACGATGAGTTCTAGTGGTGCTACGTTCTCAAATATTTTTGAGAACAGAGCAAACCAAGCATATGAAATGAGATCACTGACGGGTGCTAGTGATCTTAAGATGGTTCGTAGCGCTCCTAGATTGGCAGCTTTCACGAGTGTTAATAGCCTTACTGACGCATCAGTTCTTGCTCACGTAGCAGTAGACTTAAATGGTAGTGGACACCGCTCTGTTGAATTGGCGGAGAGTGATAATGTTAAGACTCTTGGTGTGAACAAGTCTGGAGCTCTTGGTGTACACGAAGCATTAGCAACTGATGGTCCTCATTTTGGTGGTCGTCCGCAATGTACTAGTAATATTGTTATTGATCAGAGCAATTCACAATTTTATATTGGGGTTGCTGCTAATGCCAGTGGTACGGATCTCTCTAACACTAGATCTACATTCCATCTTCTACGAATTCCGTTTGATGGAGTTGCTATTCAATCAAGAGAACTAGTTTATCCTGGTGGATGGGATCAGAATGTCAGAATGGCAATTGATGTCAATGGCAAACTGGTGATTCCTTGGTCTATGACCAACAAAGCTCGCAATATGAGGGATCAGTCAGTCTCTACTATTCAAGGTAACCCTGTATACTATCAGTTCTTTGACACTGGAGACCCAGGCAACACACAGACTGATTGCACTGCTTCATACATCAGATATGATTGGAATACTACTGATTATGATTTCACATATTATGATTTAATTAATCAAGCACCTGTTAAGGTGTGTAAGGTAGAGAAAGAACCTGCACCTGGCACTACCTATGAGTATGTGACAACTGCTGGTCTAACTCCTGGTCCTACTGTTAATCTTGGAAATGTTATTTCTTCGAGAACTGCAGACAACCACCACTGGAAGATTGGTAGACATACTAACTTTGTACAGGTACAGAAAAAGAATATTGCCACTAATGCTCTCGATTGGGTGAGATCATTCTTTACTATTCCTAAGATGTATGTTAGGGATGGTAATAACTGTGGTTATGACACCAGTGAGACTGGTATTGGTAGTGATATGTACTATCGCGAAGGTGTAAACTTCGCTGGTAATGACATTCAAGTCACTGATAGTAAAGTGTTTAGCAATGGCATTTACGTCATTGGTAATGTTATTGGTGCACGTAATGCTGATGGTTATGACAATACTAGTGGCAATAACTATGAGTCAAAGGCAAATTACATTGGTTTCATTGCTAAGATTGAGTTTGATGGCACTGTAGATTATATTAGAGAGATTAGAGCTGGAACTCCTGGTAGAAAACCTGGAGATGCATTCAATCCAGTGCCTAATACTCCTGGATATTATTATGCAATGGAGCAAGATGGTGGTGTCCTGTTAGACAGCATCAATTTTGACGCATTTAACAATATGATTGTTACTGCACGTTATGTGAGTTCTAACAACGTTGGATCTTCGGGTCACTTTGTTAGAAATACAATCTTTAAACTGCCTCATAATGGTGATTTAGTTGGTCCTATTGAAGTCACTGATGCATCAGGAACATACATTGATATCAACTTTGACTACACTCCTGCAACCATCGTACGTTGTTGGGATGAAGTTGTGTATGATCTGAACGCAACTAACAATGATAATAGTGGTCTTGAGAAGTATAAACTTCTCCGCACTTGTACTCTGTGGAACACAGACATCAGCTCTGCGACTGATCCTTCTTCGACTGCTGCACCTACTACAATCAATAACTATCAAGCAACTACATCTATCAGTCCTTCTAGATTGGTCACACTTGACACTGGTACCTATCAGAATAGGTATTTGTGGTCTGCACCAACACAAAATGTGCAGTTAGATAGCACACAGAATAGACAATGGGATCGTGCTGATCGTAGAACTACATCAAGTATGTTCTTACAGTCATATGCTGAGCAGACTGAGAACGAATTTGATACAAGAATTGAAGCAATTGCATCTTGCCCGTGTCATTTGTATGTGGATCAGTCAGTTGCAACTGACAATGCACAATTAGATTATAGTAATGCTAACCCTAGTAATCACCAACTTCACGGTGTTGCGGGACAACCTAATGCTGCACGAATTGATAAGCAAGAGGTGCCTAATGGTTTGCTCACATTATCACAGTATTGGGATGGTAACACTGGACTGAGAACACAAGTTCTCACCAGGCACGGTCCTACTGGTGGTATTGAAGCACGTGCATATCACACTGGATACAACACATATCCTAAAGGTATTGATGTTGATCCATATGGTAACATCTATTGTGTGGGTTGGACTGCCAACACTACAGGTGGTAATAACTATGGTTTAGGTTATATTGTATGTTATGACAAAGATCTGAATTATCAATGGGATTACGAGATTACTGAAAGTAACTCCACTTATATTGGCAGCGCACCTGCTAACTTCCAAGCACACTGTGTTTCTGTTGAGTTGAACTCACCTAGTGCAGGTGTCTTGTTTGTTGGTGGTCACTTCACCCAAGAAAGTGGTGGGCAATCAACACAAATGGCAGAGGTTGTGGGTATCAGACTACAAGTTGCTGGTACAGATACTGGTCTTGCTACACCGCTTGCCACCACACTTAATAATGTTCAGTTTGCTCTTGGTGGTTCACAAGCAGGTAATGCTGTTGATGGTATCTTTGGTATTGATACTGCTCTCGAAGAACGTAGTCCTGGCGGTGGTGGTACTAACTCTATCAAGGTTGGTTACGCTGGTAAAACCTACGATTCCACTGGTAATACTACCCGTGGTATGTACGGATTCTTCTCAGTTGATACAAGTGCCAACGTAATGGGTAGTAGCGCTGGTGGTTATGGTCGTGGATATATTATTGGTGACGACTTGCAACTTAATAAGTTTAAGTGGCGTAAGGGTATTGGCAATGTGATGAGAGGTTCAGGAAATAATGCTGCGGAAGGTGGTTGCACCTACGCTGTCTCTGGATCTGAAACTCAAGCAGGTGATACTAACGGTATTATCATCGTTGCTAATGATACGTGGGATGCAACTAATGCATTCCCTTCATTCACCAACACTGTTAGTAACCGTCCACACTCCTTCTCTAGTTTCACTATCAATAATAGTAGTGGTGCAGATACCATCAAAGACATAGTTTGGGGACATAATGAAGTTCCTGGAATTCAGGATTTTGCATTAAATACTGAATTTGAGCATTATTATTTCAATGATACTGGTTTTGGTCAAGGTGGCATATCTCAGTCTACCTATGCACACCATAGATTTAATCCCCACGAGGTATCTCAGGACAAACTCTACGCTGTCGCATCTATCACCAACCAGTTCAACCAACTTGACACCTACATCTGTGAAATCACCACTGCTGGTGTAATTGCGCAGAGTGTTCACGGTAACGTGAGTGCTGCACACAATAAGAGTGTGACTGGTTGTAATATCACCAGGATTGGTAAGTTGAGCACCAGTGGTATCACTGAACCTGCAGGTGTTGCAGTGCTGGGTCACCAGTATGGCACGCTGATGTTCTCAATGAATGCTGCTAACTCTGGTACACCTAATGATAGACATCTGTTGACTGCTAAGTTACCAATGGATCTGTCTAAGAAGCAGGCAGCATATCATACAGTTGGTCCTCTGTCTGTTGTTTGGGATGAAAGAGATACATCAATTAACATCACTGGTCAGTCGATGTATGCTCTTGAGATTAACCAAGCAGAACCAGGATCAAGTAACGATCCGTATAGAGATGGCACTAGGTTCTTCTATGGAGCAGTAAATGCTACTACAATGCTTAATGTTCCTGCAGGAAGTGTTAAGGTCAACGATATTACTAACCTTGGTACCTTCAATGCTGTAACGCAGGAGTTGCAAACGTTCACTCAATCGTGATATACTACTAACATCCTGAACATTATTATGGGCGCTCACTCTCTACCTTCAAAACACACCGTTGATTGTAATGTCTTTAGGGATATCAATACCACTCTGGAAGAGAGAGGTTATCTTAAAGAGATGATTCTCACTTACAAGCATATGTTTGCTGAACAGATGACACAACTGAAGTTCAATCAGAGTACAGATAACACCAAACGACACCAATATCGACAGCGACAACAACAAATTGCGGATTCACTACTAGAAAAGATCCGAAAAGCCAATTGAAAAAGTGGCACACGAGGGGTTCTACCCCTCTTTTTAATGGTATAATAATGTCATTCGCAACCTAGTATTGCAAGGAACACTCCCACCACGTCACACACTGTCAGTGAAGGACGCTGCTGCACTAGAACCATTCTATCGTGCACAACGTGACCACGGTCCAGTATATACCTGGCGTCAACTGCGTGAGCGTGGTGCTGTACCCAAACCCAAGGAAGATCCTACCCTTAAACAAATTTGTGATGGATGTAACCGCGAGTATGGAACAAACTACGACTATGACACAATCTTCGGTAAAAAAGATACCAATCCTACCGACAACTCTGTATGAGTTCGAGGTACCCCAAGATATATTTGCACCATTGGTAGCATTATGCCATCAAATCCCATATAATTGGGAGAATGATGGTGATGTGAGAAACTATGCTGACTGCTCTGCTGCACCAGCAGCACTAGCACTTGCCAATTGGGCAGAAGAATCAGTAGAAGAGATATACTTAGACATATACAATAAACCATACGCACATAGTATGGCAGTGACATCGATGTGGATCACACAGACAAAACGTGGTGAGTACACACATTTACATAAGCACCCGTGGTCAGTAATTAGTGGCATCGTTTACCTCACTGGAGAGAGTGGAGATACTACATTTGTACGTGAGAATCCATATGATGATACAAATGGTAGAATGAATATGTCTCACGCACATAAGCACGAGCACGCACATAAACTATCATTGGGTAAGATGCTCATCTTCCCATCTACACTTGCGCATTTCGTCAATACCAATACAGAGGACTCGACAAGACACACTCTATCATTTAATATGATGCCTCGCACCGTCTATGCTGACCCCACTGTGCGGTTTGAGAACTGGCACAAGAACAATGGTGCGCCGCACTGACGGCTGTATAATACTAAGGTAATCAAGGGACAGGCAATGACCACTCAATCGTTTTCTGACTTCTGTGCTACCCAGGACGCTCGTAACGAGATCCAACTCAACGTCCGCAAGTGGACGCTGATGCTGTGTGATGCTCTGGAGGACAACTTCAAGTCTCGCAACCGTGGTACGGTTGGTCGTCACGATGCTCCTTCCTATAAGTTCGTGATTGAAGAGGGTCGCAAGTATCTCAAGATCGTTATGGTTGTTCCTAACGAAGGTCGTCTTCCCTCTGAGAGTGTCCACGCATTTGTGGACAAGAAGACTGGTGAAGTCTACAAACCAGCATCATTCAAATCACCTGCTAAGCACGTTCGTTATGATCTGCGCTTGATTGAGCACCGTGAGTGGTTGCTGGAGCACGCTGACTGGGCAGGTGGTTACCTCTACAAGAGGTGATCTGCTATACTGTCCTTATACTACACAACACAATGACCAAAACTATTCTAGAACGCGGTGGTTTCCGCTTTGTTGAGTCTGGTGTCCTAGAGAATGGCAACCCAGACTATCGTCTGCAAGAGCAGAATGAGTATACCAAGCGCTGGTCTGATGTATACTATTTCGACAATCAAGATCAATTCCTCCTTGCTATCGAAGATGATCAGTATCCACGCTGGTTGACAGGCAAGACTTGTTATGCTAAAGACACCGTTCGCGCACAGGACTATGGTAAGTACCTCTGATCTTCTACACTACAAACTGCAAGCAGCATTGAGGGAGAATGAATTCCCTGATGATGAACTAGCATACCTTGGATATCGTAGAGTAGGTGACACTGATGAGTTTCAGCATCATTATTTGATTGCTGGTGAACATATTGTCCCTGTGAATATGATTGAGGATTTTGAGAACACCTCAGACCCCTCTGAATGACCCTGTAACCCCTCTGTAACATCATCTATGCCTAAGTACACCAAAGCAACAGCAGAAGAGCGCTTCAGACTCCTGTTTATGGGTCTCCACGATGTGTGTGAAGACCAAGGATGGGGTGACCCCTGTTCATATAATCGTCTGCGTGAGATCCATACTGCCATTGAACTTAAGCATAAGATTGCACAACACTACTCTGGTAGTGATGCAGAGGATGATATTGGAGAAGCGGAATATAAGTCTACTATTGGTAAAACTATCAATGCCACGTACAATGGCATCAGTGTGAAAGGATCGTGGAGAGCACAAGATAAGTATCTGCGCGAAGAGAAGTTGTTGAAATACAAGAACCATTACTTTGTACGGTATGATGGTGCGGAAATCGCGGAAATTTGGCGTATGAGTGGTGAGGATGTGTATAATTACCTCAAACCACGTCTCAAGGTTAAATACGACAAGTTGAAGACTGCGGAGAAACTACCTGCAGATCCGCGACTAGGTGATAGTATTTGTATGTCTGCAATCAAAAAGTATGGAGAGAAACTAAAATGATCATTGCCGCCGCACTATTGTGCACCTTATGTACACCTGCTGAAAAGGAAGTCATCAATGTCCTATCGGATTATGGCATCAAAGATAAGAATGCAGTTGCTGTTATTCTTGGTAACATTAAACAAGAATCCAACTTCAAACCGTTAGCGTGTGAAGAATACACACCACGTGTTGCTAGAGACTACCAAGATTGTTATGTGAACACACGTGGTGGATTTGGATTGATTCAGTGGACATCTGAAGGTAGAATCAAGGGTCTCGGTACATTCTGTACTACCAATATGTGTAACCCTAACACTATCAGTGGACAGATGAGATACTTGGTGAATGAATATGATTTCCAACTAGTGAAGAATGTATTCACCACACCTGGGTTACCCCTACAATCATACAAGGATGCATCATTCTCGTGGATTAGGTGGGGAGTGACAGGACATAGGTGGAACTATACTGCTGACTACCTCAACAAACTGACAGTCACAACCACTGTCTAAACTGGCACACGCCCCCTGGTTTCGCGATCAGGGGGCATTATAATAGGTACATACCAAACGAGGGAGACTCGATGACCACTCAAGTTGTGAAGCACTGCTTCTACAAAGTTGAGATCGACACCGTTGATGCTCCTCAGCACCCTATCGTGTACTTCCGCAAGTGTGGCAAGTGCACCACTGCTAAGGGTGCTGACCGTCAGCACAACCGTATCGTGAACGAGACTGTCGATGCCTGGCGTCCGTTCTCTCAGCAGATCCGTCGCTACACCATCTCACGTGTCCCTGCTGACGTTGTAGTCAAGGGGGAGGTGCGTAGCGCCTGATGCGTAGTACCTGGACCCTGGCAACAGCACTGGTCAGCATCGGTCTCATCTATGTCTGTGTAATGCCATCAGACGCTCAAGCTGAGACAGTGCAGACGATAGTTGACCTGATCCATTCTGCACCCAAGGCACGGGACGGCGAGACATACTAGGACAGTTCACAAACTGTCCACTACCAGTCTCTTTTGTCCCCTGTCCATTCTATAATATGTTCATCAACGCGGCACAACCGATGCAACTTCTCACTCCCGCAACACAAATCGATTATTTTCCAGTTGGCACTGGCAAGCGCTACGTAAAGCGTGTCATCTGGCACCCCACTGAGAATGAGTACCAAGGTTGTGTCTCGTTTTCGACTCGCACCAAGTCTGATATGGTGTACGACGTTAACCAGTACGTCGCTAATGGTGCTGAGGTTACTGATTTCAATCTCACTCCATATACTGGTGATGACTATTCCCCTGTTTATTGCTAATGATCAAATCTATCCCCGATAACAAGTTTCTTCGTCAAGTCTTGTATTGGTTGGTAACTATCGCAGCAGTCATTGTTGCCACTGCCCAGTTCATCTATCGTGCCTGGGTTGAGAATGATATAGGTGCTAAGATAGGCACTAGTATCAACAAAACTGCCAAGGTTCTTAACCAAATTTCAGCTACAATCATCGAGGAAACTGAATAATGCTTGTAAAACTCTTCTTAAATACCGATGAAATTGAGGTCCTCCGAAATGCCTGCCAAGTCCTCTCCCGACAACAACAATCAGTCTGCGAATCTAATAATCACGCCAGACTTGGAGACTGCTACGACATCCTCACTGCCGCAGCAGAACGTGGAAGAGCAGATTCAGAACTATTTGAGCAAGAACAACAAGAAAACCTATCGTGATCATCAACGACAACTCATTGCTGATTTGCTTCTAGAGTACGTATCACAAGAGGATACATCAGCATATGATTTTGTCTCAGACGTACGTCACGAACTCTTTAGTTTGCAAGATTATTTCCAAGGTCAACTCAACAAAGTCAATGCTATCATATCTTACCTCAGTGGCAAGAACACGCCGCATCTCCACACTCGCAAGAATGTATCGTATGTCAAAGACGTTACTGACTCACCGTCAGACTGGGAAGACTTCTGGAACAATGAAGATGGAAATGCAGACTAAAAAATGTTGGGAAGTAGCAGTATTGTCAGAGATCGATGATAAATTACAATGGCGAACCTGGACAGAAGATGTCGTTTACCCCACCACAATATTGCGACACGTCCAGAAGTCGTATCCTGACGCAACTGCAATCCAACTCAATGTACGATCCCGAGAACAAAACTGAAAAACTTAAACGTGCACTAGGTCTATTCATCGAATCTGTGTATAAACCAGATGATAAACTACGGTCTTGTGCACACAACCAAAAATGTTATCACGAACTAATGGAAGTTCGTGATGAGGTTCTAGTTCACTTGTATGGGAAGTTGAATCAAATGTGATCAACCTTTATAGTAACTGATCATTTGTTCACTAGGACCAATGAACTTCATTTCACCAGCGTCACCAGTTTCACGATCCATTCTTGGTAATTTTGATGCCCACGTTGTTGCAATGTATTTGTTACCTTTGATGGGAGGATTACCACGGTGCATATGAGTATAACCTGCGGGGAAGATAACAGTCTTTCCCTTTTCAGGTTTCACTCTAACACCTTGATACAAGAATTCAGTCTCACCACCTTCAAAATCATCATTTAGATAGGTGATAAAGACAAACTCACGATCAGCAACAAAGAAACCAGCATTATCGTAATGCCAACTATGAAATGCTTGTCCTGGTTCAGTACGATGCACTTTAGCAGCACTCATCCAGAAATCATTCAATGCTAATTGACTAAACTCTTCAAGGTATTGACGTTGCGCCAACTTACCCCATCCACTCAATAGTGTATTACGTACACTAGGTGATGTACCTTCAGTCAACCAATAAAAGTAATCTGAACGTTCAAACTTTGACGCCTCTGTATTTGTCCCTGTTGGTTCATTATTGATGTGTCCATTGTATAGATCTTCAGTATACTTAATCAACATATCACAGAACTCAGGTGGTACGTGATTAGGATACTCTCTAATCATTGTGTCACACTCAACAGTGTGTTTGATGACTTTCTTTCCTTGTCTATCCATTGTCGCGGTGCTCACCACTTAGTATAAATTCTTTTGCTTCACTAACTGAAGCGAATGTAACTAGTGTACCATCTTCACACTTAACTGTCCACCCATCATCAGTCTTTGTCCAGAGATGAGCAAACATTTGGTTTTCTAGTTCATCCAGTGACATATTGCCACCGCAATTTTTACACGCCATAATTAGTAATGTGTTTTAGGTAATTAGTAATGTCTTCACTCGATCGATTTCAATTCTATTTTGGACTAGAGTCTTCAGATGAAGATTATCGATTGGAACATTTACAAGCATCCGTATTGCGTTGCGCATTGCAAGCTCTACCCCATCCTATCACACACGAAGGTGTGCACAGTCTCATTAATGAATTAGAAACTAAAGCTTATGAATCCCGACGACATACTGCTCTCGACGATGAGCAAAAACTTTGAATATGACAAGGTACGTAGAGAAATCGACGCAATTGATGATGTTGTCATTCTAAGAGACCTTGCTAAAAGTTTCATTAAATTGTATATGAAACAACAAGAAACGCTCACGCAAACTATTAAAATGACTCCAGACAGCATAAAACCCCCTCAACCTTAGGTCAAGGGGGTGTATACCACTACTACGATTGTCACATCACATAAGCATTTCCCGACAGACTCTTCTGCATTCACGTGTATGACGCCCCTCTGTCGTACACTCGATTAAACAGTCAAAGTAATCATCTTGCTTATCAACTGCATCTTTGATAGATTCTCTCCATCCCTCCAACTGATTGTGTGACATTAAGTTGTGCATTGTTTGTAACCTCAATTCAAAACGTATAACGAAAGTGTGATGGGTTTCAGTTCATAGTCTTGTCCGTTAACACATACTATTTTATGTTGGATCCACCAAAAAACGAACGTTTTCCACAAGGATTGTATCCATTCTTACTATCTCTTCTTTTTGCTTCATCAATCATATTGCTTGGTATTAAGAAGACAAACATAACTTGGTCCCTTTGGTTATCACACTTACAATGACACCTAAACAACAAATGGTATTGAATAACTCCCTATCCAATATCCTTAATGCTATCCCTGATGCAACACTCCATCGCCAGTCTATGCTTGACTCCCAAGGTAACAACACCCAAAGAATCATCATCTCCTACCCAGTACCTAAGTATGAACCACCAAGTTAAGTCCCAAATGTATTACATATTCTGGGGTATATGTACAGCAATTGTCTTTAGTGGTCAACTAATAGTAGCATCTGGTTACTACACTATGTCAGACAGTTTTAATACCTATGTGCGGACCCTCCGCTCCCAGTGATACCAATGCTTTTCCACAGGTTATCCACATATCTGTGGAAAACTTATTAAATATGTGGAAAAATATAGTTTATGTGTTCTATATCTCTTACAATACTGAGATAACTGGGGGTCTTAGCCTGCAGTCTAACACAAGAAACTGAAAAAGTCAAGAAAGTCAGAAAACCGAAATAATGAAAAAGTTAAAAAAGTCAAAAACTTACTTTCTTAACCTTTAAGGGTTTTCATTTTCCCACCCACGTGCTATACTGTATACTATAGAAAGACATTAAGATGACTAACAAGGTTTACGAAGAACTCCCTAGTGGTGCTATTGACTACTTGGAGTTAGACTATGATCTAAGTAATGTAAAAATCATCTATAAGAGTAATAAAAACAAACAATATGCATATAAATGCAAAGACTTAGACGAATTTCAGTCTGCTTTTATGCAACTTTGTGGTCTACTTGAAGGTGAGCAAGATAGAGATGACAATGACAATCTAGTCGAGGATGTGGAAGACACCATCGACAGAGAGGATTTCAGCATTGGTAAGTTTATTAATGAACGTATCCAAATGGGTAACCTTACCCTGGACCATATGATTACACAGACTCCTGATAAATTGGATGATGGATGGGACGCTTTCCAAGGTAGCACACTCCCCCCTGATGCCATCGTGGTCGGTGAGGAAAGTGGCACACCCTAGGTTGTGTGACCTCCGTGATCGTGTATATTAGGTGAGTGGAGGGGAGACCCGACACAACTATCACAGGAGTGGTAGACAGTTGACGAAGTGTCCTAGGCATCTCCCATCTGTCTCCCACTCCGCTATAATACAGTCATTCGCAAGCAACCAATGCCCACCATCATTCAAACTTCGATGACCGCCACCGAGACTCAGCGTGCGATCGATGCTCTCGACAGCATCCTCAATCGTATCGGTCCCGATGACGAACTCTACAACGACCTCAGCGCCCTGTGTGGCACCCTTGAAGGTTCTATGATGGGTGAACTCAAGATCTGATCTCTCACCTGTCCACCTTACGTACACACTCACTCTCTCTTCATTATGCGCAAAGTTGACCAGGAAATGATCACCGCCATCCGCAACTTTCGTCCCTTCTCTAAGGGTAACCGTTGCGTGACGTGGCACGATAATGGTTCGGCATCTATCACCTTTCACGGTCACTTGATTGGTGCAATCTCGAACAACAGCATCAGCATCAATAACTGCGGTTATTGGACAGCAACAACTAAGCAAATTCTTAATGTGTTGCTTTTCGAGTTCTGTGGTTACAACGTGTTCCAACGTAAGTTCGATTGGTTCATTAACACTCCCGAAGGTGAAGTTGAGTATACTGGTGACTGGTGGTCTGCACAAATCACCGTTTAGTGTTATAATTAACTCTAGCGTTTTTTGATTTTTTCCAATGCCTTTGCTTTCTCACATTCCTGCATTAAATCAAAACTTGGAAATTACAAAATATCAAATAACGCTAGAGATTGAAACCCCTTGGAATCCACATAGTTGGGATTTTAAAGATATGTTGGAGATAGGGGACGATGAAGAGTTAACCGTTGTTGATATAGAAGAGATAGAATGACAGTTACTAAAAGAGATTTAATAAAACAGATTGTATCCCATAGAATGCAAGAGTTAATGGATACAATCGATGAATACAATTATATGAAAGAACTGGAGAGATTGTATACAGAATTAGAACAGAAAGACATCGATAGTATTATAATTCAATACAACACCTTTGCAAGTGAACCAGTGACACTTTCTGAAGTGTCCACTAACCCAATCAGTATCAATCCTGATCCTGTATAATAAACACATCCAAACAACGGAGACCATCAGTGACACAATCAACCGACAACATCATTGATCGTGATCAACTTCAGGAGGCGTACATTGAAAGTATCATTGACGGGATGGATCACAAGACAATGTATCAATTTGTCTACGACTCCCTCAATCATACTTTAGAGGACTATTCTGTTGATGAGTTGATAACTGAGGTTGAGGACTATTATCCTGAACTGTTGGAATCCTACACCGAAATTAAAGTGAAATACGTTGGAGCGTGACAGTTATGGGACTGTCCATCATTTTCACCATTGCCACGCTGGTGCCCTATACTGACCTCAGTTCAATCAAAGTTCAATGGCAAACCGTTACAGCGTCTTAGTCCCACACCAACCCCAGGAGTCTGAGTCCTGCCTCAGCGAGGATCAGGCGTGGGACATCTGCCTCAGTCTCGCTGATGAATTCGGTTACGCTGAGGTGCGTGACCCCTTCGGCAACCATATTGGAGATTACGGCGATCCGTCTCAGTTCCTGTGACAATCGACGGGGTGTCCACCAATCACCCCATTCCCCTCCCTCTCCTGTATATTAGAAGAGTCAAAGCAAGGCACCTATGTTCCTGAACACTGAAGACCGTTCGAGCGCTGTTGATGGGATCATCCTCCCACTCACCTCGCGTCGGGTTCAAGTCGCTTGGATCTCTGGCAGTGTCGCCGCCTATCAGGTACGACGCCGCGACCAACTCCGTCTGCTATGGTGTGAGATCACCGCTCGCCCTAGCGTGTCCTTTGGCAGGTTCTGCAATTGGGCAAAGCGTGAGAACGAACTGTACGGGGTCGCTGCCCTGTGACACTCACCGAACTGGTCTACAACTGGTTGCTGAGTCGCCTCGGCATCCTATAATCAAAACGTTCACAACCAACACAGATGCTCAACACTGATCTCTGCCCTTTCGAGGATGACGCTCTTGACGCTCTCATTCAAGACGCGCTCTTCGACCGTGAAGAGGTGAATGCCGAAATGGACGACGCCTCTGCTATCCTGAACCTCATCGCTGACAACCTTTGATTCGGATCCTCTCCTACGCTGCTGCCTTCGGCGCTGGCGTCCTTGTTGCGAATGATGACGTTCGCAACGGTGCACGGGTTGGCGCTGCTAACCTACTCAATGAAACCTCTGCAATCGTACGACCCGATGACCGCAACACCAATGGCACAGGATTCGACCTTCAACGGATGGGCAAACTATGAGACCTGGAACGCTGCCCTCTGGATCGGCAACGATGAGGGTCTTTACCACCTCGCCCGTCGCTGTTACGATTGGCAGCACGTGGTTCGCACTCTTAGCGACCTCGGCATCACTCACACAGGCGATGGCGTTGCCTACGACGATCCTAACCTAGACGAGGCAGAACTAGACGAAATGGTGGACGAACTCTGAACTGTCCACAATCGCCCCCATCCTCCCCAGGGTGGGGGTATATTAATGGCATCGAAACGAACTCTACGAAATGACGACTCTCTACGCTGATCGTCCCGTCTTCGACTCTGCCACCATCACGGTAGACAAGGCAACCGCCCATAAGCGCACCTCTGGATCAGGTGCGGGTGGTGCTGGCGTCCTCTACTTTATGGTGTCCCATTCCAACGTCGTCACCGCTGACGAGTCAGATTACGTCGCGGTGAAAATCGGTCTTGCCTCTGGTGGTGAGAAAGCGACGATGGCAATGCTAGAGGGACACCAGACCAGCAACGACGGTGATACAGAATTCATTGCCCTAGTGCTGAGCAATCGCGTTAAGGCAACCGAGGCGATCGTCCACGAGCGACTGCGCAACAGTAAGAAGTGCAGCACCGTGCCAGGTCCCTGGTCTGAGAATCTGCCTGAGGAGTACCGCCACCTATACAACGGCAAGGGTGGAACCGAGTGGTTCATTTTGACCCGCCAGGAGATTGCCAACCTAGTCCGCTTGCTTCGGTCGGGTAAGTTCTGCCGCCACTGCGTGACGGACGTGAAGGACTGGCACCTCGCCCATACTGATGAGCACTTCATCGGTCACACCGTGAGCAGGTGCGCCATCACCTTCTACTATACCCCAGACGGGTGGCAGGTCAAAGGTCATCGCCGCCAGGGTGGGATGACAGAGAAGAGCATTCAGTTCGCCCTCACCTGGCGTCGCCTGACAGGGTGTGTGCCAAAGGGATGCCTGTCCACTGCCTGTTGACTTTCTCCCCCATCACTGCCATACTATGAACAACAAAGCAAAGCAACCGATGACCAACCTCACTCCTCAGCACGGCGGTCTGTTCCTGACCAACGCCAACCCCTCTCCTCTGATTCAGCAGGTGATGGAAGACGAGATCCGTCGGATGCGTGCTGAGACTCAGCGTCGCGATCGGATCCGCCAGGGTCTGGAGTCCGCAGACTGGGGAACCTGGAACATCTCAGATCGCCACTGATCTGCTATAATTTCACCAACAGCAACCAACCAATGCGAATCGCTCTCCTCGCCGTCGTCGTCTTCTTCGGCACCCTGATCGGCACCAACGCCATCACCTCAGTCTCTGAGATGCAAGACGCTAAGATGACCCGCTTCTGCGAGGCGGTGCCCGTGGGGTCATCCTACGACGACGCCTGCACTAAGTATCGCTAACCGTAGCGGCACTAAGTAACACAAACCGAACGCCCCCTATTTGACTGTTATTCGATGGGGGGCGTTTTTATAGAGAATTCGCCAAGTCTAACCTACAACGAACCCAGAGAGCGAGATAAATATTTTTTTGGTTCTGAAAAATTTTCGGAATTAATTTTCGCCCTTAGAATTTTTTACAATGGCACAACGCAAAGAGTATTGGACAATTGCTGCCCCTTTTGCAGGATCATTGCACACGGGTATGGTTTATTGGATTCGGGACAGTATGTGGAGTACTGACAGTGACTCGGCGCATAAATTTAGGAAGGAAGAAACTGCCGTTAAGGGACTTCCAGACATTCTAGAAATGAGGTCAGATGCCAGAGTTCTCAAAATCAACCCGAACGCCCGATGAGAACACTTTGTGGTATGATAGTTTAATTAACGAACTTGCTATGGATTACGACTTGAGAGATTACAAGCTTCAGATGAAGGAAGAGATCAAAGAGATCCGCGAAAGTATCAAAGCGGTGCAGGACTCAATCAGCAATATGACAATTATGTACCGTCGTCCTGGAAGTACCCAGCACGAGAGTATTGTCGATTATCTGAATAGTGTAGAGACTAGGTTAACCACAATCGAGATGAGGCAAGAACTTGACGTATAACTTTGAAGATGCTCTAATAGTCACTAGTACATTCCCGTTTTACCAAAGCGATTCGCAAGGTGGGCGGGGACCTTTGGGGTCTCAGGACGTACAGATGGGTCCTATGGATGATGAGGATTATTTTGAGTATCTTTTTAGTGCTTCTAATATTTCAGGGGATGAGAGTACTGCTTGCAATCAATTAATTCCATACCAAATTCGCATAACAGGAGAGCAGCAGTATTTTTATTTGTGGATATGCGATTCGGTGACACCGAGAGTTAGTGTCAGGAATCCGTCTGGTAATTTCAAGGTAGGCGAGACTGTAAGTTGTCCGAATGGCGCTACAGGGACCGTTGCCGAGTGGCACAGATATCGTGAGAGTAATGCTCTGAATATTATTGAGTTAGATAATCCATCTGGTAATTTTCCAGATCAAGTTATAACTGGTGCTGAAAGCGGCGCGACCGCCGATGTCGTCGCTGGTTACTATGATACTCCTACTGTATCAACCATTGGATTGTTTACTATTAATGTAGAACCTCTGAGAGCGTCCATAAGCGGGTTCTATTCCCATCCAAAGAAGGTTTGCTATACGAAGTACCTCCAACCCAAATGCGACACGTTAGTGGACGTTGTAGGACCCGTTGCCGAAGTTCCTGATGCAACAAAATCGTATGAGGAATTATTTGGTGAATATAACCCTGACTTCTTTGAGGATTATGAGGATCCTACCGATGGGAAAAAGAAAAGAAGGAAGAAAAAGAATGCAAAAATTGCCTACAATCTAGATAAGTCTGTTTGTGGGTTATATGACTTAGGTCAGGAGATTATGGATGCAGAGCAAAAGTCAAAGGGTGTTGACTATGCTGCATCTCGTGAATCTACTTGGCCTATCTCTGTAGATACTGGTGTTTATGCCAAGGTACCTATTTTAGGGTTTGACGAGAAAGACGAACCTATTCCGTTTAAGAATAAGAGAAATAGACGCTTAGAGAAGAAGTTAGTAGATGCTGCTGATAAGTTCTGGGGTAAGTTAAAGTGTACTGGTACATTGATCCCAAGTTTTGAGGATCAAGAAAGTTTTGCAAACAGTGTAGATTCATTAACTTCTCCCGCTAGCATTACTGACAACTATAAGGATATTGTCGGAGAAACAGAAGAAGAAGAAGTTATTACAAATAAAGCGTTAGAAGGTAAGTTGTATAACAATACAGCAGAGATGTTCCGTGAAACAAGAACATATTTCTGTAATGTTTTGCCAACTATTGATACAGCAATTGCTGCGAATGAGTACACTGACGATATTATGAATAACTTTAGTACAGTTGTACCAGACAATTGGTATTATGAACTAGTACAAAAGTGGTGTACACATAGTTTCAGAACTGTTCCTCCTGCTGGTGAGAAGATTAAGTGGAGTGTCTTTGAGTATGAACCTCATAAGATTGGCACAAAAGTTCTAGATTATGCTATTGAAGTTAGTTGGTATTGTAACCAGGCAACAATTACGACAATAATCGAACCAACTCCAGATGATCCAAGCACTCCAGACATCGATGAGTCTAGTCCTGGTGGCAGCACAACCAGTGCAAACCCTGGATACGGTGCATCTGAGGTTCATACCTACGATGCTATGCTTACAATCGATTCTAACTGGTCAACATACCGCGATAAACTGAAAGAAACTATCGAATATCAGGGAAATCCTGATGGAGATATTAAAGTTGCGCAAATTAAAGAGTTTATGAACACCAGTGAGGATGATTTAATCATCTTTGACTATGATGCTAAGGACTTCCCTGACTTTGGATACGTTGAATTGAACAACTATTCACTCAAAGGACAAGGAATTGAGATCGTTCAGCAACTCAATCCTGGTCTAGGGTATATGAATACCCCAAATGTGACGATTGGGGAACCTGATTTGGAGAATGGAAGGCAAGCAACTGCAGAAGCAAAGATATCTTTCGGTAGAGTTATTGGATATAACATCACAGATAGTGGTACTGGGTACGTTCAACCCCCTCTTGTCACTATTGATGCGCCAGATCCGTCGATTTCTATAACTGGTGATGTAGAAATTGGCAACAGATACATTCTAAACGTCGTTACATCCGAACCCGAGAAGATATTTTTGGGTCTTGGTGTCAATGTTGCCACTACTAGTATGAATGATGCGCAGGTTTTACGTTCAATTCCTGGTGTTTCCTTCGATGCAGTTGCAGATGGCACTCAAGTTTTGAGTATTAGTAGCGTGCAAGTGGGCGAAGAAGGGTTTGACCTAGACGATATTCAGGTTGGTATGTTAGTTATCGGTACTGATGACCAAACATTGACTGTTCAAAGCGTAAGTTTGAACCTAGATGAGGTTACTGTGACCGCACCAGTCGCTGCAGGTACATATTCTTTGAGTACAGCACCCGCAATACAGTTAATTTCTCCCGCAACTGTCACTTTATCAGGTGCAACTATCGAACTTACTGCGCCTCAATTGACAAATGCTACCGCAACCACCCGTTTATCGCTGGGAGCATCCGATGCAAACGTGTATAAATATGAGGGATCCCGTGAGATTGCGCACTACGACGGAAAAAGGGTCCGCAGTGACGGGTCTATTAAACTTTTGAACGTTCTTAGGGAGCGCAAACAGACCACAGCAGAGCAACATTTGCGGAACGATCACACTTTCTCCCATATTTACGTGTAAAATGGCAGCAGTAGGACTATTTACAGGTGTATGTACAGGTCACGGTTGTTGGCCACCAGCGAATTATAGTACAAATCTGATCACCAACGTTCAGGTTACGAAGATTGTTCCTATTCATACAGGCACTGTAAGAGTTATACACTGCAAACCCTGCGGAAAAAACCCTGCTTGTCACCCTGGAACTGTTAAAGCAACTTGTTCAACAGTAATGGGAGGTAGTGGAGCACCTGCAGTGCCTATGAAAACTATGAAAACGGGTGATGTTGAGACAGATGCTATCCTCACTGCTATCGGTCCTAAGGTCTGTGCGGCACGTGTACCCCTTGCAAGGATAGGAGACTCTATTACCTGCGGTTCTGCGGTTGCAGTGGGGGCACCTAACGTGTTACAATGCAGTGGTGGTAGCGCAGTGGCAGGTCTTGCTGCTGCCGCCGCTGCTGCAGGCATTGCTGGAGCTCTTGCTGCTGGTATTTTTGCCATTGGTTTCCCAACCATAGGCGGACAAGGAAGCAGATCTTCACAAGCCCCAGGTGACAACTCTATTACTGATTGCGATTAATGGCACTTTACAAAACTGGCATCACTTTTCAACCTGCTGCTCCGAAAAAAACTCGTCAAGGATGTAGTGTAAATACTAAACTTGCCGCTTCTTCCCGTAATGGCAAGAAAAAACGTTACCGTGGACAAGGCAAGCGATGAGTCAGTTAGTCGTCAATCTCCCAAATACTAAAGTTTGGGTGCGAAGAGAGTATTTAAGAGACTTTCAAGACGGATTTGGCGAATTTGTTGAGGGCGTTTGGGTATCTGTTAAGTCGATACCTGGACGCGCTTTTTATTTTGAGACATTTTTGCCCGAATATGGCGCATTATACGACAAATTGCCTATTTCGGCGTTTGTATCCGCGCCAGAACTACCCGATCCGTGCTTAAATTTGCAAAATTTGCAATTTTGGAACTGTATGGACTATGGTGTGCGGTGTATCACCAAGCAATTTATCGCTTCAATGGATTTTGAGGTGTTAACACGCACTCACGGACTGATGAAAGGTGAATATTTGTTCACTTTAGACAATTTTCACGCTGATATCGACATTACAGACACCAATGTGAGCGAGCAACCCGAAGAACACAAGTCTCACAATTGCATTTTGCTTGAAAATGGTCAATATGCACTATATCCTAACAATAGGATGCGAGTTTATGACCTTTCACTAACACCAGATGAACCTCTAACACCAGATTTCAAGGTATCGACGAGATATTATCAAGTTGAGAACGGAACTGGATGGGGTAGACTAGGTGACACCGATGATTATTACTGGAAAAACGCAGATGAACGACAAACTAAATAAATCGTCAGATCGTGGAGATGCTATGGCAATCCCTCGCAAAACACCAGTCGATTATGGTAAAGATTTTATGAAAAGTGGGATGCTGTTAATCACAGATCCTGCCTCTGATAGATATCTGCGCCAAGCTACCAAGAAAGTCGCATACATAGAAAAGAAACCGACTGACAATGCCTAAATCGGTCAAATTTAAGGATGTGTCTATTTCATTAGGCATTAATCCTATTACAAATGACGTTTTAGTTACCACAGATGAATCTGCGGTAAAAAGAGCATTGTACAATTTAATAATGACCCGTAAGGGTGAAAGGTTTTTCAAACCCGATCTGGGTAGCAATGTTGCTGCCCTGTTATTTGAACCTTTAGATTCAGTTACTGCTTCGTTATTACAAGATGAGCTGGAATATCTTATTGTCAAGTATGAACCTAGAGTAAACCTTATTGATTTGACTGTCGATGCAAATTATGACAACAATGGTTTTGATGTAGCAATTTCGTTTGAGATTGTAGGCATCGAATCTGACGCACAAGTTCGTGATTTAGAATTCTTCCTAGAAAGAACCCGATAATGTCCTACATCCAAGTTGCAAACTTAGACTTTGATCAAGTCAAGCAATCTTTAAAAGAGTACCTTCGCTCAAATAGCGATTTTACTGATTATGACTTTGAAGGATCGACTCTTTCGGTCCTGTTGGATGTACTTGCCTATAATACGTACTACACGGCGTTTAACGCCAATATGGTAGTCAATGAGGCATTCCTTGAATCAGCGACTCTCAGGGACAATGTGGTGTCTCTGGCGAAGCAAATCGGTTACTTACCCAAGTCTTCTACCGCACCAACTGCAGTTATCAACTTCGAGGCAAGTTACGCTGCAGAGAATAACGTTCCCACTACGGTGAGACTCCCAAGAGGGTCACAGTTTCTCACTCGTATTAATGGAGTAACATACTCCTTCATTACTGATAAAGATTATACCTCCAATCTTGATTCCAACTCTCTCGCTACGTTTAATAACGTTGAAATCAAGGAAGGAAATTATGTGTCAGAGACATATACTTACAACGCTGCAATTCCTCAGCGTTTTAGACTGAAGAACTCCAATATTGACACAAGCACGATTAAAATTATTGTTAGAGACACGATAAGCGATACTACTTTTACTGAGTTCCGTCTGGCAGATAATATTATCGGTTTTGATGGAACTTCAAATGTTTTCTTCCTCCAAGAGGGAGAAGATGAGCGTTATCAGATTATTTTTGGTGATGGTATCTTAGGTAAGAAACTAAAAACCAACAATTATATCGAGATCACCTATATTACCACCAACGGTAATGTAGCTAATAACGCTAGAGTGTTTACGTTCGGTGCTTTATTAGAAGATAGCCTTGGCAACTCTAATTATGGACCTACGATTAATCTTACCACAGTAAGTGCAGCCACAGGAGGTGAAGAACTTGAATCGATTGATTCGATTAAACGAAATGCTCCGAAATTTTTCAATACCCAAAGTCGTGCAGTTACGGCAGACGACTACGAATCCATTATCCGTAATATTTACCCTTCGATTGCTGACATTGTATCTTTCGGTGGAGAAGACGCTGATCCACCAGAGTACGGTAAAGTCAAAATCGTAATTAAACCTAAGTTCTCTACAAAACTTTCTCAATATACGAAGAATCTTATTGTAACGCAACTTAAAAAATATTCGGTTGTTTCTGTTACCCCAGAAATTATTGATCCGTCCATTACTTACGTTGAACTAAATTCAAAGATCTATTATAACAAATCAAAGACTGACTTAACCGAAGCAGAGATCAAATCTAAGGTTAATCAGTCCCTGACTTCTTATAGGAGTACATCAGATCTTGAAAAGTTCAATGGTAGATTCAAATATTCTCGTATCGTCGGAATTATTGATTCTACAGAGACATCTATTACATCTAACGAAACTGATATTAAATTAAGGAAGGATTTTTACCCCATTCTGAATACTGTTACACAATATGAAATCTGCTATCAGAACACAGTTAAATCAGGTTGTTCTAATCCTTCTGTTCAATCTACTGGGTTTGTTGTTTCTGACTTTCCTACGGATATTGTCTATCTGGCAGACGATCAAAAAGGTAATGTCTACCTTTATAAGATCGATCCTACCACCCAGGACAGATTTGTCCTCAACGAACAGCAAGGTACCATAGATTACCTCAAAGGAGAGGTAATGCTGAATCGGTTAAATATAATCAAAGGTACCTACGACGACAACAGGATAGAACTACGTGTTCTACCCGTGAACAAAGACATTTATGCTTTGCGTGAGGCATATTTAAGTCTTGATCTCTCTAGTAGCGTTTTCCTCGTTCAACAAGAAGCACTCATCTGATAAATGGCAGGACCGAATCTCTCCACGCTGATCGAAAGTCAGTTACCTGACTTTATCGTAGAGGAATATCCTCTAGTAACGAATTTCCTGTCCAAATATTACGAAGCACTCACTATCAGTGAGGGTCCGCAGGATATTATCAATAATTTCGAGAGATTTCTCGATGTTGACACATTTGCACCCGAAGTCTTAGTTAAGACTTGCATCCTGCAACAGGAAATTCCACTCGGAACAACAAAAATTGACATCCTGGCGAATAAGACCGATGGATTCCCTAGAAGGAATGGTCTTATTATGATTGACCAGGAAATTTTCTTGTATGAACGTGTAGAAGGTAATGTTTTTAAAAATGCTATCCGTGGATATAGCGCAAAGACAAAACTTGGCGATTTATATAACGATTTAACTTACGAAGAGACTAACCCACAAGTCCATAAGCAATTTGCGGAGATTAATAATCTGAGCAACCTGTTGCTTGCTGGTTTAATCAAGAATTACGAAGAGCAATATACTTCTGGTTTCCCATATCAGTACCTTAGAGACGAAACCAACAAAAACTTACTCGTTAAGAAGATTCGTGACTTCTATAACGTAAAAGGTACTCCCCAGTCACTGGAATTTATTTTCCAGATGCTGTTTAGTGTCAAACCTGACATTTTCTACCCTAAAGAGAGTGTTTTCAAAAGTTCGGAGTCTGGATGGAACAGTAAAGAACTTTTGGTGGTCGAAGTTATCGATGGTGACATCAGAAAGATCGTTGGTAACGAAATTAGACAAACTCCCGACCCATATAACCCAGAACTTACTCCTGCCAGCGCAATTATCGACAATATTGTCGGTGAACCATATCAAGGCAGTCTACAGTACACACTGACCATCTCTCCTGGCAGTAAAGAGGGTCAATTTGCTATTGCACGTCGTTCATTCTTAATGACCGACCTTTCTCCCAATGCTGGTCGTGGAGATCGAATCGATGTGTTCTCTACAGTTGGATTCCCAGAGCAAGACGGACGAGTCTTGATTGGAGAAGAGCAAATTACGTATAGCAGCAAGACTGCAACCCAATTTGTCATTCACGAGCGTGATGCAGGCGTTGAAAACAAAAGACAGTTTGCTCATAAGAAGGGAGTTCGCTGTTTTACGAAAAATAATCTTGCTGGCGTTTACTTAGACGAAAATAATATTGAACAGACTGTAAATTTACGAATTTACGGTTTGATTGCGTCATTAGCATCTACTGGCATCGAAGGTGAGTTGTCTGCTGGTCTGGAATACGATCCTACCGCACAAAATTACTTTGATGTGGATGCAGGTGGCATTCCTTATGTCACTTTCGACAATATGGTCGAATTTTCGACTTCTGGGTTTTATGATTCCACTCCTTTAACTAATGAGTGGATTATTAACGAAAGTGCCACTAAACTAACTGGATTTGACCCAACTAACTTGGGTTCTAACAGTATTAAGAATACTGTGTTGTCAAATGTCCAAGCGATCTACAGAGATAGAGAAAATTACTTCATTGCGTCTTCTGGTTTCCCAGAATACGCCATTGGACCTTTTGACAACATTGCAATTCCTCAAGATCAGCAACATTTGAAGATTTTCCCGAGAAAACCTCTGGAAGCATCTACTATTCAATATACCGACAGTGAAGATATTGGATTGTACGTTAATGGTGTTCCTATCATTAACCACAAGTCTGTAGATGGCATTGATTTTGGTGCACTTACTAAAATCAATATTACTAACACTGGTGCGCGATATACAGCACCTCCTAAGGTTATTATTGAGGGTAATGCAACTGCAACTTGCACAATTAACGGTTCTGGTCAAGTTGACACTGTAACCATCACAGATCCTGGTTCTGGATACTCTACCGCTCCAAATGTCACTTTTACTTCTGGTTCTGGTGGTCAGATTACTCACACGATTTCTCAAGGACAAATTGAGAACATTTACCTTGATATTGATCAAACTGCAACCGTTATCGATCCTGGTCAGAACTATACAGAACCACCTATGGTGGTTATTTCCGATGCTAGCGGAAAAGGTAGAGGTGCACTGTTTACTTGCCAGATTGACACCGCTACTGGTCAGATTACGGGATTCACCAAACTCTCTGGTGGATTTGATTACCAATTAGAAACTACAACGGTTGTCTTAGCGCCTACGATGCGCACTGCTGAGGGAACTAGCGAATTAGTGCGTTGGAAGTATAATTCATATCTCTATAATAGCATTGATAACTCCAACTCTGCTGGTGTTGTCTTTAATTCTAGTGATGCCAGATATGGTCTGGCATATGGTCATATTATCCCTCCTACTTCACTTAAGATTTCTAGGAGTGATAATGTGGATAGTCAGGGTAACCCCCTTACTAATAAGTCACACTCACCAATTCTAGGATGGGCATACGATGGTAACCCGATCTATGGTTCTTTTGGCTATCAAGATCCATATCAAGATGTCTACGCTTCAAATGCTTCTATTGCACGGATGTCTTCGAGCTGGCGTCTTAAGTCAACACGAGGTACAGACGCTCCTAGCGAGACGCAATACTCATTAGGTACATTTTGTAATGACTATGAGTATGTCGCCCGTCTAGGCGATCTGGACGCCAATAACGGACGTTTCTGCACCACACCAGAGTTCCCGAATGGAACTTATGCATATTTCTGCACTACTGACAGTCTTGACGCGCCTGCATATCCATATACGATTGGCGATGCATATTATAACCTCCCAATTGAAGAAAACTGGAAACCTAAGTCTAGGCAGAATTATTTGCCTGATGATGTTCGCAGACGCAGAGTTGCTGCTAATGTAGACACTGGTGAACTGCTTACTTCTCGTATTAGTGGTGTTCAATATGGTCCTGTGACTAATATTGAGGTGCACAGTTCTTCAGGCAACTATACTAATGAAGATGTCATCTATGTCGATACAAAAACGACTGAAACTGGTGATGGATTGTTTGCTGCAGTAAATGAAATTCAAGGTCACACTGTTGCTTCACTTTCCTGCAATTCTCCTAAGAATAATTACCTCATTACAGATAAACCTGTCTTTATTAATCACGAAGCAACCATTACACAGCAAAACAGTGGTGCAACTGCTTCTGTGATTGGTGTCATTGAGGAAGGTGATAAATTTGTTGTCAAAAATGTTAGCGGAACGTTTAATCTTACTGATGCCGTAGATTCTGACACTGAGATCTATAATTTGACGTTTGATGGCACGGTTGTTGCTGATATTGGAGATGAGGTTGTTTTCTCAGCACAATCTGGTGGTGTTGCTCACGAAAAAGCAATCGGTAAAGTTATTAGAAACGTATTCGATAAAAACACTGTTATTGTCGAACTTAAATTTGCCAACCCAACAGAACAAACTAGCACTGATACTGATGGCAATACTATTACTCTTCCGAGAGATCAGTACAGTCAATATGGATATTTTAGTGTAGGTGACGGTGTTGCTCTTGGTTTAGCATCTGCAACTATTGTTGATGTTAATTCTCTGTCTAAAGGATTTAAACTTTTGGACGTTGAGGATAATATCGCAGTTCTGCGTACTCAAGACAAAGTTCACGGTCTTGCTGTTGGTGATGATGTCATTGTTACGGTAGAACCCAATTCTTCCATCTCCACTCAAAAATATTTTGTACAAACTAAGAAGTACCAAGATATTGCTGTAACTGAGATTGATGCTTCTACTGCTATTAACGATAGTGGCGTTGCACGTTTAGATGTTGTTAATGCAGGTTCTGGATTTACTCCTAGCACTACATTTAACAACGTTCCTTTAACATCTAGTACTGGTAGCGGTACTTCTGCTACTGGTAATGTCACAACCAATGCAGATGGTAGAGTTGTCTCTATTGTTGTTGGTAGTAAGGGATCTGGTTATAAGTATGGCGATATTCTTACTACTGCTATTGGAAACCTAGGCGGTAATGTTGGATCCAATGAAGCAAAATTCTTTGTCGATGCAGCTGGTATGGGCAGAGACGATACTCAAGTTATCGTTGATAGTAGCCTTAAGATATCCGAACAAGATGTAATTCGTATTACTGATGAAGAATTACTTGTTACTGCGGTTGCTGGTAATACGTTACAGGTTCAGCGCGGATATAACGATACTGAAGTTGTAGATCACATCGATGATATCCCTGTAACTCTAATTACTAGAGATTATAGGTTTAATAAAGATAGTGCGATTAATTTCTCTGGAAATGTTGCATATGTTGACTCTTACAACCCAACCACCAACATTTTAACCGTATATTACATTAATGAGAATGATACGGAAATTACTTCCACATCAACCTTCACTGATGAGAGTACTCCTGGAAAACAGGTAATAATTACCAGTGTTAGCGCTTCTGATCTCAGATTCCGTTTCCGTAAAGATGGAGATTCTGAATGGAAGAAAAATATCGCTTTAGATGTTCAAAGAACCTATCAGTACATTTTTGACACTAGCGATCAGTCTCTGCTTGGCAGAAACCTTACATTCTACAATAATGTTTATCGTACGCAGACTTTAAATCAAGCATATCAGTCTTTAGCGAAACCAGGCACTAATAATTCATTTACTACCTTCCAATTGGGTTATGGAATTCCAATTGACGGAAATACTTGGAAATCTGCACCTGTGCTCGATATTCCGCCAAAAATTTACTATGGCGAGTCAGTTGGACTAATTAATGCCGAAGATCAGTTCTTTACTCTGATTGAAGACCCATTTGCAGGCAAACATCCTGTATTCTATGGATATGAGTACGAATTTGCTTACAGACTGCCATATACTCCTCAGCAAGAAGGATTTACTAATGTTCAGTATTATACCGATTCTTTATACGCTATTGGTTCGATTAGAAGCGTAAAAGTCATTAGTGGCGGTAAAAACTATACTATTCCTCCTATTCTGCCTGGTGTCTTCTTAAACAAGCGTTTTAGAGGTTCTTTCAAACCATTAATTCAAGAGGGAAGAATTACTTCGGTTACTGTTGAGGATACTGGATTAAATTACTCTAAACCCATTGTTTTGTTGGAAAACACTGGATCTGGTGTCAATGCGCAATTCAACGTTGAATTGAGAGCAGATGGGTCTGTTTCTCGTATTGTTCCTACTAATGAAGGAACCAATTACAGCGAAGACACTGTATTGCGTCTTTACGAGTCAGATAACAAATTATTTGCTCACGGCGAAGATATTGGTAGATTAGCAACTCTGGAGATTATTTCTTCGGGTAAAGACTTCAATAATGATCCTACGCTGCTTCCTCAGGTCAATCCTCCTATTGTGATGACATTGAGAGATATGCCTGATAAGGCATTCTTAAATGGCGAATTAATTGAGCAACGCGACGGTGATCAACAATTGATTGCTACGGGTCGTGTTGATTATTGGGTTGACGGTCAAAACATCTTAAGACTGAAAAGTGTCACTGGTAAGTTTGTTGGCGATAGACCTATCACTGGTAAGTCGCTTTTAAGTACGGCAAACATTCAAAAGATTTACGTTGCCAATATTACTCCTAAAATTGACTCCACATCTACTTCTGTTGGTAGTTACGGCAGTGACCGCAGTAAACTGAGCGCTGTGTCGCAGAAACTTCAGGATGGAGTTTATTATCAAGATTATTCTTATGTGGTCAAATCCACCGTTTCTATTAACGATTGGAGAGATTTTGTTAAAAAATTCACTCACCCTGCAGGATTCAACCTGTTTGGCGAAGTTCTGATTGAATCTTTTGGCAATGCCAGAAAACCTGAAACTATTGACACACCTCAGTCTGGTACGAAGGATAATGGTTTCGGTGCTGTTATGAGTGTCATCGAACCTGGAGTTCTTGGTTGCACTGCACAACATAAGTCCAGAAAGATTACACAATCTCACGTTAGAGTTGATTCATTCCAGAAACAACGTGGTCTGGGTAGTATTAACTATAGCGAACAGAATAATGTTGAGATTGAGGTATTTGACCTTGCTCTATCTCCTGGATTTGATGGTTCGTTCCAAACAGACGGTACGGTAACTGGCACAACCCAGTTTACTTTGTTTAAAGAAGGTATTAACGAAGTTCTCATTCCATTTAATGCCAATCAATTGATTGTAACCTTGGATGGTGTGCTGCAAGATCCAAATACTGCATATACAGTAAGTGGTAGCACGATTACATTTGCAACTCCACCTATTGGACCTCATATTGATCCTAAGACTGGAATCTTTGTTCCTGGCGTAACATTCTACGGCAAATCGATTAAGTTCCAAGATGACTCTTTGAATTCTCAATATTTGCTGGAAGCAAATAACCTCACCAGTCTTTTTGATGGTACTACTACGGAATTCGATCTTGGTATTCCTGTTTTAGATGGAGATCACCTTCACATCTCCCTTGATGGTGTTATTCAAGAACCTGGAGTTGCATATGAGTTAGTTGCTGGTGGTGCTGGTAAAGTTAAATTTACAGAACCACCTAGACAGGTTGGTAAAATTGTCGAACTTGATATTCAGGATGCTACCAATTGGTTAGTTAATGATTATGTGGTTGGACAGACAACTGGTGCACGTGGCGAGATTGTTGCTAAGCGTTATTTCCAAGATCACCGATTCTTAGATGCTGGAGACATTGTTGATAACAACTCTGCTGTTTTGGCAGAAGAAGCAGTCGGTATTCTGGATGCAACCACTGCATTTAGTGTCGAAAACGGATTTACATATCCTGGACTTGGCAGAAACCAATGTATTACTGATCTCAAATCTGTTCTTAAGTCTATTGCACAGGATTTACGACTTGGTGGAAACGCAAACACCTATGCCGCAGCATCTGAGTATCTAATTGATCCTTCTGCGTCTACTGGCACCATCAAACATATTGAAGGTGAGGTTGAGGCAACTCTCTGGTCAATGCGTTACCTTAGGGATATGACATTCCTTTCGCTGCGCAATAAGTTCGGCATCGATCATTTAACTTACACTGAGAGATATAATGATGTTACGTTTGCAATGCAACCTACTGACATCAGTTATGAATCCACCAGTGGCAATATGACGTTGACCATTGCTGATCACGGTTTGACTGCAAATGACTACATTGCATTTGCTGCTAACAGTTTAGTCTTCACTTGCTCACAAGACAACCACGCTACACCGCATTCTTATCCCAGAACGACAGATCCTTACTATAATAGGATCATCGACATTCTTTCGGTTACTAGTGACACCATTACTGTCAACGTTGGCGCAAGCCCTGCAGGACAACAGTACGACCACACGTTCGTTAGTGCTGCTGCTAATAGTGTTGGTAAGTATAATGATCCTTTCCACACCACGAACAGTGTTGGGAATACCTATATTGACGCTGCTTCTCTTCTGTCTTCTAACGTGGCGCTAATAGCAGAAGAAGCAGTTGCAAGAATGCTTGACGCAGGTGGCACGATTGCTGACCCTGCATTCAATACTGCTCTTCCTATTATCAGCGCTACTGCCACAACCATTACTTTGGATGTTGGCAAATCTGATTCTCCTGCCACTCACACTTTTGATAGTGCACTCAATAATGCTGTTATTACTGGTGGCAATTATACTCATACATTCCAAGAGGCAGATACAAATTCTATTCAGGTAACTTCTGGTCCTATTCTGTCTCCAACTAATGCTTCTTACGATCCTACAACAGGTGACTTCGTAATTACGGTTGTTGGTCACACTTTGACAACTAGCGATACAATTACTATCGCAGATAATGCATTTACCTTTAGATGCACGATGGATCAGAATGCTACACCGCATTCTTATCCTCGTTCTACTGATCCTGCTTCTGGGCAGGCATTGGCAATCACCGCTGTTGCTGGCGATACCTTCACAGTTAACGTTGGTGCTTCTCCTGAAGTAACCTTCACACCTACCAATGGTACATATGATCCTCTGACTGGAATGATGATGCTGGATATCGGCACTCACACTCTTGCAGAGGGAACTAGCGTCAAACTGTTGGCAAATGGTATCTCATTCAACTGCAATTATGGAACTGGAACTCATATTTTCGTAAGTGGTGTTGGAAATGCAATTACTGCTGGCGGTGGAGCATCAGGAACATTTACAGCTGCAGCTGGAACAACATATGATCCTTTAACTGGAGATATGGTTCTTGAGATTGGATCCCATAGTTTAACAACTTCAAATACAGTTACTATTGCTGATAACGGTGTTACATTTACTTGTGATGCTGATAATCACGCAACGAACCACAGTTATCCACGTGCAACAGACCCATCATCAGGTGTTGCTGAAGCAATCACAGCTGTAACTGCTACAACTATCACAATCAACGTTGGAGTAGCTCAAGGTAGTGGCAGCATTAAATCATATCCTCGTGCATCTTCTCCTGGAAGTGCTGACGATTGTGTCGATGATGTTAAGGATATGGTGAACGCTATCATCTTTAACATAAAATACGGTGGTAATAACAAAGTCTATGATGCGGCAGATCTCTATGTCGATAGAGATGGTTTCCTGAATCATATTACCCAAAAAGTAACTGAAACCCTCACTGTATTCAACAATGTCAAAACTCTCGCTGCTGATATCATTCGCAACAACATTATCACACCTGTTGGTACCCACGGAATCACTCAGATCGTTGATAACAGCATTACTGTTGAAACGAATGAGTGCGCAGTTGTAGAATCCACAATTAATACTCTGGTGGATATTGTTGGTGGTGCTATTCAGAACCCCGATACTTTCGAGACCACTTACACCAGAACTATTCCCGAATACTGGCCTATTGTTCATAGTCCTCTTCCCGCCAACAGAGATCTTACAATTACTGTCGATTATGGTGCAAATCCATATTGTGCACAGGTAGAATCTGCTGTCAATGTGCTGTTTGAGATTGTTCTAAACACTATTAGAAAGGCAGCATTTGAGGGTGAGAATCATTTGCTATCAGTTACTGAAGATTTCCCCAATCCCAACCGCATTCAGGTTGAGATGACTAAGAAAGAATTTGTTAGCGGTGAAGATATTCAGAGCGAAGCATCTCTTGCTACTACAACTATTCAAAGCACCAGTGTGATTGCCCCTGGTACTCAACAGAAGTTCTTTGGATTTAAGCAAGGTAAGTTCTATAAACTGGATAGTATTGAAGATCAGTTTAATGATGCACAAACTATTTTTGAATTGGAGCGTAATGGCGTTCCATTCTACGCTGAAAGAAGTCAAAATATCATCATTATCTTGAATGGTGTTATTCAGCAAAACAAAAATGCTTATCGTGTCGAAGATAATATTATCGTTTTCAATGAAGCACCTGCTGCAGGATCTAACTGCTTCGTTCTGTACTTCTTCGGTTTAGATCCTCAGCGTATTCTGCTTGGATATAATATTGAACCTCCTGGTACGTTTAGTAAGTTCTTCAAACTGACTGTTGACCAGCAAGTGGTGCTGCCAGTAGAAGGAGCAAATGTTTGGGTTTCTACAGATGCTAATGGCGTTGCATATCCTTATGTTCAGTCATTCTCTAGAGGTAGATGCTACAAGCAGTCCTGGACTCCTGGACAGCAGAATTTAATTTTCGTTGAGAATGTTACTGGACAGAAAATTAACTGGGAAGGTGGTGTTCTTAGTTTCACTAGGGATAGAGGTTCTTCTGCATCCATATTAGATGTCAATATTCTATCCGTGGAAGAAACTGTTGATGATGATCTTCGCGAAAAACTATTCAATAGACAGGATAGAATTAAGTCTAACCTGAAACCTGGAGATCTAATTCAGATTGATGGTGAGGCAGATACTCGTAGCATTATTCGTGCTGCTAAAGAGGCGTTGGTGACTTCTGGTTATGATTCTGATAATACGGTGTCATCGTACTTCAGATCTTATGAATATGAGGTTGTACTGAACGTTGGTTCATATTCTGGTCAAAGAGAAGGACAAGACGCGCAAGCAGTTGCACGTATTGAAGCAGAACTTCGTTACCATTCTTTAACATCAGCACGCGCCGCAGGTTCTGAGTACCTACCTAATGATGTGCTGATCCAATACAACGATCAGAACGATGTGAACAGTGGCGTTGTTTGGTCTGCTACTGTCAAGAATTATATCCCTGCCAGGAAGACAATTGAACTCTTCAGTAACCATCTCGATGGCAGCCCCTACACAAATCCCGATTTAACTACATTTAGATCAGGTGAAAAAGTCTATATTCAGAATGTAGCGGGTACAGAATCAACGGGATTACAGGTTTTGCCTGCGGGTAGTGTTAATTCCGTTGTTGTTTCTAAACGAGATAATAGCGCCTACTATGATAGATTCAAGACCTGGAAACAAGACAACGTTTGGAGTAACGGTGAAAATCTTCTTGGGGGTGCATTTGTCCCTGCTAATGCTAGCGCTAACGATATTAGTCAGGAGTACGATTTTGCTACATCAGACTATGATGATCTCTTAGAACCACAAATTTCTAAGGACTATAGAGAACCACCCAAGATTCTCTTCCGTACGGCACCAATTGTTGACTCTAATGGCAATCCTACTGGATCGCCTACAGGTGGTGGTGCTCGTGCTAATGCTGTGGTGGTACGTGGCGAAGTTGTCGATGTAGAAATTGTTTCTGGTGGTTCTGGATATAAACTTCCTCCCCAGATTCTCTTCACTAGAGGATACTTTATTATCCGCAAGGATCCTCTCGATATTACAAATCTGACGACTTTCGGTATTGAACCTGTCACTATCGATTCCAGAGCAGGACTTCTGTCCTTCATCGAAGTCTTTAAGAAAGGTGGGGATCTGTCCCGCTTTGCTTCTCAACTGCCTGTTGGAAACATCATTGTATTTGGTAATGCTGGACACGCTGCATTCTTAGTCAATAAGTCTCAGCAAGTTACTCTGATGCATCAATACCTCTTGGATGTTGATGACATCGAAATGAAACCTCAACCGCAAATTCTTATTGAACTTGCGCCAGAGGATCTTAAGATTGCTCATCAGGGAACTAGAGTTACCCAGTCTCAAATGAGTGGTGGTGTACAGGGTCTGACTTGTGCCATTACTACCCATAAGAAGACTGAAACTAAGTTGTCAATGAACGCAGGTTCTGTTGAAAAGCGTGCTGACAATAATCCTGATATGGTCGGATACGATACCTATACCACTAATTCTCTTGGTTCTCGCTTAAAGCAACTCGAAGACTTTAAGTTTGAGATTCAACCACAAGATCAGAGTGCTGCTGGACTGGCAGGTTCTTACCAAGATGCTTCTGGTAGAACTATCAATTACACAATGGGTGATATGGATATCGGATTCTTTAGTGATCTGTTCCCGCTTCTAACCATTGGTGATTTTGAAAATCCTGATGTTGCCAACTCTCAAGTTGTAGATAATGGAGATAGAACAAGATTTAATTTCCAGCAGGGTTCTGAGATTCACTTCTCTACTCAAACCAGAGCATTATTATTAGATAATCAATTTGGCGGCGATGTTGTCTTGGTAAATAGCACTAAGGGTTTCCCTGCTAATGGTGGTCAGTTTATTATCGGAAATACCACTACTGACAAGTGTGAGTTAATGACTTACACCTCAGCGATGACGGATAGATTTGTAGGAATTACCAGAGTTAATCCTCTTAATAATGTCGAGCAAGGAGCTAGATTCTCAGATCTTACTCCCGCTCAAACATTGAACGTTTCTCTTACCGCTGGAGGCGCTGGCACTGGAAATAATACTCTATTCGCAAGTCCTACGCAATATTATATTTTCCAAGGCGGTACTGCAGGTGCTAATAGACATATCTACTGGCAATTTACACAAGCAGAAACAACTGCTGCATTTGCTGGAAGAACGACTATTACCACCGAATATATAAGAGGTAATGACGTGAACGGTGGAGAACTTCCAAATCAAGATTTGAGAGTATTCCTCCACACTCCCACTAGTGGTTATGTACAAGCAGGAGCACTCTGGACTAGCGCATCTTCTGATGGCGCGGATTGGTCTACTACTACATTAACAATTCCTGCTGCTATACAAACTGACATTGCCAATGGCGAAGCTGTACGTATCTACTACGATCAGGTTAACGTCGCTGGTGCTACTTCCGATTACTTCGCTATTAGATCTTTCTGGTTGGAAGATCTGACAGAAGCATATCCTGAAGGTAGTATCGTAATGAGCGCAAATACTTTCTAACCCACTAAATATAAATAACCTCGGATCCAGTCTCAGTTTACTAAAATCCAATGTCTGCAATTATCACTGATCTCTTTAGAATTCATAATGCACAGCAGTTCGTTGAGGCACTTTCGGAACCTACCACTTCGACTCCTGGTGAGGAATCAGCAGCTGAGTCTGGTACCCAAAGAACTCGATTATACTTCTTTATTGGACGCCCCCAAGAGTGGCGTGCGTACTTAGAACTGTACGCTGTTAATAACACTTTCCAAGAGGGAGAGATTGTTTATCAGGGTACATCCTACCCTGGCGGTGCTACCGTGTATGGCACGGTTCAAAAAGTCTTCCCAAATTCCGTTCTTCTCTCAAATATTAACGGTGCTTCGGGTCAGAACTCCAACTTTGTTTATGGCGTAACTACTACTGGTAATACCAGTGGTGCTACCGCCAAAGCAGGTGTGTGGAGAACTGGTTCGGAAAACGTTCCTACCACTCCTTTCGATTCTCAAGAAGAGAAATTCGAGATCTACGATGATATGATCTCGCTTAAGCGTGTTAAGAAGGATGACGTGACCTTCGTGGTCAAGCGTTATAACTTCGGTACGAACACCGTGTACGATATGTACAAACCCGATTATTCTAGTTCTAAAACTAGTGCAACGGGTGCTACCTCTCTGTTTGCTTCCACATTCTATGTGATGAACAGCAACTATGAGGTGTTTAAGTGTTTGTATAACGGTCAGACCCCTTCCGACCCTAGCGGTGTTGTGTCCGTTACCGAACCCACCAAGGTTCAGTCGATCTCTGGTATCTTTATCGAACCCGAAGATCCTGGCAACCCTGGTTTCCGTACTGACGGTAAGCGTCCGTACGTTTGGAAGTATATGTACACCATCCCTACTGATAGTGTGCTGAAGTTCCTGTCTACTGACTTCCTTCCTATCATCGAAGAAACTGCAGTTACTTCTGCTGCGGTCAACGGTGCTATCGACACTATTCTTATTACCGATGGTGGTACCAACTATGACCCTGGTACTTACTATGCTCCTATCCAAGGTGATGGTGCTAGCGGTATCGCTAAGTTAGTTGTCGATTCTGGCGCAATTGTTGAGGCAAGTCTCCAAGCTGCTGGTACAGGTTATACCTATGCATCCATCAATCTTGGTTCTGTCTTCAGCGATGCCGCTCTGACTACTCCTTCCAACATTGACGCAAACAGCGACGCTACTGGCGGCGCTCTGGAAGTGATCATTCCTCCTCAAGGTGGTCACGGTGCTGATCCTGTCGAGGAACTTGGTGGTAAGCGTGTGATGATTAACACTCGCTTGACCTATGACGAAGGTGAGGGTGACTTCCCGACTGATAACGACTTCCGTCGCATCGGTCTTCTCCGCGATCCTTACAACTACAACTCCACCAACTTTGCAACTGCTGACAACCTGAGTGCTACTCCTGCACTTAAAGTTCAGAACCCCACTGGTGACTTCTTCGTTGACGAAGAAATCTCTCAGACTTACACCCTCAACGGTCAATCTGTGACTGCTAAGGGTACCGTGGTTTCCTGGAAAGGTACTGTGGATGGTGTTCAGTTTAACATTCTGAAGTACTTCCAGTCTCCTGACCGTCACACCCATAACGGTGTTGTTTATCCGTTCAGCAATGGTTCGGATGCAATTAGTGGCGCAACTTCCCTTTCTTCTGCTACGGTAAATAGTTCATATAATACCCCTGGTGGTCAGACTGATGGCGGTGTTATCTTCGCTTCTGGCGCTGCTAACCCTGAAATCGAGAAGAACTCTGGCGATATCATTTACATTGAGAACCGTCGTGCTATCTCTCGTGCCTCTGACCAGATTGAGGACATCAAACTCGTCGTTGAGTTCTAATTAACAAGAGCCTAAGAAATGCCACAAAATACTAATCTGAATAGGTCCCCGTATTACGACGACTTTGATGCGGGGAAAAACTTCTATAGGGTTCTGTTCAGACCTGGATATTCTATCCAAGCGAGAGAACTGACTCAACTGCAGTCTATGCTGCAGGATCAAGTCGAACAGGTCGGTAACAGTATGTTCAAACAGGGTCAGATGGTGATCCCTGGTGAAGTTTCGTTTACCGATAAGTATGAATACGTAAAGTTAAGTAGCATTTCTCAGGTTGCTCAGAATGTCAATAACGAAATTAATTTCGTTAAGTATGACATTGCGCAACTGATGGGTCTGGTCCTTGTGGGTCAGACCTCAGGCGTTAAGGCGATTGTAGATAATTACGCTTACGAAACTAGCACTGACGCTGACACAATCTACGTCAAATATGTCAGTTCTGGTGCTGATAATATTGACACCAAGTTCCGTCAAGGTGAAGCACTCAAATTAGAGACTCCTACCACCAGTAACGATCCTACTCTGGTGTGTGGTACCGATGGCATTAAACCTTCTAACACCCCTGCACTGGGAATGGGTTCTGCTGTCAATGTGCAGAAAGGTATTTACTTTATTAATGGTCACTTTGTTCAAAATGATGAACAAACACTGATTCTTGACAAGTATGGTCAAAATCCTTCTTACAAAGTTGGTTGGACTATTACTGAAACTATCATCACTCCTGAAGATGATATTTCACTGAAAGATAATGCACAGGGATATTCTAACTTCTCTGCTCCTGGTGCTCACAGACTGAAAATTAGTCTGGCACTGGAGAAGTTTGCTACTGATACTCCCTCCAATAAAAATTTCGTCCAGTTGGTATATCTCCAACAGGGCAAAATTCAAAGACAAATCAAACAGACTCCTGCCAGTCAGATTGAAGAGATTCTGGCACGCAGAACTTATGATGAGTCTGGTGATTATGTCGTTAACGAGTTTACTCCAGATCTTAAAGATTACTACAATGCAGATGGCAGTGGTTTCTATACTGCAGATGCAGATAATCTAGTTAACGGTCTTTCGATTTTAGAAGCACGTAATAAAATGGTGCTGGGTATTGGACCTGGCAAAGCATATATTCGTGGTTACGAAGTTGAAAATCAAGAGTCAAAATATATTGAGTTAGACAAAGCATTATCAACTCAAACGAGATTTGATACTCGTTTATATGCTACTAGTTTAACTCGTCTTGGTATTCGTTCTGTACAGAGTAGTGTACCTATCAGTGCAACTCTAGATGGCGAATCAACTCCATTCAAAAAGATCAATCTTTATCGTAAGTTTATTGATGGATATCTAGGTACCAATGGGGTACTTAGTGGTCCAGTTACTGCTAAGAGTTTCTTTGCTTGCTCCGAGTTAAGAGGAGTACCATACGATAACAATATCGGTCTGATGACCGTTTATGTATATCCTGGTAAGGATACTACTAGAGGTGATTCTATTGATGTCACCGCTACCAGTCCTACTGATATTGTCCTTTCTCAATTGAAAGACGGCAATAAGAAAACTTTGTATGTCTACAATGGTTCTTCTTATGTCGAGGTTGATGTTGTCGCTGCGAGATTTAACCTTAGTTATCAAACGGACGGTACAAACCCCAATCTTGCTTGGTTAGCTGAGACTGGTTCTGGTGGAATGAACGAGAACAGTGGTGGCAACCCCACTCACGTTGTTCACGAATTCATCCTTCGAGGACCGATTGATAATTTACAGAAGATTCACGCTTCATATCAATCTCACGGTCCCCAAAAAGTTGGAGAATCTGCAACCGATGGTTTGACTCTCTTTGCAGTATCTAATGGTTCTGGCGAATACGGAGAGATTATTGATTACACTATGCCAGTGACTCCGATCATTGGTCGTGCTATTTCTAGAGACTTTAGATTCAGAAGTCTCCCTCAAGGTTTTGATAAAACCAAAAACGTTATTGCTTCCTCTACTATGCAGGATGCAACGTTTGATATTGCATACACTAGTCCAATCTTGTTTACCAAGTTAAAACTTACTGGTAATCATTTGTTTGAAACTGGTTCCAATATCCAAGGTTCTATCTCTGGTGCTACTGGTGTTGTAGAAGGTGGTCTGTCTGTTGGACAAAATGACCCCGAAAATTGCACATTGTCTCACTCCAATACCTTAACTCTGTCTGGAGTTATTGGACAGTTTGTAGAAGGAGAAGAAATTTTTGATATGGATAACAGCGAAAAAGCTGCTGTTATTGCCATTTCTGGAAGAATCAGTCACTTCACTGTTCCTTATGGTGGTGCTGAGTACAGCGATGGTTGCTTATTGAAAATTGGCGATCGTACGTATCAGTCTAACTATGTGGTTGTGTCAAAAGAAGGCACTTCCAATATTGGTATTAATGAGCAGAATGCTTATATCCACAAAGTTCAATTAACAGAACTTGGCAGAAGAGAACTCATTGAACTCTATGAATCTCCTCCAGATTGTGAGGTGGTTGATGATGGTGGTGTGCACAGTTCTAATGATCCTGATGCTTATGTTAGAGCAGTTCTTTTCACCAATACTATTCAGAATTTTGGTACAGAGGATCTGCGTTCCATTGGTATGCAGCACGGTAATCTGAATAAGACATTTACCGCTGATGTTCAGTATGCAGATACTCAATATGCCAGTTACAAGACTTTGAGTAATGGTCTTGCATATTCTGGTAAGACTGATGCTGATTATGTTGAGGCAACTAACTATTCCGCACGTCCAGCAGATGAACTGAAAGAAGACGATCTCATTCAGATTACTGCTGATGGTAAGACTTATAAGTATGAGGTTTATAAAGCGTGCAATCCTACTACCTCTAGAACTGGTAGAATTTATCTGAAGCAACGTTTGATTGTTGGATTCCTTTCCAATACGCTGTCTAAGATTAATGCTCTCATTGAGAATGCTGGTAAGTCCAGTCTCATTCTTCCTCTGCCCAACTCCAAAATCAAATCAGTAGTCAAGGAAGACGATGATAGCGGAATTAAATATTACGCTAGAAGACAGTTTATTGAGAATGTGACAGTTAGTGGTACTGATAACACAGTTACCTTCAGTGCAAACTTAGATTTTGGTCAGCAGGAGTTTGCTCCATTCAATAGACAAGACTATATCTTAGAAGTTTATAGTTCTGGTGCAACTACCACGAGATATGGTAGTGCTACTGGCGAGATTGTGAAAGATGGCGATCTCCTATACATTGATGAATCTATGGTGCAGATTCAGAATTCTGCATCCACTAACAATGCTGGTGCTATTAGTATTGTTCTTCCCGAAGATTATTTCGTTCAGTCTGGAAGTTTGAACTTGTCAGATCTGAAACTTAAGTTGAGCGTTACTATCAAAACTAGTAAGGCAAAACCAAAACTTAAGACTGCAGTCAAAAACAAGCGCATTTCTCTTACTGGTGATATTGATAACGAAATTATTCCGTTAAGAGGTGATGACTACGATAATCCTACAGGTCAAGTTAAGTCTTTCTCAGACGTTTATAAATTACGCTATATTTACGAAGGTGCTCCTGGAATCGCACCAACAGTGGACGAAAATGGAAACATCCTGGGAGACACTGGAACTAATATCACTGATCATTTCCTGTTTGACGATGGACAAAGAGACAATCTCTACGACACTGCATCGATTGTCAGAAAACCAGGATTTGCAACTCCCCAAGGAACTTTAGTTATTGGTTTTGATCACTTCTCCCATTCTGAGGGTGACTTCTTTACTGTTGATTCCTATCTGCACGAAGCAGGTGTTACGTTTGACGAAATTCCTCAATTTACTTCACTTGTTTATGGCAAAAAGAGTCTTGGTGATGTAGTTGATTTCCGTCCTTTAGTTGGTACTTCTGCCAGCATTCCTGGTTATTTGAATGCCAGTGTGATGGACACTAACTCTAATGTGTCTGAAGTCTTCACTGCTGGTGGTGTTTCCGCAGCATTACCTGCAGAAGCAGCTGCATCATCACTCCCTTACACATTTGAGTGTACTTATAGTTACTATGTCGATCGTATCGATATTGTTTACCTGAAGAAAGATGGCACTTTCTTTGTCAAGAAAGGTGCTGGTTCCAATGATCCTCAGTCTGCACAAAGTTCTGATGAGGCACTGAAGGTATACAAACTGTATATTCCTGCATATACCGATAACCTCAAGAAGGTTAAGGTCTATCCAGTTGAGAATAAGCGCTTTACTATGCGCGATATTGGTAAATTACAAACCAGAATTGAGAGACTTGAAAGATACACAATGCTTTCTGTTCTGGAACAGTCTGCTCTTAACACCCAGATCAAAGATAGTCTGACTGGTATTGAGAAATTTAAGTCTGGTTTTGTTGTTGACAATTTTGAAAATTTTGCTCTTTCCAACTTACAATCAGTTGACTTTAAAGCAGCACTTGACTTGACTCGTGGTACCTTACGTCCTGAGTCAAAAGAAACTACGATTGAGTTGGTAGAGAAGGATCCTTCTCCTACTGCACGTGCACTTTCTAATTATGTTGTAAATCACGGTATGGTTACCTTACCATATACCGAGAAAGTATTTGCTCAAAATACTTTTGCAACAGAAACAGTTGCAGTTAATCCATTCCTTGTCTTTAAGTATAAAGGCGAAGCAACTATTTCTCCTAATTATGATTGCTGGTATGACGAAGATCAAACACCTGCTGTCAACAATAATGATAACCAGACTTTAGATACTCTGGAAGTCAACTCTGAGGATGGAGACAAAGCAATGTCTCAAATCCACGATATTAGTAAGACAGCTGCCACTGGTAATGAGACTGAGTTCTCTAATACTAGTTCACTGAGTTCTGACGCTCCTAATAATTCTGAGTCTGAAGTCACTGGTGCTTCTACTACTAGTTCTTCTAACATTGCATCTCAAAATTCCGAGGTTGCTGTCGGAGAAACTAGCACTACTAAGAATGGAAAGACAGTTTCCACTTCGATGACTCTGTATGCTAAAGAGCAGTATCTGAATATCCATATTCGTAGGATGAAACCAGATACAAAATTGTATGTTTTCATCGATGGACAAGCAGCACAAAATTACTTTGTCCCTGATCGTTCTTACTCAGGTGAAGTTGGTTCTTCACTTCGTAACTTTGGCGATGATTTAATTACCGACGATAGTGGTAATGCTACTGGCATTCTTCTGTTCCCTGGTGGCAGAAGACCAACCAAAGGAACTGGTTACGAAGAAGTAATCGATGATCTGACATTTGACACAGAGAAAGGTCTCCGTTTTACTGTTGGTGATAAGAAAATTACTTTCACCAGTGATAAAAATAATGGCAAAGATGCTGAGTCAGTTGCAACTAAAACATTCAAAGTAAGTGCTATCAAGAAAGAAGCACCAAATGATATTATTGCTACCGAAGATGTTGATTCGGAAGACAAAACTGATGGTATTCAGCATACTGAAAACATCCTTAACCCTGATGTAGCAGTTGCCGATCCTTTGGCACAAACGTTCAGAGTCGAAAGTTTTGATGGTGGTATCTTCCTTTCTTCCTTAGATCTTTACTTCTCAGAAAAGGATGCGAAACTTCCAATTACGGTTAAGGTCACTGACACTATTGCTGGAAGACCTACTAAGAATATTATTCCTGGTTCTACCGTTGTTGTTGATCCTATCACCTATCTTCGCGTTATTACTAGTGGTGAACATAATCTCAAAAAAGATGAGATCATTGAAGGAGACACTTCAAACGCACAAGGACCCCTTATTGGAGTTTTGGATTCGCAGAACACTCCTGTTGCTGCTGTTAATAACGAGTTTACACTTGCTACTAACCAAGTCTATACTTTAATGTTGGGTGATCACAATAAAGAAACCTTTATTGCTGGTGAACCTCTTGTTATTACTTCACTGACTGTTGCTAACAATGCACGTTCTGGTGACAGTATTGTCAAGATGAATATTGTTCTTGACTCTGGTTATGTGTCCCATATTGTAATGAATGACTTAGGCGATGGTTATCCTGGTTCTACTACTGTTACTATCGAGTCTCCTCAACTTCCTGGTGGTGTTACCGCAACTGCAGCACCTCAAATTACAGATACCAAAGTTTACGAAATTCTACCTTCTTTGGGTGGTAGCGAGTACACTACTGCTCCTGCTGTTCTTATCACAGGTACAGGTGCAACGCAGTTGGCAAATGCTACTGCAGTCGTCAAGTACACAAAACCTGCAGTAAGAATGGGTGCTGCTACTAACGCTAAGGCACTTATTCCTACCAAGTTTAATTTCCAATATCCCGTATATCTGGAAAATGATAGAGAGTATGCTTTGGTTATTGAAACCAACAGCACCAAGTATAAGACTTTCGTTTCAAAACTTGGTGAGACTGAAATCAATTCCAACTCTACGGTAACAACTCAACCTCTGATTGGTTCTCTGTTTAAGTCTCAAAACTCTGATCTTTGGACTGCAAACCAGTATGAAGATCTTAAGTTTGATCTTTATCAGGCACAGTTTACTGCTAATAAGACTGGTGTCATCAACCTTATCAACACCGATATGGGTTATGGCAAACTTCAGAGCAATCCAATTCAAACTAATTCAGAAGGTTCTAATTCAACTACTAGCAATCTGTATGGTGCAAACCAGAAGATTGTCAAGATTAGTCATAAGAATCACGGTTTGAATCCTGGTTCTTTTGTTGCTCTGAAGGATGTTGCTTCCGTTGGTGGTTATGCAATTGGCGCACTCAACCGTCAAATTCTCCCAGTTATTGATGTTGGTATTGACTTCTATACCGTTGCGATGTCTACTAATGCTGGTGGTACTACCATTGGCGGTGGATATAACGGAAAAGCATTAGGTCAAATCAAATACGAGAAAGCAAACATCAAAGTTGATTCTCTAGATTTTGCCGACACTAGTCTGGAGACCCAGATCACCACAACTGCCATTAAGGCAGTGGATGCTAGAGATAATGTTGTTGACTACACTCCTGAAGTTCCTGTTGATATTATCTTCAACAAAGAATACTTCTTCCCGACACAAAGGGTAGTTGCTTCTAAGTTGAATGAAAAGATGTTTGCAACACGTATGAACAATAACAGCAGTATGAATATTGCTGCTACATTGTCTACTACGAATGCAAACCTTTCTCCAATCATCAACATTAAGAATCCTAAGGCAATTCTTACTACTAACAGAGTTGAGTCTGCTAAGGGTGACGAACCGAGATATGGTAAGTTGACACAGGAAGTTGAACTTTATAAGACTGTAGTCCTGAACTTCACCGATAGTAACGCTTCTCCTGTTGCTATTGGTAATACTATTGCTCTGGAAGCAACTGGTGGTATTGGGCAAGTAGTTACTGGTAAAACATCTAAGACGAAAGGTGTTATTTCTTTCTGGGATGCTGGTGCTAGCACTGGTAAATTGTATGTGAGAATTATTGAAGGTGACGGTTTCCTTATTGGTGAAGAACCCGTATTCAGTGGTTCTTCTACATACAATGATGACTTTAATGGATCTGGTGCTGGTACTGGAAATGCAGCTGGTTTAACTTTACCGCTCAAGGTTTCTGGAACTCTTTCTCTCGCACAATTTGATATTACTAGTGGCGATAATCTCGCTAACAACCTTGATACTAAGACGGGTCAAGTTACTCGCTGGAATCAAGAAAACTACAGAATGCTACTCACATCTAATGCATCATCTTTTAATGTTGGAGATGTGATTGGCGCTGGTGCTGTTGCAGGTGGTGCTTATCAATCTGGTTTCGATCTGACTAACGAATCTTATAAAGTTCCGATGCAGATCAAGGCAGTCTATGATTCATATGGAGTTCTTTATACTCCCGATAGATTGAAGAATGCTAGTAACATCGCTACGTATGTTACTAAAGAAATTTCTCTCGATAATCCTGGTAACGGTATTTCGGTCAAGATTGCTGCTGCCCTGCAGGAAATTGACGACATTGCTGTTATGTACAAAATCAAGAGAGCATCGCAGCAGATCTTCTTCAGTGAAATCAACTGGAATTACTTCAATGAGTATGGCGAATCCGATGTGGTTGTTACTCCTACTACAGGAACTAACTTCTCTCCCACAACCGAAGATTCCTCAGACTTTAAGGAGTATTCATTCACAGTTGACAATCTGAATGAGTTTAGTTCCTTTGCAATCAAGATCGTTATGAGATCACGCAATCCTGCGATGCCTCCTAGAATCAGAGACATTCGCGCTATTGCAACCATTTAATATACTTGAAATGTGGGCTAAAAATAGTGACTATAGAGTCACAGGTCACCAAAATCTTAAGAAGGATGGCACTACAGGTGCCATCGTGAATACAAATAAAGAAGCATATGATGCTTACCTTCGTCAGAAGGAAGCAGCTGTTCGCAGTATTAACAATACTGAGGATATTAAAAGATTACAAGATGAAATTTCGGAGATTAAGTCATTACTTAAAGACTTAGTTTCTAAACTATAAATACTCACATAGGAAACTGTTTAAACAATGGCGCTTACACGAGTCAGGAGAACTGGTTTAAATGATGGGCTGGTCAGTGACGCCAAACTCGATAGCGGTGTAGGCACCCAGGCGGTAACTACAGCAACTATCAGGAATGGCGCTGTTACCACCCTAAAGTTAGCAGACAACTCCATCACAACCGAAAAACTATCTACGACTGGCGGACTAGAAGCAATTAGTGCGGCAGTTATTCGCACAGGAGCTATTACTCCTACAAAAATTGACACTTCAGCAACATTCAATTTCTATGCTGTTAGTGTTGCTACTTCTCTCAACGTTACTGGTAAAGTCTCCCGTGCTGATGCATCAGGAACTGATGTTTCTGGTTCTGATTTGATCATTGCTGGTGGTGCTGGTACTGGTGCTGCAACTGGTGGTCAGATTAAATTAAAAACTGCTCCTGCTAGCGGTACATCTGGATCGTCTGCTAATAGTCTAGTAGATGCTATTGTTATCACTGGTCAAGGTAAAGTTGGTATTGGTGTTGGTGCACCTACCGAAGATCTTGAGGTTGCCAATAACGTTATCATCAACGGTGCATTATCTGTTCTTGGTTCTACCACTACCGTTTCTACCACCAACACTGTTGTCGGTGATAAACTGATTGAACTTGGTAACGGTGTTGTTGGTACTCCCGCAGGTGATGCTGGTATTGTTATCGAACGTGGTACTAGCGATAATGCGTTTATTGGTTATGACGAATCCGAAGACAAGTTTGCACTGGGAACAGGTACTTTCACTGGTTCTACTAGTGGCGACCTTACTTATGATACTGGTGTTCTGCTGGCAGACCTTGAGGCAAACACCATCAGCGTTTCTGGGGCTAATTCTTCAGTAACTTTTGACGGTGCTGTAGTGACAATGGAACCAGTTGGTTCTAATGTTGCTCTGTTCAAACTGGATGCTACTAACAATAAAATCGGTATTGGGCAAGATCCAAACAACGCTCTTGCTCAGATTTTGCAAGTTAATGGCACAGTTGGAGCAACTGCATTTATTGGTGATGGTAACGGACTGACTAACCTGTCTGGTTTTACTGGTGCAGGTAACGGTACAGAATCCATCCCTGGTATTTCATTCTTCGCAGATCAGGACAATGGTTTCTATCTTCCTGCATCTGATCAGATGGGTCTTTGTTTAGGTGGTGACGAGAAAATTCGTTACAACGATCAATCCGATTCATTGATTACTATTAAAAATATCCACGGTCAAGATGCAGGAACTGTGACCACTGCACAAATTCAAGCAGCGGTCATTGATAGTTTCGATTCCGCTTCATACTATAGCGGAAAATATGTTGTTCAGGTTGTGTCTGGTGTGTATGTTCAGACTAAAGAAGTTCTGATTATGCACGATGGCACTGACATCTTCATTGAAGAGTATGCCACTATGACTTCTGGTGGTATTGCTCAGGGTGCTCTGGGTACTATTACTGCTCAGTATAATGGTGCCAACATTGAGGTTGTCTTTACTCCTACATACGCTGTAAATACTGTCAAGTACTACAGATCCCTCATCACCTCCTGATATAAATAAGTTCTAGCAAACAACGCCGTAAATGGAATGGCAACCAGGAACGTAACTAAGCAATTTACATTTGAGCAGCAACGTGTCGAGATCAATGAGATCGGTGCGGATGCTGGTGACTTTAGTGGGAAAATTGTTGCACAAAACATTGCAAATAATTTAGTTGCCCAAACGATTACTGATTGCCTGCTGGAATTAGATACTGAATTGGGTCCTATTGCTAGTATCACTAGCGAAATTCCCGCTAATGATAAAGATAACGTAGTTGAGGCAATCAACTATATTGTCGATACCATTATTAAAGATCTGGATCAATTAACTACTGCCGATAGTACCAGTATCGTTAATGCTATCAATGAATTAGATAGCGATGTTGGCAACCTTGGCAACTTGTCTGCAAATATTGCAGATCACACAAGTTTAGTTGCCGCTTTGAATGAGACTAAAGACATCATTATTGGTGTTCTTTCTCAACTTACTACAACTTCCAAGTCTAGTATCGTTGCTGCTATTAATGAGATTCGTGATGTTACCATCGGTAACCTTTTGAACCTCACTACACAGAACAAAGCAAACCTTGTTAATGCTATTAACGAATTGCAAGCTGAGGTGAACACCCTTGCTGCACAGGTTGGTGTGTCTGTGGAAGCAGGTCTTGATGCTACCGCACTCGCTATCGCACTGGGTTAATAAAAAATGGCAAACAAATTTATCTCAACTTCTAAAAACGGTGTAGGAACTTCCGCAGAAGCTATCTATACGGTAGAACTTCGCGGTACCGAGACCGAAAAGCAAACTGTTATTATTGGTTGCAACTTAGCAAATACGACACAAACTGCTGTCATTGCTGAAGTGTCAGTCAATAGGTATCCTGCTTTTTCGGTTGATCCTCAGTATCCTAAAGACGATGTGATGATCGTCAAGAATGTCCCGATTCCAGCTGGATCTGCATTTGAAGTTATGCAGGGACAAAAGATTATCTTAGAATATAATGAAGATGCATACCGTCCATCTACTCCATCGGTAACGGATACATTAGCAGCAAATATTACTTCTGCTAGTATTGTTAGTATCACTATTACTGATAATACTGGTCCTAAGTTTGTGCAAAATGATTTTATCAGAATCAATAATGAAATTCTGAAAATCACTTCTGTTACAGGTGCAAACAATACTACCCTGAACGTAGACAGAGGGCAAGCAAACTCTACATCCACGACTCACACTAGTGGAGACTCACTTACAAAAGTTGATGTTGGTTTAGGAGATGAAATCCTAGTTAAGTGTGACACAACATCTGCTCTGGATTGTATCTTGAGCATTATGGAGGTTTCAATCTAATGGCATACCTTGGACTAAATCCAGAGGCGTACGTATTCAAAGTCCAAGAGCTCCAAGATATCTCTAGTCAGTTTAATGGAGTTGCTACAAACTTTGCACTGCGCACAACGAACAATGACGTTGTAACTGTCAATAGTTCGATGCAGTTAAACGTCAGTTTGAATGGCGTTTATCAGCAACCCAATACTGCTAGCTCGGTTTCTGGACCAGGATCTTTCTGGATTCAAGGTGACCGTATTTACTTCTCCGAAGCACCTTCTACAGGTGATGTTTTCTTCGGTCAAGTAAACAATTCTGTTGTAAATAATATGGATCGCTCAGAGATTTTCTCTGAGACTTTTACTGCAGATGGTGTGACAACGGACTTTACGATGTCCAAGGCACCACCAAATATTCACGCAATTCTTGTTACTATTGATGGTCTGGTGCAGCATAAAGCATCATACACTCTCATTAGTCAGAATTTAATTATTAGATTTGATGAAGCTCCTAACATCGGATCTAATATCGAAGTTACTCATATCGGATTCTCTTCGTCATTAGTTGGACCCACCAGCGCTGTTAGTTCTTTCTATGGAAGATCTGGTGCTGTCGAATTACTACAAACAGACGATATAAATGTCAGAGACATTGATTGTTACGGTGCTATTGGCGTCGGTAATTTCTCTCCTAGTTTTAAGATTGACATCGACGGTGCTTCTAGCACTAGCAATTGTCTTAGAGTAAAAGCACAAACTCTGCCAACTATTACCCTTGAGTCATCAGACACTGGTGGCAAAACAAGGTTAATTCAGAATGGCAATGACTTCCACATTTTTGCTGACGACCCAGGTGGGACTACTACTGATATCCTGGTGGCAACTCAGGGATATATTACCACTGAAAATTCTATTGGTAGTCTATCTAATAGAACTACTGTTAATATTGCAAGTAATTCCACTGGTGTTACTCAGTCCCTAAACACCAACAACACTACAATTGCTACTACAGCTTTTGTTCGTCAAGAGGTTGCTGATCTCATTGGGTCGGCACCAGCTGCACTTGATACATTACAAGAATTAAGTACAGCGTTGGGGGATGACCCTAACTTTGCAACTACCATCAATAACAGCATCTCCTTAAAAGCAGATGCTTCTAGTGGAACATTAGAAACCCCCACTCTAAATAATGCATCTATTAACGGGGTTAATATTCAAGTCAATCCTAACGGTACTGTACCTCATAGGATTCGTCTTGGTAACGTTATTTTCCCTGCTACCCAAGTTGCTGATATTGGTTACAACCTTGTGGTTGCTAGCAGCAATATCGATGGAACCGTAAATATGGAATTCAGTGACCGCAATGAAATGCGGGACATCTGGTTGTTTAGCTAAATACCACGGAGGTCTAATTCAATGGCACTTTCAAGAGGAAAACTTGCAGGTCAGGGTGGAAAGAACATTATGTTCGTTCCTGCTGGTACTGCTGGTACATTATATGTGAACCCTGCGCAAACTAAAACCTATTTTAAAGGTTTTGTAGTTTTCAACGGAAACACTACTACAGAGACTGTCAACTTATATCTTGCTGAAGATAATGTTGGAGCACTCGATACTATCGATGCTGCGACTAAACCTCAGCAGTTTGTTCGTCAGGAACTGAGTTCTGGTGAAACGTTCTACGTAGAACTAAATTACCCTATCGTTCTGGAAGACGAGAACGATGCTATCTATGGGTTGGCAGATACTGCCAATAAAGTCACAATCATTCTAATTGGCGACAAGGAGTCATAATGCCTTTTCGGGTCGGTAGTCTTAAGACTGAAAATTACGAAAGTCGGTTAGACAATATGACCGATGAAGGACATCTGCGTCCATTTTACGACACCTCCAAAATTCGTAAAACCCCCTTTGAACCAGCACGTACAATCAGAGTCACCCCTCAAAATGGTGATCCTGTAATCAACCACAATTTAGACACTCAGGGTTCTTTAACCCTACAGCAAGGTGAGTATCTTTTAGAAACTGTTGTTTCTGCGGATGCTGTTTTTGTTGTTCAGTTTACTATGTGGGGTGCAGGTGGTGCAGGAGGAGCGGAAGTTGGTTCTATTGGTGGTGGTGCTGGATATACTGCAGGTGGTCTAACTCTAGAGTCATCGCAACAATATTACATTTGTGTTGGTGGCGGTGGTGCTCCCCGTTCATCAGGTTCGGTCACCCAAGGCGGTCACTGTGGTGGTGCTTTAGGTGGTTATAGTGGACTACGTTGGGGAGGTTGTGGTGGAGGATACACTGGTATCTTCAGAAATTCTGCTGTTCAATCAAATGCTCTTTTGATTGCAGCTGGTGGCGGGGGTGCTGGTGCTGACCAACGTGGCGGTGCTGGTGGCGGTCTTAATGGACAAATTGGTCAACTCTTCGATCAAAGAGGTGGTGGCGGAGGTTCCCAAACTGAGGGAGGTTTCGCTGGTTTTACTGATGCATTAGACGGCGGTTCATTGACAGGTGGTAGAGCAGGTTCACTGCTAATCTATCCTGGTGGTGGCGGCGGTGGTGGCTACTACGGAGGTGGTGGCGGTGGTTCAGGTGATACAAATGGTCACGGTGGTGGTGGTGGCGCAAGCTTCATCGACCAGACCAGAATTATCGCTGGGTCTACATTAGCAGGAAATAATGAAACTCCTGGTAATAATGCCGATGCTAGTAGGGGTCCTGCTGGTGTTGGTGGTGCTCAAAATACCGTGGGCACTGACGGTAAGTTTATTATCACCTAATAAATAATTAAAAAGAAATGGCGTATCTAGGCGTTACTCCCAAAATTGGTAATATCCGCAAGTTGGATGACGTTGCTGCACAGTTTAACGGTGTGCAGAACATCTTCAATTTGCGTGTTGGTGGGCAGGTAATCTATCCTGGTTCGCCACTGCAACTTCTTATCTCCCTCGGTGGTGTTCTGCAGGAAGCGAACGTTGCTTATCAAATCAATAATGATCAGATTACATTCTCTGATCCACCGAACCCAGGTATTGACTTCTTTGGACTGGTGATCGGTGACACTATCGATGTTGGTGAACCTTCTGACGGTACCATCAATTCGGTAAAACTTAATCAGGGTGGCACCTTTACAATGGGTGGTCTTCTGGTTAATGGTGCTATCGCTATTGATAGTTCTACTCTTGTGGTAGATGAAATCAATCACCGTGTTGGTATTGGTACTGCATCTCCATTTAATCTTTTAAGTCTTTCTGGTGGTGATCTTGAGATCAGTCCCACCAATAGTGTCGTGTTTGGCACATCCAGTAATAGATCTTTAATTACTGGTTCTAACGATAACTTAGTTCTGAGATCTACTGCTTTAGATCTCCTGGGTTCTATTCAGTTAGCAAATGACGAATGTCTTCTCAACAATGCGCTGACCATTAAAGAAGACGCTGCATATACAGAGATCAGCACTTCTAACACTAATCTTTCTTTGCATAGAGGTGGTCAAGCATCTGCATCTTTAGAACTTAGAGCTTCTTCAATTCATTTGATGCAAGATGTAATTGCTACCAATGCTGTTACCGTTACAGGTCAAATTAAAACTAGTGATCGAGTTTTAATCGAGACTAATAATAACAGTGATCATATTAACATCACCGATTACACTGGTATTTCTGCAGGAACTGTTACTACGACTAGCGCCACGGAGACGTTTGATACCTTGGCAGGTGCTAGCGTAAGAGGAGCAAAATATCTGGTGCACGCTTCATATGGCGGCAATGTTTCCACCAGTGAGATCATTGTGACTCATAATGGTACTGATGCTTTCGTCACTATGTTTGCTGACGTTCACACCAATCCTGGTAATGCAGTTGCTACTTTCGATGTAGAGATGAGTGGCAGTAATGTTCTGGTGAAAGCAACGTCTACTGTAGGTACTTTCATTCAATTTACACGATTCTCAATGAATGTGTGATTGTATAAATAGAATTTGAAAACCTATATCCGATACTATCGGGGGGAAAGGGAACCACGATGGCAACGTCAAACATCAATTTTAATGCCAAGAACGGTTTAGCGGTCGCTGGCACAGAAATCGTTGACGGGTCAAGAAACCTGCGCAACATTGCGACGGGGAACATCACTGGGGACCTGGACATCGGTGGCGACGTGAACCTAACGGGCACGAACAAGACTTTTAAAATCGGTGGTGTGGGTATCACATCACAGATCGCTGCGTTGTCCATCGCACTTGGTGGTTGAATTACCTCTAAATACAAGAACCTAGGGTCCAAAAATGGCAAAGAAACTAGTCACAGATTATACATTTGTGCCATATGATCCCGTATCGTTGACGGGAGGCACGGTAACTATCAACGACAACGTTACTGGTGAGAGAGTTCTGCTCATCACCAACGTAACAAAAAACCAGATTCTGTATAACTTCTCGGACCCTACTAAGGGATTCCAAGCAACTGCAGATACAACTGGTTGTGACTTCAATTCGGAGTTTGAACAGACGGTCATCAAATTTGCTACTGATACTAGCACGATGGCATCGACTGATCAACTTCAGATCTTCATCGAAAGTCACGCTGCAGAATTTGAACCGTCGGAAACATTCGTCGATCCAGTGTCTAAGTTGAGGGTGTCAAACCCCGAAACTATGATTGACACGGACTTTGAATATGGTCCGCAGGCAACTAAGTGGGAGACGCTGCAGTTAGTTAACAACATTCCTTCTACTTATTCGTCTACTTCTGACACCACGATTCCTTATATCGAAAGTGTCGCTACTACTGCTACCTCCTCGCAGGTTACAGTTACCACCTTATACGAGCACTCTCTGACTGCTGGTATTCCTATTGTGGTTACTGGTCTGGCATCAACCACCGCTGAGGGTACCTATCTTATTCAGTCGGTACCTACTCCGACCACTTTTACGTATAAGTCTCGTGCAACGCAGTCTATTACTGCTAACGTTGCTGGTTCTTACACCTCTATCATTCCTGGTCTGTTTTATGAGGGTTCTGCCATTACCCTGGAAACAGATAAGGGCATCGTTGCTGATACGTTTGAATATACCGTCACTGTTGAGAATGCAGGTGGACAAGATTACTTCTCTATTGACGGCAACATTCCTGGTGGAGACCCATTCGTTCTGAACAAGAACGGTATGTATATTTTCGATGTGAGTAGCTCTACTCTCATCGGTCACCCATTCCGTGTTTCTACTACTGCCGATGGTATCCACGGTGGTGGTGTTGCTTACACTGATGGTGTGTATGTTAACGGTACTGAAGGTACTGCGGGCTCTTATGTTCGTATTTACGTTACCGATAACACCCCTGCTACGTTGTATGCATATGATGCTACACCTAGCAACACTGGAGTTGGTTTTGAGATCAACTTCACTCCTGCAACCACTACTAAAGTGGTTCTGTCTACCTCTTACGAGAACGGATTCAAGAACGGTACTTCTCTGTACTTCGTGAATACGATTTCTCCGAAGATTCTGAGCATTAACAATGGTACTGCTCAGGCACCTGATGGTCGTCCTGTGATCGACTATGAGAACACCTTCTCGGGTACTATCAACCCGAATATGGCTGAGTTCCAACCATATGATCACAAACCGACTGCACTGTGGACTGTCGATGATTCCAACATTGACTATACCAACAGCACTATCACCCTGACGGGTACGAACGCAAACAGTATTCGTAACAGATACTGTATGCTGTACTATCCGAACCCTGGAGATTATTGTATTGAAAACCTCCAGCGTAACGGTGTGTACTACACCAGAGTTGAATCTACTTCATCCGCTGATGGTGGTACTGCAGTTATTAAACTGTCTAACGCTTACTTCGCTGCTACCAACGGTGGTAACCCTGGTCAGAACGGTATCATCAATCTGGAGAATGATGGTAGTTCCTTGCAAGGAAATGCTGCAACGTATACTTACGGTAAGCATAACTTCGCTCTGGTTCACAGATACCTTACCGATGAAAAACCCTGGTGGGACTGGTATTGGCGTTATCGTTGGATGGCGTGGAACTATGGTGCCAACAACTCTGGTCGCGACTTCTGGGATGTCAGCAGCAACCGTGGTATTTCCAACTCTCAGTGGAACCGCTGTTACTACCTGACGATGAACCGTCGTCAGTACAATGGTTCTGGCGAACTGAATAACTCCAATTACGACGGTCGTTTCAACAACAACTGGTATAACGGTGGTAACTCCGTTTGGGGTTGGTCTCCTGGTTGGAACTATGGTGACTATCTGCCTGAGTCTGAGACGGCTCTTACCAATGGTCGCTGGAATCCTCTGTACGACAGAAGTACTTACTGGTCTAACAGATGGCGTTACAACTACTCTATGAGTAATGACGCTGGTTTCCACTTCAGATATGGTTACGACTGGTGGTGGGCATACTATCGTGGTCACGGTTCCTGGGTTTGGAACTACAACCAAGACTACTATGGTAACGCATTCTTAATGCTGGTTCAGGATCGTTCTAATGATGACGATACTTTCTACGCAGAATCTCACGGTGCCGTTACTAACGACTCCGTTACCATTACTAAGGTCTCTGGTGCTGATCCTCGTTACTATTCTAACGAGAGCAATATCGCCACGTTGACTCTCCCTGCAACTGTGTATGTGGAGCGTGTGGATGATAACCGCTTCAGAATTAAGTCTAGCACTGGTTCTTCACCATATCGCCTTATTGATGCACGTGGTGTCTATGGTATGACTGGTACGTTTGCTAACCCCTTACGTAACTCCTTCTACTATGAGAACCATAACCTGTCTGATGGTGAGCGTCTGTTCTACACCACTGCAGGTACTGCAATTGGCAACCTGACTCCGAACTCTCAGTACTACGTGAAGGTCGTTTCTAACGATCGTTTCGCTCTGGGTAACTCTGCTTCCTTCAGCTATCCTGGAAGTGCTATTGACGTTACTTCTGCTGGTTCTGGTAATCAAGTGTTTGAGAACCAGACTGCTGCGTTCGGTGCTACTGACGGTGCATACAACGTCAACGAAGTTAAGTCTGATACTCAACTGGTTGTTGAAGTTCCTTTCCAGATCGTTCCTACGACTAAGACCTTCGACGCACGTGACACTGGTAGCGGCGGTAACGTTGATACTACCAACCACACGTTGAATATCCAAGATCACTTTATGAAGACTGGTCAACGTCTCATCTATCAGGATGCTGGTGGTACTACCATCGGTGGTCTGACTGATAACCGCGACTACTTCGTGATCGTGGTTGACCAAGATCACATCCAACTTGCTGAGACTGCAGCACTTGCAGTTGCAGGTACTTTCGTTAACTTCACTACTGGTGGTTCGCAGACTCCTCTGCAGAAACTGATCCATACCAATATGGATGGACAGGTCGTGGGCGGCGGTACTATCGCTACTCAGTCTGGTTCTAGAATCGTGACTGGTACCGATACCACCTTCACCAGATTCTTCAAAGTTAACGATACTTTCCGTTATATCGATAACAACTCTGCTACAACGTTTACTGTTGTTGAGACTACCATCTCTGCAATTAAAGACGATACGGAACTTCTTCTCGCGGACCCAGCAACCTTCACGACAGGTGCTGTCAACTCTGCTGGTAATACCGAGTACTTCATCGACACCGCCATTTACGTGCGACCAGATGGATTCTTCCTCCACAGACCGTTTGACGGTGGTATGGAGATCGGTACTAGTAAGTCTCCTGACGGTCAGATTGTTAGACAGACACGTAGATACTTCCGTTACCAGTCAGGTAAAGGTATCCAGTGTTCACTCGCTATCAACTTCTGTCCGAAACAACCCGCTGTACGCGCATACTACTCGCCTTACGTGGATGGTACGACCTATCACCGCGTTATCGTCGAGACGAAGCTGCCGCACAACCTTGAGGTTGGCACCAACCTGCGCTTCGTGGATGCTACAGACGATTCCTACAACGGTGGTTGTAGTGTCGCCACTGTCGTTAACGAGTTTACCTTCACGTTCCTTCTCGATAATGCACCTACTGCATCTGCTGCAGGTGGTTTCCTCGGGTATCACGTACTCAACTGGGTTAACTCCAATGTCCGCTGCGGTATGTACGACTTCCAGAATGGTATGTACTTCGAGTACGATGGTTCCGTTCTGAACTGTGTCCGTCGTTCCTCCACCACTCAGTTGACTGGTCGCGTGTCTGTGACTAGAAACAACAACGTGGTTACGGGTGATGACACCGCATTCCTCTCGCAGCTGTCTGACGGTGACTTCATTGTTATCCGTGGTCAGTCCCACAAGGTTATCCGCGTGGTCAACGATAACCAACTGGTTATCCAACCGCAGTACAAGGGTATCACTGCTTCCAACATCATCCTCACGAAGACGATCAACACCAAGGCACCTCAGGGTTCTTGGAACCACGACAACTGTGACGGGTCTGGTCCTTCTGGTTTCATTCTGGATATTACTAAGATCCAGATGGCGTATATGGACTACTCCTGGTATGGTGCAGGTAAGATCCGCTTCGGATTCAAGGATCAGAACGGTCACGTGAAGTACGTGCACGAATTCAAGCACAACAACCGCTTGACGGAAGCATACTTCAGATCTGGTAACTTGCCCGCACGTTATGAGATTGAGAACACTGGAATTCCGACGTTCATTCCGTCCCTGTTCCACTGGGGTACTTCCGTTATCACTGATGGTAGATTCGACAGTGATAAAGCGTACCTGTTCACTGCATCTGGTAACCTGCTTAAGTTCACCAACGAAGTTGCGCAAAGTGCACAAACCAACCAGAACTCCACGGTTCTGTCTCAGTGGCAGATCGGTGAAGGTTGGTCACGTAATATGCGCTTCTACATCAGAACGTACTTCCCAACTAGTGAAGCTAGCAAACTGACACAGGGTACTACCGTGTATCAGGCAACTGTTGGTAACGGTTGGTGGGTGGATGGTCGCTCGATCTATCGTTCCAGAGTTTCTTCTGGTCGCCTGGAGGTTGACTTCCAGTACATCGATGCTAACGGCAACACTACCTTCCAGTACAACAGAGGATATAACATCATCTACGGTGATGTTGGTAACCCGTCTGTTCCTTCCTCCACCACCTTCGCTGTTGGTGCAGTCGCGGGTACGGACAACACGGTGCCTTCGCAGATTCCGCTGGTGTCTATTCGCCTGTCTCCTTCTGTGGACTCCTCCCTGTCTGGTTCACTGGGTGAACGTGAGATCATCAACCGAATGCAGTTGCAACTCAACTCTCTTGACGTTGTGAACACGCACGAGTGTGAGGTCAAACTGATCCTGAACCCATCGCTCTCGTCTGATACTTACTTGGATGTGGCACCTCCGTCACTGTCCCAGTTGATCAAGCACACGGTGGATGACACCTACGCAGGCGGTCTTGAGATCTTCTCCTTCCGTGCTGCTGGTGGTTCGATCGACAACACTGGTAAGCGTGGTACTGGTTCTACCTCGTACGATATTAGTTCTATCATTGAGATGGGTAACTCCATCCTTGGTGGCGACGGTATCTTCCCGAACGGACCTGACCTCCTGACTGTGGTTGCCGAACCTGTGGACCTTACGGGTGTGAACAACTCCTCACCCTTTACCGTCACGGGTCGTATTTCCTGGAGTGAGTCTCAGGCATAATTCGGGAAACCGATTGACGAAGACAACTAAATACTCTATACTAGGGGGGCACTTACGCCCCCTTCTTTTTTTCTCTAATGTCCACGATGAATACCGAAGAACTAATTGTTAATTTTTCTTCGCAGATGAAAGATCTGATGAAGGAAATTGCAGAGATGGAGACCAAACTCAATACTGCAAAGGAGCGTTATCTCAAGCTTCAAGGCGCTGTTGAGGGTTTGAACATTCTGCAAGATCAGCAAGCACCCGTTGCAGAATCTGAAGAAGTCGAACGAGAACTCCTCACAGAGACTACTCCTTCCTGACCATCACATCATAACCTCAATACCCTTCACGTCTAAATAGATATGAAGGGTATTTTTGTGTGATGGCGTCACCAAGTACGAGAGCTGAATTACAAGCATATTGTCTAAGGCAATTAGGTCAACCTGTGCTGCAGGTGAATGTGGCAACTGAGCAGATTGATGACCTGACTGATGATGCCTTACAGAAGTTTGCTGAGTGGACTTACAACGGCACAGAGAAGATGCTGTTGAAACACGAAATAACTGCTGATGATGTCACTAGATTCAAAACGTCAAACCAAACTACCACGGTGGGTTCTACCGACTGGGTTGAAAGGGATAACTATATCCCTGTCCCTGAACACGTTTATGGGATTAATCGCATTTTTGGTATTAAGTCTAGTGGTATTAGAGGTAATCTTTTTGGGATTGAGTATCAAATTTTTCTTAACGACCTCTATCACTTTGGGTCTATTGATATCCTCAACTATTATATGACCAAGAGTTATCTGGAGACTCTTGATTTTGTGCTGAACAACGGCACGTTTATCCAGTATAGATTTAACCAGAGACAAGATCGTCTCTATCTTGATACAGCATCTGAAGATATTAAAGAAGGAGAATTCCTTATCATTGAGTGTTATCGTGCTTTAGATCCCAACACATACACTCAAGTCTACAACGATCCATTCCTCAAAAAGTATCTCACTGCTCTTATAAAACGGCAGTGGGGTACTAACTTGACTAAGTACAACAACGTTCAACTTCCTGGTGGAATTACTCTTAACGGAGATAAAATCTACACGGAAGCAGTTGCTGAATTAGAAAAGATAGAAGAACAGATCCTTTCTACTTACGCTCTTCCTCCCCTTGATCTGATCGGATAATGCCTACTAGTCCTTACTTCCCAACGTTACACGGTGGCACTGCAGGTGAGCAGGGTCTTGTACAAGATCTTGTAGATGAGCAAATCAAACTATTTGGCAGTGATGTCAAATACATTCCTCGGGTGATGATCAAGGATGATGTCTTGAATGATGTCATTCTATCGAAGTTTGAGGATATATATGTTGTAGAAATGCTTCTGCAAAATGTAGAAGGATTTGGTGGAATGGGAGCAGAACTTGTATCCAAGTTCGGTCTTCGCATCACCGACGAAGCAACGTTTGTTGTTTCTGTCAACAGGTGGAGTGAAGTTGATGCTGCTAATCCACAACTACCTGATCGTCCTAACGAAGGTGACATCATTCACTATCCCTTAACAGGGGATAACTATGAGATCAAATTCGTTGAGAAAGAAATGCCTTTCTTCCAATTGGGGAAAGTGTATTTCTACACAATCACCGCTGAGATTATGGAGCGTGGCAACACTCTCTTTGATACTGGCGATGCTGCTGTTGATCAGTTAGAAAGAGAAGCATATACCTTCCCAATCACACTTACCAATGTGACTGGCACCTTCTCTGAGGGTGAAGACTTTACGTCCGCTGGTGGTGCTTCTGGTACTGTTGTAGACTTTGATGCTGGCACTGGTAAACTTACCGTTGTCTATCCTAAGGGATCGTTCCAAGAGAACGAAGTCATCACTGGTCCAAATGGCAGCGGTACCATTCAATCGTTTACTACTATCACTATAGAGAGTGTTCAGTATGACGATAACGCCACAATTGAATTCAAAGCAGATGATGTCATTGACTTCTCTGAGAGAAATCCCTTTGGCGAAATCGGTAATAAGACAGGTAGTTTCTAATGTTACAGTACTTTTATAACGGTACCATTCGTCGTACGGTTATCGCATTCGGCACAATTTTCAATAATGTCGAACTCCGTGACCTGGACGAAAATGGTAATGAAATCGTCCGAGAAAAAGTCCCCCTGGCATATGGTCCTAGGGACAAATTTTTGGCACGTCTAGAAGATCTTCCGAATCTGGATAAACAGTCTCAGATGACTCTTCCTAGAATGTACTTTGAGATGACGAGTTACACATACGATGCTACTCGTAAAACTAGTCCTGTTCAGACTTACAGAAAGACTGACGATGCTACTGGTGGAGTACGTAAACAATATATGCCTGTGCCATATAATATTGGTTTTGAATTAGGCATTCTGGCAAAATCACAAGATGACGGTCTTGCTATTTTAGAACAGATTCTTCCTTACTTTCAACCATCATTCAATCTTCCTATCAAGATGATTCCTGATATGGATGAAGTAAAGGATTGTCCTGTAGTTCTCAACAGTGTTGATTACACTGATCAATATGATGGGGATTTTAGACAGCGCCGCTACCTGGAGTATCGTCTGCAGTTTTCTGTAAAGACATACCTCTATGGTCCTATGACCAATATTGGCGTCATCAAAAAATCGATTGCAGAAATTGGAGATCTTGGAGACGGTACCCGTCGCAAGAATACTCGCCTCACATATACTCCCAAAGCGAAAAAGGATTATGATGGCGATGGTCAGATTACCACAGCTGATGATTCATATGTGCACCCTGACGATAACTTCGGTTTCAATGAAGGATTTGAAGCGTTATGAGTAAACTAGAAGATAATATGAAAGATCTGTTAAATCTTCCCGAAGAGGAAGCTGATGTTGTTGAAGCGACTGTTGAACCTAAAAAACCCGAAAGGGCTGAGGATGTAACAAAGGACTACGAATATACTCGTGGCAATTTGTACTCTCTCATTGAAAAGGGTCAGGAAGCACTTAACGGTATTCTTGATGTCGCGGCATCCTCGGATCATCCGAGAGCATATGAAGTTGCTGCCTTAATGATTAAGAACGTAGCGGACACAACTGACAAGTTGATGAAGTTACAGAAAGATACCAAGGAAGTGAAAGAGGGCAAAGATGCCCGTGGTCCCTCTACTGTGAACAACACAATGTTTGTTGGAAGTACCGCAGAACTTGCAAAAATGCTCAAAAATGCGGAGATAGAAAATGACGGAAGAACAGAAGAAACCAGAGACCAAACCTAAAGGTCCCTTTGGTAAATTAAAAGAAAAAGCACAAGATGCTGATGAACAGTTAATGGTTCTCAGTACCTTGGTAAGATTAGGTATTTTAGTTTGGAGTGGCGGAATTCTTACTCTTAACTATGTTACTATTCCTGGATTACCACAACAGAAAATCGATCCAACTTTCATAGCCAGCGTGTTTACTGGGGTTTTAGCTACGTTCGGGGTTCAAACGGCTAAAAAAAGTGGTGATGGCACTATGAAAATGCCTCCTGGTTCTATCTCCAAAGCAGATATGGAGAGACTGATTGAAAAGGCGGCGGCAACAGCTCCTGCTCAAACTATTCGTATTGAACAGGCACCGTTAGTGTTGCAACCCCCGACAACGGACAAGAAAGGATAATGCTATGAAGTGGTTCACTATAGGATTGGGAGCACTCATTGGAGTGTCACACGTCGGAATGATAGGATTATTAGTTCAACGAAATGGGTTGCCTGTAGTTAATCTGCCAACCCAAGATTACAATGCCTACACTGTTGAGGCAAGTAAAGATGGATATAGAATACAGTATCGTGCAAACGATCCTAAAGTGATGATCGAGAATAGAACTTCCGATCGACCATCTGGTTTCTTGGGACTACAGCGACAACAAATCCAAACCTATGAAGAATATACTATGGACGGTGCAAAACATACAGGTGAGGGAGGAGTAGTTATTGATGGAAAAAAGTTAAGTGCCGAAACCGTAGCGTGTTTGCAGGCGGAAGGTGGTGGAAAACAAACAGGAAAGATTGTAGGAGCTAGTATGGGTTCTGCAGCTGCTTCTTTTGTTTCTGGAATACCTTTTGTTGGGTGGGCACTCGCTGGATTCGTAACTATGTTTAGTTCGGAACAAGGAGAGCAAGTAGGTGGACAACTTGCTAAGATGTATAAAGATTGTATAGAAGAACCTATCCAAGTAGATGAAGACTCTTAACACGGTCGTTCTCAACGTGACTGTCGCGGTACTAGATTTTCTGTACCGTGGCAGGGAAATACAACGTTTTTGGGTGCTTGAGGAAATTGCTCGGGCACCCTATTTTGCTTTTTTGAGTGTACTACATCTCAGAGAATCTCTGGGATTGCGAGGACCAGAACATATCTATTTGATGAAAGAACATTTTGCTCAGACATTAAATGAAACAGAACATTTGGAACTTATGGAAAGTAGGGGTGGCAACGCTTATTTTATCGATCGTTTTGTTGCCAAGCATCTCGTCCTTATCTACTATTGGGTTAACGTGGTTTATTATTGGGTATCTCCTCGCAATGCTTACGATGTTAGTGTCAAAGTAGAAGAGCACGCTTTCGAGACATATATTAAATATCTTGCGACACATCCAGAAGATAAAGAGATTGCTGCTGTTGCACAAGATGAGTGGAATCATAAAGAAGAACTGGAAAATGCAATCCTTCTACTAAATAAAGTACAGTGAAGTACTTACAATGCAAAAAATTATCAACATACTTGCTATTGCGTCTTTTGGTGTATCTGCTGCCGTTGTTGGTGGTAGTGCTTACCTATACCTTAACAAGGATTCTCTGATTGAATCAGCAAGAGAAAAAGCAACTGCGGCAGTTACTGAAGCTATTACTGATGCTCTTCCTGGAATGATCAGTGGTGCTATGCCTAAGATGCCTAGCGCTACGGGTGGTGTTAGCACCTCAATGCCTGCCATTCCTGGTCTGTGAGTATCCCAAAAATAGACATTGGCATTAAGAATATCGACATTAGAGATATTCAAGTTAATGTCTTGCCCGAATGGATAGTTGCACCTCCTAGCACAATGCTACCAGTTGCACCACCAGTCGTGTCGGGAGTTGGTGTGCCTATTGTCAATATCCCTGGTTGCGTTGAGGCACATATTGATAGTAATGAAAACCAAACACTAAAGGACGAAGACAAAGATGGTGTTCGTACTTTTTGTGATGCAGGTACTCCTAGTTTCAATCCTATTGATTACGATGCCAATCGATTAGTCATTGAATCTACGGAACCTCCTCTACCAAAGATCTCTCCCCCACCACCAGAAGATACATCAGCACCTGCTGCACCATCTCCCCAGATACCAAAAAGACCCTCTTGTGGACTCGATGAGAAATATAACGAGTCTAAGAAGGTCTGTGAAAAGATAGTTGAGGAGGTAGGTGAACCGCCCGCAGAAGAAATTCCTTGGACTGAAAAATATCTACCTGCTCCAGAAGCGGTAACGACTACCGCGGCCATTGCGGTTGTGGCAACGACCTCGGCACTGCTCGCAAAACCTCTTGCTGATCTTCTGTTAAAAGTGGTGAAACCGACTGTGAAGAAGGTGATGAAGAAGGTTGCTGCCTTACGGGGTAAGAAGCCCCAGGTATTGTCCTTGCGGGAGCGGGTTGCTGAGCAGCGTGATCGGAATCAGGCGATAAAGAAGTTGCGTTCGGCACTGAAACCGAAGGGATAGAATGACGATGTGGTGGGATTACACCGCCTGGATTTGTGACAATTACATCAGAACAAATAACAGCATATTTTGTTCCTGGTCTAAAATATATTCCAGCTTTCTTTAACTCGCCACAATTTTTTAGTCTCGCAATCTCAAAATCTAATCGCTTATTAGCGACAAGTTGAGTTTGTAGTTGATTGTGTGTATCTGCTGCTGCCTTACAACGTTCTTGCAATCCTCCATCGAGAGGTAGTGATAACGTAGCAGATAAACCTATGTTGGTACTATAGTTAATTTTCTCACCAGTTCTTACTGGTTTATCCCATAACACTGAGCCAGGATTGTCGGGAACTCCATCGGGTTGAACTTCCATAATAGTAATGGGCATATCTGCACCATCTTCATATGCACGAACTTCATTACCCTCTGCGTCAGTATAAGTTCTATTGTCGTACCACTCTTCCCAAGGCCAGTTCTTTACAACTTTCTGCACCTCAACAGTTCGACCTTCAAAATCTCTGTTGTCGTATTGAGGTTCAAAATATCTTTGTTCAAACGGATCTTTATTACTCTGCGAGTGAGTAATGTATGGGGTGAAATTCATAGTTGGTCCTTGACAACTAATTCCACCCCCATATGTGTTAGTGATATACGGACCTTGCAAAACCTGAATGGCTTGGTTGGTCACTGAGCCAGAGCTATTCGCGATTGGATTAGCTGTTGCACTTACACCCCCCACATCTGCCGCCAGAGTGGCAGGGGCAATCGCAAGTTGAGTTAGACATAGTGCTATTGGGTAAAGATACTTGTGGTGTCGGTTACGCTTGTAACTTCCGTTATCCTTTGAATAACAGTTTGGTTCGTTACTCCTGGTCCACGGTAGTGTTGTGTGAACTGGAACGCTTCCCCTGGAGTTGCTATTTTGAAGTTGTTTGTGTTGCTGAAGTCCAACGCAGCGGCGGATGAAGTCACTTGTCCTTCTACACCGCCCATCGGATTGACAATCACGCTTGAAGTTGTACTTGGAGGATTTAATCTTTGACCATCGTTTGTGATGTTCACTCCGCTTACACTGTATTCCCATCCTGTTGAATAATCTATAGAGTTAATCGTTTCAGTCACTTTGGAGGTTGTCTCCGTGTGGCTCGTCATTGAGCCCTGTGTGAAGTTTGGGACCACGGGGACCGCCTGCACACTTGCAGGTGTGACAAATACACCCACCACACACAGTGCAAACAAAGAGATCGAAGATATCTTTTTCATCACGATCACCTTTTTGCATCAATTGCCTACAGTAATCTCCGAAACAAATTGTCCCGTAGCAGTAGTACCAGCTCCACCTGCGGTCACGGTAGTTAAACCAGCGCTGGTAATTGTTCCAGCTAGGTCGCCAGCGGTGCCAGCTGCAGTACTCGTAATTGAACCGAAATTCGGAACACCACCAATACTTACAGCAGAAGTCGGTACTGCATCAGCCTGAGTATAAGACTGTTGGAAAGAAAATGCAGCCCCTGGAGTGTCTTGGGTTGCTGCAATAGTTCCTGGAGAATATACACCAGAGGTAATAGTACCAGCAGAAACTGTGTTTGCAGTACTACCGTCCGTAGTATCAATATTTGTACCAGAAATACTGAAGGTTGAACCAATTCGATCTGCTACGGTTGCCGCAGCATCTACTCTTAACTGCACACTTGAGGAGAGTCTATGAGTTATATCGGCGCGTGCAGGAGCAGCGATTAACGTAAGTACTCCCAACAATAATAGTGGTCTGTTCATTTTTATAGAGATGTACCCTCAATATATTTAGGGTATAAATAATGAAAGAAGACATTAGAGTATAAATATGCGTCCTTTTAAAGAAATCCTTGCGGATTTGGAGAAGGCGGGAATGCGAAAATTGTCTGAAAGATTTAACCCAAATCTTAAGAGAGAGTACGGAGTTCGCGATGGTTGCTGGTCTCACAGCAAGTGGTCCAAATCTAAATAGTACAAAGTAGTTACGAAAAATGTCCAAAACTGTCTTGAAAAACACACAGCGTCACGCTGTTGTCAAGATTGTCACAGAGAATACTGTTGACATCACACACGCTGATCTCTCTTTTGATGTAACTGTAGAGTCTGGTGACAATTCTTTTGGAGGTAGTGGATCCAAAGGTGTTGCAACCAGAACTCAAGTTCCTGCAAAAATGGAGATTGCTAAGGTCATCTACAGCAATGCAGGTTCTTCTAATCACATCGATGTGAAACGTGCTGCTGACACCGTTATGGTCCTAGGTGGATCTGGTGAGTTTGACTTTGAAGGTCAAGTAGTAGAAGATCAAGCTTCCAATCTTCCAATCACTGTTGCTGCAAGCACAAGCGGTCACAAATACACCGTTTATGTGTTTATCAACAAAATTGGCGTGCAGTAATTAAATAAAGGAGCTAAAATAATGAAGGTCATCAAAAACATTCTGATTTGGGATGAAATGATGATGAGGAGAATGCAACGAAAGTTTAAACTATCTGATTATCAGATTGCTTGGATTGCATTCGGAAAAGGTTTCGTTATTGGTGCTATCTTGCTTTAATGCCACACTTTGCTAGGTGGGTTTTAAACAACCCATATTCGCTAGGCACTATGTGCTTAGCACTCGTCTTTGTACCTGTTATAGGTATGTGGGCAGTTCATCATTACGGATGGCAACATTGGGAACCCTTCACTAAAGGAGATCACAATGCCAAACGAAGAGGAAAAGAAGAAGAGACGGAAGGAAATAGAGAGGATGATTCATCCTCACAATGATCCTCCAGATCCAACCGCACATATGGGCAATTACAATTTTCCTCAAATGTTATTTGCCTTCTGTTTAGGATTTGCCTGTATGTTTGTCTTAGCAGTTGATACTGTAAATGATTTTAAGGGATGTCCACTCCCAGAATATTTTCAAAATGAGGTTAAAGGATGAAAGTAGGAATGATTGGTCTAGGTCGTATGGGCGAGGGTATGTCTCGCCGTATGATCAAAGCTGGAATTGAAGTACACGGTTATCGTAACAATGTTCAAAAAGCTGCGCAGCAATATGAAGAGGGTTATATCAGTGGATATACCACTTCTCTGGAAAGCCTTGCTCAAGTAGTACACACTGGTCGCGGAACTTTTGGCGACTCTTCATCCACCCCTGGCATTTTTATGCTGGTAGTCCCAGCAGAAACTGTAGAAGCAACTATCTATGAGTTACTACCATTTCTTAAGCCTGGCGATATTGTTATTGATAATGGCAATTCCAATTTTAAGGATACCAGGAGGAGAGCACAACGTCTTGAGAACCTGGGCATCCAGTATCTTGACTGTGGTACTAGTGGTGGTGTTTACGGTCTGGAGCGTGGATACTGTCTTATGGTTGGTGGTGCAGATCAAGCAGTATCCGTCTGTGCTCCTATCTTCAGGGCACTCGCACCAGGCATCGGGAGTACTCCCAGAACAGACCCTTATTCGGGTGCAACATCTGCAGAGTACGGTTGGTTACACTGCGGACCTAGCGGAGCAGGTCACTTTGTGAAGATGGTCCATAACGGTGTTGAGTATGGAATTATGCAAGCGTATGCTGAAGGATTTAATATCTTACACAATGCAGATTTAGGATCTCGTTATGTTATGGAAGGAGATGCAGAAGTCGCTCCAATGTCAGATCCAGAAAATTATCAGTACGATATTGATTGTGCTGAAGTGGCTGAGTTATGGCGTCGCGGTAGCGTGGTTGGCAGTTGGTTACTTGATCTTACTGCGGATGTATTTCGGGGCGATCCAGAGCTTAGTAAGTTCGATGGAGGAGTTTCCGATAGCGGTGAGGGTCGCTGGACTGTTAATGCCGCTGTCGATTTGGGTGTACCCACTCCTGTCATTAGTGCGGCGTTGTTTGAGCGTTTTACGTCTCGCAACCTGGGCACTTTTGGGGACAAGGTACTAAATGGTATGAGGAAGATGTTCGGAGGGCATAACGTAAGATGAAACCAGTCATCTTGGTAGCGTGCCTATCCCCCCTTGCTATCATCTTCATTGTTATGAAAGTTGCTGTTTGGTTGTCTGCCGTAAATGCTGAAACGGATTATGTCAGAAAAGAACCTCTACGAAAACGAGGACCCTACGTGGCAAACCCGTATGAGGATGTTGATGAAGAGGAAGAGGAATATGGAGATCGCACAGACTATAGATGATGTACTATATAAACATTATTCGGAGCAGGGTAAACCTGTTCCGAATTGGAAAACTAGGAAAAATCCCGATTGGTGGATTGAATACTTACGGTCCCTTGGACTAAGCGATAAAAATGAATTTCTCTGATGTCCTTCTTTGGGGAGCAATACCCTTTGTACTATCCACGATATACTTCGGGATACGAAAAGGTGAAAATGATTACTATGACACAGAAAAGTATGACGGAAACGGAACCGCCCATTAGTAGACGTATTGTTATCTTTGGTGCAACTGGAGATCTTGCAAAGCGAAAACTAATTCCAGCATTATATGATCTATGGTCCAAAGATCTATTACCACCCAATCTATTGATTGTTGGTGCATCTCGCAGAGAACTCACCAAAGAAGATTGGTTGAAAAGATTGGGAGACTATCCAGTAGAATTTACAGACTGGATGGATTTTATCCAATGTGATTTATCCTGCAAAGAAAGTCTAAATCATTTACACGATCCTAGCGAAGATACTACTTATTTTTTATCCGTACCGCCAGAAACTTATGCGGATGCTATCATCAATCTCAAAGAAGCAGGATTCCTCGACAACCCAGAAAGATCGCGTGTGGTTGTGGAGAAACCCTTTGGGCACGACCTTGAATCTGCTAATCATTTACAGTCTGTGGTTGAGCGACATCTACGCGAAAAACAGATCTATCGCATTGACCATTATCTTGGTAAAGATACTGTCAACAATATTCTTGCTACAAGGTTTAGCAATATTCTTCTGGAACCACTTTGGAACCGTCAGTACATAGAAGAAGTACAGATCTTTGCAACTGAAACTATTGGGTGTGAAGGTAGAGCACAATATTATGATGGTGCTGGTGCTGTAAGAGATATGCTACAAAACCATATGCTACAGGTTTTGTCATTGATTGCAATGGAAGCACCAAGCAAAAATACTGCTAGGGAGATTCGCAGAGAAAAAACAAAAGTACTTTCTGCTGCTCGTCTAGGAACCAAATTACTTACGGGACAATATAAATCCTATCGCACCGAAGAAGGTGTTGATCCACATTCGATGACTCAAACGTTTGTGGCAGGTGATATCTACATCGACAACTGGAGATGGCAAGATGTCCCATTCTACTTTATGACTGGTAAGAGAATGCCTTATCAGTGTGTTGAGGTAGTTATTAAACTCAAAGCACCACCTATTCAAATCTTTGAGGGACACGAATATAACGATCGTATTGTGATGAGGTTCCAACCAGATCCTCACCTAGACATTCGTATCGATATGAAGGCTCCTGGTTTGACTAATAATGTAGAGACTGCAACACTCACTCACCCATATCCTGAAGGTGCTATGGATGGATATGTTCGTTTATTATATGCTGCTCTTCACCAAGATCAATCACACTTTGTCCACGCTGATGAAGTTTTAGAGTCTTGGAGAATCGTAGATGATCTTCTTTGCACTGGTGAGTCTTGCCCTGTTCGTACTGCTCCTTACCTTTACGATAGTGGAACTTGGGGACCTTGCAATAAGATAGACTTTATTACTAATTGGGATTTCCCCGCGTGAATTTATTTCTTCGCCCCCTGGCAAATCCCAACGATATTACCTGGAGTATCATCTGGATGCTAGTGATACTCTTGGCAGGAGTTGCTTATTACATATATACCATTATGAAGTATGCCTTTGAGGAACTAGAAGATGGGAGCGATGACACCCCCGAGTCGTAAGAGTTGTTACAACTTTAGAGTTGTCTCAATAGATAAAGTACTCGACGGAGACACCATCGATGTTACTATCGATCTCGGTTTTGACCTTTATAAAAAGGAGAGAGTTAGAGTTGCTGGGGTTGATACCCCAGAAAAACGAACACGAGACCTTGAAGAAAAAGCGCTCGGTATTGACGCAACAAACTGGCTTAAGGATAAGTTAGATGGTGCTATCAGTGGAGACGATGAACTTACTGTTAGAACTGAACTGGTTGGTGGCGTGGGTAAGTATGGTCGCCTTCTTGGTTGGTTATATATTGGAGATGCAGAATTATCACTAAATGAACAGATGATTGATGAAGGTTACGCTTGGTCGTATGACGGTGGAACCAAACAAAAAGACTTTGAAGAACTGCGCGAAATTCGTAGAACAAGAGGTACCCTATTATGAGACGCGAAATGTTAGATGCTCTCAAAGCACACGCTATGGGAGCAATCAAAAAGCACAGAATGAACGTTGAGGTTTACCTTGCCAACCCAGTTGGTATTGGTGAACACCCTGACGTTATGTCTGCTATCGAAGCAGAACTAGATCAGATCTCCCACTATCACGATCAATTAGAAGTTATCAAAGAATACATCGACAAATGAAATTTATTATCTCTCTTTTTGCTGTTCTTTTCCTCGCTGCTCCTGCGTGGGCAGTAGAAGTTACTATGGGTGCTAATGGCAACCTAGTATTTGAACCTTCAGAAATTAATATCTCTGCAGGTGACACCGTTACTTTTGTCAACGGTATGCTTCCTCCTCATAATGTTATTATTGAAGATCACCCTGAGTGGTCTCACGATGGTCTCGCCTTTGCAGGTGGAGAAAGTTTTGAAGTGACATTCCCAGAGTCTGGCGATTTCACCTTCTGGTGTGATCCCCATAAAGGTGCGGGAATGATCGGTACTGTACACGTTTCCTAATGGACGACTACGATCATAGTGATGAATGGTGTATGCAGATGTTTATGGGCATCGACGAAGTTCGTGCGATGTACTCACACGTCTGCTACTCTATTGAAAAATGGCCTGGATCTCCTGCTCGCCCCGCTGAAGAGCAGGATTGGTTGCACCTTATGAAGGTGAGGTTGTTTGCTATGATGCAAGAATACAACATCGAACACGCTACTGCTACGAAACCCGATGAACAACAATCAGACTAACTCTTGGGGAATGGCTCAAGAGGTTTTAGAGGAAGAGGAGATGCGCGAACTACAGCGCAAACTCCAAAAGAAAAAGAATGAAACCTTGGCAGAAGAACCCTGCCCTCTTTATGAACCCGAATTTCTAGAAGAATAAATGCCTGCACAGAGTGACATATATCTTGGTAATCCCAATCTAAAGAAAGCTAATACTACTCAGAACTTTACCAAAGAACAAGTTGCTGAGTATATTAAGTGCAGGGATAACCCTGTATATTTTGCTGGCAAATATTTGAAGATCGTCAACATCGACACAGGTCTCGTGCCTTTCAAGATGTATGACTTTCAGAAAGAAATGATGTGGAAGTTTCACAGGCATAGATTTAACATTGCCAAACTTCCACGGCAGTCAGGTAAGTCCACTATTGTGACGACTTACCTGTTGCATTATGCGTTATTTAATGATAACGTTAATATCGCTATTCTTGCAAACAAAGCAGCTACTGCACGTGAGATGTTATCTCGTTTGCAGTTAAGTTATGAAAACTTGCCGCGTTGGATGCAGCAGGGGATTGTAGCGTGGAACAGAGGATCACTGGAGTTAGAAAATGGATCAAAAATTATGGCAGCTTCTACTAGTGCCTCTGCTGTCCGTGGTATGTCTTTTAACGTTATCTTTCTTGATGAATTTGCGTTTATCCCCAACCATATTTGCGATCAGTTTTTTAGTTCCGTTTATCCGACGATTAGTTCAGGTCAGAAATCAAAAGTAATTATCATTTCTACTCCCAACGGGATGAATATGTTCTACAAGATGTGGAACGATGCCCTGAAGGATAGAAACGAATATGTAACAACGGAAGTACACTGGTCAGAAGTTCCTGGTAGAGATGCCAAATGGAAGGAACAGACCATTCGTAACACTTCCAAACGACAGTTTACTCAAGAGTTTGAGTGCGAATTCCTAGGGTCGCAGGACACTTTAATCGCACCTAGTAAACTTAAGTCTCTGTCTTTTGACACCCCTATCACAAGGAACGCGGGACTCGACATATATGAGCCACGCAAGGAGGGGCACAACTATGTAATAACAGTAGATGTTTCACGGGGTTCATCCTTAGACTACTCTGCATTCTGTATCTTTGATACAACAGAGTTTCCATATAGGATGGTGGGCAAGTATCGTAATAACGAAATCAAACCCCTCCTCTTCCCGAACATTATAGTAGACGTTGCCAGAAATTACAACAGCGCTTTTATATGTGTTGAAGTCAACGATATTGGTGATCAGGTTGCAACTATTATCAACTACGATCTGGAATACGACAATGTTCTGATGTGCGCAATGCGCGGACGTGCTGGACAGATCTTAGGTATGGGATTCTCTGGTGGCAAGACACAACTAGGTGTCAAGATGTCTAAGACTGTGAAGAAGATTGGTTGTTCCAACCTCAAAGCATTGATCGAAGAAGATAAACTGATGATCAATGATTATGAAACCATTGCCGAACTAACCACATTTGTTCAGAAGAAAGATTCTTTTGAAGCAGACGAAGGATATCACGATGACCTTGTTATGTGCAACGTGATCTTTGCGTGGATTGTTATGCAAGATTACTTCCGTGAAATGTCAGATCAAGATATTAGGAAGAGAATCTACGACGAACGCAAGAATGAAATCGAACAGGATATGGCACCATTCGGTTTTATGGATAATGGTTTGCAAGAGGAAACTATCGTCGATGAAGATGGAAATGTATGGCAGGTAGATGAGTATGGATCGAAACAGTATTCTGTGGATTATATGCTACCGTTTGTTTAATACGATGGATCTAGATAACGACTTTTCATTAGAGCACTTACTATTCGTTGAAAGGAAGTGTAGAACCTGTGGAAAGACAAAAGATCTAGTAGATGGTTTTTATCGTACAAGAAAAGATAAAGGACCAGTCCCATCGTCATATTCATACGAATGCAAAGAGTGCACCATCCAAAGAAACAAAGGGTATAGACGATCTAGTCGTGCCTTTGAGAGAGGTTGGGAATACCCAGATTGGTGATTACGTCCTGTTTCCCCGTTTGAAAGGTCTAAAATAATAAATAACTTAAGACTACACTGGAATCTTTTCAGGAGACATACAAGATGGCAGGGCAAGTATCACCTGGCGTTGTTATTAAAGAACGCGACCTAACCAACGCACGTATCGATAGTACTATCGACAACGTTGGTGCAATTGTTGGACCTTTTGAAAGAGGTCCAGTAAACGAAATTACAAACATTCTGAACGAGAAAGGTCTCCTTGAGACTTTTGGAGCTCCCAATGCAGATAATGCGGAGTTCTGGTTCACCGCTACAAACTTCCTCTCTTATGGCGGACAACTGCAAGTTGTTCGTGTTGGCGCAAGCACTCTGGTTAACGCAGTTACCGATAGTGCTACCGCTCAACTCATCGAGAACGATGGCGAGTACGTTACCAACCACTTCGATGGTGCTCAAAACTGGCACTATGCTGCCAAGAGCGCTGGTACTTATGGTAACAACATTAGCGTTCACGTTGTTGACCACGGTTACGACTTCGATCTGACCGCTGGTGCTTCTGTTACTGCCGCTGCTGGCACTACCGTCTACACCGCTAACGGTGTTTCTGGTAAGTTGTTTGCCGCTGCTGCAGGATCTGCTGCACTCAAAGTTTTTGAAACCAACGGCAACTTTGCTGTTGGTACTGGCAACCTGCTCGTTCCACAGACTGGTGGCACCGCTACTACTCTGAACGGTGCTGTTGCTGCTGGCGATGCAACCATCACTGTTGCTTCTGGCACTGGCATTGCTGATAACGACTATCTGCTGATTGGCAGCGAGATCGTTCTTGTCACCGATGTTAGTTCTGCACCTCAACTGGCAGTCACCCGTGGTGCAATGGGCACTGCAGCTGCTGCTCACGCTGACGGCGCTGCTGTCACTGAACTGACTGCTTTCGATACTTCCGCTGCTACGAAGTGGTGGGATAACGTCAAACTGTCTGGCACTGACATCAACTGGAACACCCTGGTGTCCCGCCCTGGCACCTCTACCTACGCTGCCAACTTCGGTTCTAAGTATGACGAACTGAGCATTGTGGTTCTGGATGCCACTGGCAGACTGACTGGTTCTAAGAACAGTATGCTGGAGAAGTTCCAGAATCTGTCTAAGTCCGCTCTGGCACAAACTACCGAAGGCGCTGACAACTACTACGCTAACGTTCTCCGCTTTGGTTCTGCTTATCTCTACTGGGGTAAGCACGACTCCACCAACACCACTGCTTCCTATGGTGGTTACACCACTGGAATCTGGGGATCTGGTATCGAGTCTGGACGCAACTACACGATGCTCGGTTATCAGTCCTACACAATGGCTGGTGGCGTTGATGGTTATGCTGTTGATGCTGGTGATCTGACTGCTGGTTACGATTACTTCGCTGATACTGAGTCCATCGGTCTTGACTTCATCCTTGCTGGTCCTCTCCTCGCTGCTCGCGTTGATTCGATCACCGTTGCTCAGAAGTGCGTGAATATCGCTTCTGCACGTAAGGATTGTATGGCGTTCGTCTCTCCTTACAGAGGCGCAGTTCTCGGTACTCTCGCTACTAACGTTGCTGCCCAACGTGACAACGTAATCGACTTCTTCGATGGCGTTGGTTCTTCTACTTCTTACGCTGTGTTTGATAGCGGTTGGAAGTACATCTACGATCGCTTCAATGACACTTATCGCTACGTGCCTTGCAATGGCGACGTTGCTGGTCTGTGTGTTGAAACTGCTCGCAACATTGACCCCTGGTTCTCTCCTGCTGGATTCAACCGTGGCGTCATTCGTAACGTGATCAAACTTGCTTACACTCCTGCTAAGTCTGATCGCGATAAGTTGTATCAGGCACGTGTGAATCCTATCTCCACGTTCCCTGGTCGCGGCACCGTCCTGTTTGGTGACAAGACCGCACTCAGCACTCCTTCTTCCTTCGACCGTATCAACGTTCGTCGCCTGTTCCTGGTGGTGGAGAAGCAAATCGAAGCATTCGCTAAGAACGTGCTGTTCGATCTGAACGACGAAATCACTCGCTCCAGTTTCTCTGGTGCTGTTGGTGGTTATCTCCGCGAAGTCCAAGCACGTCGCGGCGTCACCGATTATCTGGTGGTCTGCGATGAGACCAACAACACTGGCGATGTGATCGACCGTAACGAATTCGTTGCTGAGATCTATCTGAAGCCTTCTCGCTCGATTAACTTCATCACGATCACCTTCGTTGCTACCCGCACTGGTGTTTCGTTCGATGAAATCATCGGCAGATGATCCACTCTCTTTCTAAATAAACTCATAGAGGTATAAAAACCAATGGCAGTCTCAAGTAACGTTAAGGACTTCCTCTCAAAAGTAAAGAGTGGAGTCAAACCAAATCTATTCCGTGTCAAGTTAGATTGGCCGTCTGGACTGGGTGTTACCCAGTCTGACAGAGAACTCGGTTCCTTCCTTTGCAAGGCAGCTGCTCTCCCCGCATCTAACCTTGGTGTTATCGACGTGCCCTTCAGAGGGCGTGTCGTAAAGGTTGCTGGCGACAGAACCTTCGACACTTGGAGTGTCACCATCATTAACGACACCAACTTCCGTCTGCGCAACCTGTTTGAGGGTTGGTTACAGAAGATCAACGCTCACGAAGAAAACATTGCAGAACTCGTCAATCCTGACAGTGCTGCTGATGGATACACCAAGGATCTGGTTGTTCACCAACTCGGTCGCTCTGGTGAAGAGAAGGCAGACAACTATGTCAAGTCTTACAAACTGTGGGGTTGCTTCCCTACTCAGGTTTCCCAGATTGATCTTGCTTATGACAGCAATGATCAGATTGAAGAATTCACTGTTGAATTCCAAGTCCAGTACTGGACCGCTGGTAGCAATTCCGAGAAGTACGATAACGGTATTTCCTGAGTCTATAAATACCTAAGTATTAGGTATTCTCCAAAATATAATGGCTCAGTTGTTTGGATTCTCAATTAAGAGAAAGGAGGGACCGAAGGGTCAGTCCCCGATCCCTCCGTCACAAGATGATTCTATCACCACAATTGCTGGTGGTTATTTTGGACAATATGTCGATCTAGATGGCGGCGCGAAAGCTCGTAACGAGTACGAGTTGATTCGCCGCTATCGTGATATGGCGCTACACCCAGAAGTCGATACTGCCATCGACGAGGTGGTTAATGAAGCCATTATTTCAGATCTGAACGACACACCTGTACAGATTGAGTTGTCTAACCTTGAGGTTGGAGACAACATCAAGACTAAAATTCGCGAAGAATTTGAAAACGTCAAACGTCTTATTGATTTTGACCGCAAATCTCACGAAATTTTTAGACGCTGGTATATCGATGGCAGATTATATTATCATAAAGTCATTGATTTAAATAACCCTAAGCAGGGTATCACCGAACTCCGTTACATTGATCCTCTAAAGATCAAGAAAGTTCGGGAGATGAAGAAGAACGATAAAGATCCTAACGAGGCACGTCGTCTCGGTAGAGAACAGTCTGCTCTTGATTACGATTTTGGTAATCACGAAGAGTACTATATCTACAATCCGAAAGGGTTCCTCAATATGAATGGACCCGAGCAAAAAGGTATCCGCATTGCGATGGATGCTATTGCTCACACCAATTCGGGGTTGATGGATCTCAACCAAAAAACCACACTGTCGTTCTTACATAAAGCGATCAAGTCTCTCAACCAGTTGAGAATGATCGAAGATGCTTTGGTTATCTACCGTTTGAGTAGAGCACCTGAGCGTAGGATTTTCTACATCGATGTAGGTAATCTGCCGAAGAATAAGGCGGAACAATACCTGCGCGATGTGATGAATCGGTATCGCAACAAACTGGTTTATGATGCTAACACGGGTGAGATTCGCGATGACAAAAAGCATATGTCTATGCTGGAAGACTTCTGGCTTCCTCGCCGCGAGGGAGGGCGCGGTACCGAAATTTCTACCCTGCCTGGCGGGCAAAACCTTGGTGAATTAAAAGATGTAGAGTACTTCAGAACGAAGCTCTTTAAATCGCTCAACTTACCCCCGAGTCGGTTAGATGGAGAAAAAGGATTTAGTCTCGGAAGAAGTAATGAGATTCTTCGTGACGAACTTAAATTTTCCAAGTTCGTCGGTCGCCTCCGTAAAAAGTTTTCTGTTCTGTTTGATGATATTCTGAAGACTCAACTCGTTCTGAAACGAGTCATCAGCATTGAAGAGTGGGAAGATATGCGTGAGCATATCCAATATGATTTCCTCTTCGACAATCATTTTAACGAACTAAAAGAAGCAGAGCTCATCGGCAATCGTATGGATCTGGCAGTCAAGATGGAACCATACCTCGGTCGTTATTTCTCTGCGGAGTATATCAAGGCAAATATCTTGCATCAAACTGAGTCTGAGCAGAAAGAAATTGAAGCTCAAATTAAAGCAGAAAGGTCTGCTGGAATCATCCCTTCGATCGTTCCAATTGATGCAGCTCTACCTGAAAATCAACCAGACCTAGGTGCCACTACGGGGTCTAGCGATCTGGATAGCTAAATAGAAATATTCTGGTCATTATTATGGATTCAAATACACCCGAAGCTTCCGCACGTGCGGCGGTTGATGCTATTGCTGATGGCAATCGTGCTGCAGCAGTAGATGCCATCAACAAAATGCTGTATGGCAAGTCCGCAGAGACTTTAGACAACTATGCTGATGTCTTAGCGAAGACTTATTTTGCAGAACCAGAAGCAACCGCAGAACCCGAAACCGATGAAACTGATAACGGAAACGATTGAAGAGGTTAATCTTCTAGTCGAAGAAAAAAACGGCAAGAAGTCTCATTATATTGAAGGTGTTTTCCTTCAGGCAGAACTGAAGAACCGCAATGGTCGGGTTTATCCGATGTCTGTTCTTGAGCGCGAAGTGAACAAGTACATCCAAGAACACGTGAATAATTCTCGTGCTGTTGGAGAGCTTGGTCATCCTGATGGTCCTACCATCAATCTCGATCGCGTGTCTCATCGTATTACCTCTCTCAAAAAAGAGGGAAGTAATTTTATTGGCAGGGCAAAAATCCTTGACACCCCAATGGGTAGGATCGCTAAGAACTTACTAGATGAAGGTGTAAAACTCGGCGTCTCTTCACGTGGACTTGGTTCTGTGGAGCGTCGCGAAGATGCTAACTATGTCAGAGATGACTTTATGCTAGCAACCGCCGCCGATATTGTTGCCGATCCTTCCGCACCTGATGCCTTTGTCAATGGCATCTTTGAAGGTAAAGAGTGGGTCTGGGATAACGGTATCGTTAAGGAATCTAAAGTTGCTAAATATAAAAAGTTCATTTCTGAAAGTGAGCGCCGCGAAATTGAAACGCGGAAACTCAGAGTGTTCCAGAATTTCTTGAACTCTCTTTAATTTATAAATAACTCTAGACATAATAAAAGTAAAGCTTAGAGGTTTAACTCCGATGTCCCAATTGATTAACGAAAAGTTTGAGGAGATGGTTTCAGAAATGGAACTCCCCAGCAGCACGGTGCCTGGCTCGGAGCCCGCTGCACCTTCCACTCAGTCCAAAACTGCAGTGAATGCGAAAGCAGCACCTGGCGATCAAACTCCTGGCAAACTCGATCCATCCCTGGTCCCTGGTCAGTCTATTACTGATCTCGGTGGTCCTACTCCCACGCACAATCATCCTCAAGATGATTCCAACAAACTGAAAGATAACGCCACCAAGGGTGCCGTATCTGACGGTCAGACACGTGGCGATGGCAAAGATGAGCCTGCTGGTTCTGAACCCAAACTCGATTCTAAAATCGGTTACGGTACCCGTCGCGAGGACATTGAAGTGGACCTCAGTGCTGACGTTGCAGCACTCGCAGAAGGCGAAGAACTGTCAGAGAAGTTCCTTGAAAAGGCAGCCACCATTTTTGAGGCAGCAGTCAAGACCAAGATTGGTGCGATTGTTGAGGAACTTGAGTCACAGTACAACACCAAGCTTGCTGAGGAAGTCGAGAAAGTTCGTGCATCCTTGGCAGAAGAAGTTGATGGAATGATGAAGTACACTTCTGAGCGTTGGCTCGAAGAGAACCAAGTCGCCATCGACACTGGTCTCAAAGTTGAGATCACTGAGTCGTTCATCACTGGACTTAAGTCCCTGTTTGATGAGCACTACATTGATGTGCCTGAGGGCAAAGAAGATGTTCTGGAATCTATGAACGTCTCCCTTCGTGAAATGGAAGATCGCCTCAACGAACAGATTGAAGCGAATGTGAAGTTGTCATCCCGCATCTCTGAATTCACTCGTGGCGGCATTGTTGCCGAAATGAGCGAAGGTCTCACCGACACTCAGAAAGAGAAGTTTGCTTCTCTCGCTGAAGCGGTATCCTTCAAGGATGAAGAGACTTACAGAGAAAAGCTGAACACCATTAAGGGTTCTTACTTCTCGGAAAGCAAAGCTACTGTAACCGAGCAAGTCGAGACTCCTGTTGAAGGTGTTTCTGAAGAGTATGCACCAGTTATGCAAGCATATCTGAATGCAATTTCTTCTCATAAGAACTGATTTCTATATTAAATTCAAACCCTAACTATTCCGCAAATGGACACCCGTCAACTGCAGGAGAAGTGGGCACCTGTTCTGAATCACGGTGATCTCTCCGAGATTAAGGATTCACACCGTAAGCAGGTTACCGCTCAACTCCTTGAAAACCAAGAGCGTGCTCTGAAAGAAGAGCATTCAATGCTTAACGAAGCCGCCCCCATCAACAGCGTTGGTGCAGACGGTCTTAAATCTTCCCACGGTTCTTCTGGTCTCGCTGGTTTCGACCCGATCCTGATCAGCCTGATCCGTCGTTCTATGCCTAACCTCGTCGCTTATGACGTGTGTGGTGTGCAACCGATGAGCGGTCCTACTGGACTGATCTTCGCAATGAAGTCGCACTACAACGATCGCGACGGCGCAGAAGCACTGTTCAACGAGCCTAACCCTGGTTTCTCTGCCGTGGGCGATGCTTCTGGTGGTGCTGCCTACAACCCCCTCGCTGGTCACGTTGGCGAAGGTGGTGGTGGCGATGGAAGTGGCTCTGCTGCAGCTGCTACCAACACTGCTGAAGGTAACAACCCCGCTATCCTCAACGATAGCACCACGTATGCCTCTGGTAACTTCCGTTACGAGAACACCCAAGGTTCTGCTCGTGACTACCTGGAAGCACTGGGATCTGCTGGATCTCCTGACTTCCGCGAGATGGCATTCTCGATCGACAAGGTGTCGGTCACTGCCAAGTCCCGTGCTCTGAAAGCTGAGTACACCTTGGAACTGGCACAAGACCTCAAGGCGATCCACGGTCTGGATGCTGAGACTGAACTCTCCAACATCCTGTCTTCGGAGATCCTCGCTGAAATCAACCGCGAAGTGATCCGTACTGTGTATCTCCAAGCAAAGGTCGGTGCTCAGAACAACGTTGCTAACGCTGGCATCTTCAACCTTGACACCGACTCTAACGGTCGCTGGAGTGTTGAGAAGTTCAAAGGTCTGATCTATCAGATCGAGCGTGACGCCAACGCTATTGCACAGCAAACTCGTAGAGGGAAGGGCAACTTCATCCTCTGCTCTGCTGATGTTGCTTCCGCTCTGAATATGGCTGGTGTGCTTGATTACACCCCCGCCCTGAGCACCAACGGTCTGCCCGATGACACTGGCAACACCTTCGTTGGTACTCTCAACGGTGGCGTCAAGGTCTATGTGGATCCTTATTCCGCTAACCTGTCTGACGACCACTACTACGTTGCTGGTTATAAGGGCACTAGCGCCTATGACGCTGGTCTCTTCTATTGCCCCTACGTGCCCCTGCAAATGGTCCGCGCCGTGGATCAGGGTTCCTTCCAGCCGAAGATCGGCTTCAAGACCCGCTACGGTATGGTCGCCAACCCCTTCGTGTTCAAAGCAGATGGTTCTGCTGTGGGCGAAGATCTGCTGGGTGCCAACGGTCTGGGTCGCAACCAGTACTATCGTCGCGTCCTGGTTCGCAACCTTATGTGATCCATCGCAAGTACTGCGTTATACTGGAGGGGCGTATGCCCCTCTTTTTTATGTCTAGAAATTGTATGCAAGTAGAAGAAAAAATCGTAACGTATTTCAGTGACAATGGAATGAAGGAAGCAACTGTAGTGCGAACTTCCAGTCGATCTAGTAGGTATGCTGTAGTTGGTATAGATCAAGAAACAGAACCAACTGAAACTTTAATTCTCCGCAAGTTTGTCCATCGTTGTGACGCTGAGGACTATGCTGAAAATTGGGTTTTAAATGCCTGATAAATAAGAATGTAGTGGTCGTCTGAGATTATGTCTGCACAATGGATGGCAGAACAACCTGATAACAGAAACTTTCTATCTCCAGTTGGATTTAAACTGAAGATTGAAAAGTTTCCGCATTGCAGTTTTTTCTGTCAGGCAGCAAACATCCCAGAGATCACTGGTGTTGTCAATGAAGTAAGTACGGCACGTCGTCGTCTTCCTATCCCTGCTGCAGGCGGTACCACCTTTGGTGACTTGAGCGTGCAGTTTCTAGTTGATGAAGATCTAAAAAATTATTTGTCTATCTGGAACTGGATTAACGATACGACATTGGCGTACGAACCAGATGACAAGGACGATGCAGTAATGAGTAACGCTCAACTGTTCGTTCTCACCAACCAATTTAATACCAATTTTGTTGTCAATTTCTCCGACTTATTTCCCGTAAGTCTATCTACACTCCCTTTCAACGCGGGAGCAAACGATGTAGAATACTTAGTAGGAACGGTGACATTCAAATACTCGTTCTATGAATTCTTAAATACATCATCACAAAAGTATGTCCCTTGATAATTTGAAGGAGATGTGGAAGTCTGATTCCACTATCCTAGATGGTAATGATGGTTATCCTGATTTTTTAAAAGCGTGCAACGAAACTCCATACTTACACTCTAAGTACCTGGAGTTGTATTGCGATTACAAATCAAAGATGATCGATCAAGAATTTGCGTACAAGTTCTTGGTCAAAGAAAAATGGATGTATTACAAAAAGAAAGCGCCTGCTTCAGCATACAAGGATATTCCTTTTGATCTAAAGCTGACGACCAAAGATGAAGTGGAGATGTTTCTTGACGCAGATGAAGACCTTGCAAAGGTTACTGCGAAGATAAAGTACTTTGAAATGATTCTGTATTTTTTAGAATCTGTTCTAAAACAAATCTCTGCCCGTCAATATCAAATTAAAAACGCTATTGAGTGGGAGAAATTTAGAAGTGGCGGACATTAAACTCCAAAAGAAAAATGAGGTCTACAACGTAGTTAAAGCAGAACCTCATATTCATAGGGAACTCTCAGAGTATTTTACCTTTGAGGTTCCCGAAGCAAAATTTATGCCCTTGTATCGTAATAGGGTATGGGATGGAAAGATTCGTCTATACTCACCAGGCAATGGTGAGATCTACGGAGGGTTGACGGAACACATCTACGAGTGGTGCCGTACGATGAAATACTCTCTGGAGTTTGAGGATAACGAATACTTTGGATTGCCGTACGAAGAAAACAAGCATATCACTCAAGCTGGTATTCGTACATTTATGCAGAAGATCACCCATCTGGAACCCAGAATCTACCAGATTGAAGGTGTCTACAAAGCGTTGAAATATAATCGCAAACTGCTGCTGTCTCCCACTGCTAGTGGCAAGTCTCTGATGGTTTACGGCATCGCAAGATTCCACGTTGCTCAAGGTCGCAAAGTTCTGCTCATTGTTCCAACCACAAGTTTGGTAGAACAGATGTACAAAGACTTTGAAGAGTACGGTTGGAATGCCGAAAAGCATTGTCACAAGATTTATGCAGGAGCGGATAAGTACGTTGATTCTAACGTAGTAATTACTACTTGGCAATCCATCTACAAAGAACCGCGCAAGTGGTTTGAAAAATTTGACTGTGTAATTGGGGACGAAGCGCACCTGTTTAAATCCAAATCCCTAACTAAGATTATGACTAAGTTGCACGGGTGTAAACATAGGATTGGTTTTACAGGTACGCTTGACGGCACCCTCACTCACAAGTGGATCTTGGAAGGACTCTTTGGACCGTGTGAACAACTGGTCAAAACAAAAGACCTTATGCAAGACGGTCATCTTACTCCACTTAAAGTAAAATGTCTAGTGCTCAAGCACGAATGGGGTACGTTTGATTCGTATCAAGATGAGATTGATTACTTGATTACACACCCAAAACGGAACAACCTAATCAAAAATCTTGTCAATGATTTGTCAGGAAACACGCTAGTTCTGTTCAACTACGTGGAGCGTCACGGAGAACCACTTTATAAGTTGATAAATAATAGCACAGAGCGGAAAGTATTTTTCGTTCACGGCGGTGTTGATGTAGAGGATAGAGAAGAAGTCCGCAGGATCACTGAGGTAGAGAGCAACGCAGTAATCGTTGCTTCGTATGGAACTTTCTCTACAGGGATCAACATCAAAAAGTTACACAACGTCATTTTTGCCTCACCCTCCAAGTCGCGTATTCGCAACTTGCAGTCCATTGGACGGGTGTTGAGAAAGTCTAAAGATAAGCACGTAGCAACTCTCTATGATATCGCTGATGATATCACGCGGGGAGAATGGAAGAACTTTACATATAAACATTTTGAAGAACGAATCAAAATTTATGCTTCCGAAAATTTTGACTATGAAATCATTAAAGTACGATCGCGTTTCTAGCCTATGCAAGATCCATTATCAGATCCATTTACTGCAATTATAAAATTAACAACTGGTGAGGAGATAATCTCAATCGTCTCATATGACGATGACAATCCTGGATTAGTTCTCCTCCAGAACCCTATGCAAGTTGAATCTGCAAACTCGCGGGAGGGTCCTGATAAAAATACTGTTATGAAAGGTTTCAAACTTGACTTATGGTTAAAGTCCTGTATGGAACCACACGAGGTGTTTGTTATGCATCGTGATAAAATAGTAACGATGACTGAAGCGAGTCCGTCAATCGTTTCTTTCTATGATGATAATATTGAATATGTGTATCGCGCTTCCGTCCCGAATCGCATCAAACCCTCAAGAGAGATGGGACACCAAGGTTCAATTAAAAAAGCAAGAAAGTTATTTGAGAAGCTCTATAGAACCTAGTTTGTTTCTCAACAGCGACACTGTTATTATAGAGATATACAGAGGGTCTGTCAAGCCCTTGCGCAGTGTGTTATAATAAGTACATTAAAAACAAGACATATGGCAAAAGTCAAGACCGAATACTATGTAAACAATAAAGAGTTTCTCGCTGCTATTGTCGAGTATCGGGAGAAGGTGGCTTTTGCTCTTGAGAATGATCTCCCTCGTCCTCGTCTCCCAGAGTATATTGCGGAGTGTTTTCTGAAGATTGCAACGCATCTATCATACAAACCAAACTTCGTCAACTATATGTTCCGAGAGGATATGGTTTGCGATGGTATTGAAAACTGCTTGCAGTACGTGGACAACTTTGATCCTGCCAAGTCTTCTAACCCTTTCGCGTACTTCACCCAGATTATCTACTACGCCTTTCTCCGTAAGATCCAGAAAGAAAAGAAGCAACTAGAAATCAAGTCTAAGATTATCGAACGTTGCGGATACTCAGAAGTGTTGCACTCAGATAGATTTGATGGTAGTATGGCAGGTATGAACGATTCTGATTCTGGTCTGAACTCGATCAAAGAAAATATCGAAATTAGAATGTCGAGATGAAGGTTGCGGTAATCACCGACCAACACTTTGGTAGTCACAAGGGAAGTCAAATTTATCTAGACTTCTATCAGAAGTTTTACGATAACGTTTTCTTCCCCTATCTCAAGAAGCACAAGATCACAACGGTCTTGGATCTAGGAGATACTTTTGACAATCGTAAGAGTATCGATTTTGTGACGCTCCAGTGGGCGAAAGAAAATTATTACGATCGCCTACGTGATATGGGTGTCACGGTACACACTTGCGTTGGTAACCATACAGCATACTATAAGAACACCAACGATGTCAACACTCTAGATCTTTTGCTTACAGAGTATGACAATGTGCACTGCTACCAGGATGCGACAGAAGTAAATATTGGTGGAACGAGTATTCTACTTGTACCTTGGATTTGCCCAGAGAATTATGACCTGTCCATTAAAACCATTCGTAACAGCACCTCAAAGGTTGCAATGGGTCACCTTGAACTCAATGGTTATCTTTGTCGTCCTGGATTCCGTTATGAGCACGGAATGGATTCTAACCTATTTGCTAACTTTGATACTGTATTGAGTGGTCACTTCCACCACAAGAACAGTAAAGGTAACGTTACTTACTTAGGCAACCCGTATCAGTTGTACTGGAATGACTACGGGGATGTAAGAGGATTCCACATCTTTGATACTGAGACTTTAAAGTATCGGATGGTTAAGAATCCATATGAGATTTTTGCAAAAATATATTGGGATGACACTAAGAACACAGCAGATGTTGATCCCTCGTTCTACACTGATAAGTATGTTAAGGTTATCGTAGAACAGAAGACTAACTACACACAGTTTGAACATATGCTCAACAGTGTTATTGATGCTGGAGCACTGGATGTCAAGATTGTAGAAAAAGTTGGAGTCTTTGATGATCCTGAAGCAGATGATATTGATGTGAAGGATACTCTGACACTACTAGATGAGTATCTCGATGATGTAGAGGTTCCCGTAGACAAGTCAGATTTGAAACATTTGATGAAATCCCTATATATTGAAAGTTGTGAAGTGGTTTAATGTTCCTCTTAACGCTGTCAGAACACCAAGAAGAAGGAGCATACGCAGTTCACGACGCTGACGGTGAAAACGTGCTGTACCTTTTTGTTGACAAAGATGACGCAATGAGGTATGCTGGACTCCTGGAAGCAGAAGATTTCCCGCCTATGTCGGTTCAGGAAATTGATGACCATACTCTGATCGCAACTTGCGAAACAGCGAACTGCAAGTACAGTATTATTACTCCTGACGAATTAGTTATTCCACCTCAAGATGATCCTGTTCCAAAAAATCCGATGGAAAAACCTCCTGAGCACGGGTGATTCTTTTACTGAAGTTAATATCACAGGGTCTCGTACAAACTTAATTGTTGGTACTAACGGTGCTGGTAAGTCTACAATTCTAGATGCCTTTACCTTTAGTCTATTTGGAAAACCATTCCGTAAAATTAACAAAGCGCAACTCATCAACAGTGTCAACGAGAAAGGCACTTTGGTTGAGGTAGAGTTTCAGATTGGAAAGAAACAATATTTGATTCGGCGCGGTATCAAACCAAATATTTTTGAGATCTATGAGAACGGTAAGATGTTTGATCAGAACTCAAATGCTAATGAGCAACAAAAGAACTTAGAAAAAAATATCCTTAAACTAAACTACAAGTCTTTCACTCAGATTGTAGTTCTTGGTTCTTCTACGTTCGTGCCTTTTATGCGTCTTCCTTTGGCACAGCGTAGAGAGATCATTGAAGATCTGCTAGATATTAATGTCTTCTCATCAATGAACGAGGTTCTTAAGACCCGCACAAAATCTATCAAAGAAAGCGTGCACGTGCACGAGATGAATTCTACGAGTGTTAAAGAGAAGATTGAACTACAGACAGGATTCCTAGAGCAACTAGAGGAGAAGAAAAACAAAGATATCGAAGAACGAAAAACTAAACTGCGTGACATTCTTAAGCGGCAGGAACTGTGCAGAGAACAAATTTCTGACTCTAACAAAATGATTGCACAGATCACTGAGCAGGTCCTTGCTCTGGATAATCCAGAGAAGCGTCGCAATGATCTAAAGGATCTACGTATACGTTTACAACGCAGAGTTTCTAAAATCGCGGGAGACAAACGTTTCTATCAAGAAACGGATCATTGTCCGACGTGTAAGCAAACGATTAGTGGAGACTTTAAACTTGAGCAGATCGAAACCCTTGATGGAAAGATCCGAGAGATCGAAGCAGCGTATGCTGACATCGATCACCGTCTTAATGACATTGTTTCACCTCTGAATGAATTAAAGGAGTATCAAGATGCCATTCGTACTTGCACAGAAAACGTATACACACAAGAGGGGGTGATAACCACGCTGGATGGGCAGAGGAAAAGTCTGCAGCGGGATATCAAAAACCTGCTGGAAGACGATTCCTCTGTCGATGCAGAAGCTAAGAAGCTGTACGAGATGAAGGAGACTCTGAAGGTTGTGATCAATGACCTTGTAGAATCTAAGAGGCAACTCGATCTTCATCTCACAGCGGGATTGCTTCTTAAGGACTCTGGTATCAAAACTAGAATCATTAAGAAGTATCTCCCAGTGATGAACAAACTCATCAACCAGAACTTAAATAAGTTGCAATTCTTCTGTAACTTCACTCTGGATGAAGAGTTCAAAGAAGTTCTGAAGTCACGTTACATCGATGAGTTCTCTTATGAAAATTTCTCAGAGGGAGAGAAAGCTCGTATTGATATCAGTCTGTTGCTCACTTGGCGTGCTGTTGCTAAGCTTAAGAATAGCGTGGATACTAACCTCCTCATCCTCGATGAGATCTTTGATGGATCACTTGATACCGTAGGTTCCGATGAATTGTCATTCATTTTGAGAACTTTCAATGATAAATCTAATGTGTATGTTATTTCACATAGAGATAACTTAAACGATAAATTCCAGAGAGTATTGCAGTTTTCTAAACCGCAAAACTTTTCCAAGATGGAAGTTTTGGAAACTGGAGGACCAGAAAGTTTACCCCTTAACGAAGAATGATCTCTGAACAAGTCACTGCAGAAATTGCACAAGCACAGCAACATCTGCGTGAAGCACTCGCCTTTGCCGCTCGTACTGAATCTCCTTTTGTTGTCAATCAACTCGGAGAAATGATTTTTAACCTCACACACATCCAAGACCTTGACGAGGTTTTGAACGCCATCGATGACGACTAATACTCAACTAGATTATATTCCTCTTTTCCCTACTCCTTTATTCAAAACGCACTTACCTGTTCCCGATGGCGTGGTTGAGTATTGGAAAGGGAAATCTTTAACAGTTCCTACTCACCAGAAAACTGCTCTTGACGGTTGGCAATCTAAACCGCAGTATATCTGGAGTAAGGAGAACGAAAACGAACAACCTAGAGTTTTAGAAAAATTTATTGAGACCCTTCCCATCCCTATGAGGATGACTACGTGGTGGGTTAACATTCTTCCTCCTGGTGCACGTCACGAAAGGCACTTTCATCCTGGTGCTGATCTTGTATTTGTTTGGTATTTCACTAACGCTACTGGATTGGTTCTTCAGCATCCACAGTTTTTTGCCGAGGGAAATCTTATGGGTGCTTGGAACTGTGACCAGACTCACTATAATTCTTCTGCTACTATCACTGCTGCCAAGGGCGATCTGATTATCTTTCCTGCCCATATGCAGCATTTGGTCTTGCCAAATGAGTCGGAGTCTGATAGGATTGCTCTTGCAGGTAATATACATATCATTAATGGCCTCGATCCCCACAGTCAAACACACCTTCGTTAGCACCAAAGGTGACACCTGGGAGTGGGAAGAAACTCCCGAAGCTACTGCAGCAATTGCCGCATTGCACAAGAAAAATGATAGTCCCCAACTGGCAACACTCAAAGAAGGACCCAAAAAGAAAACTGAAACCACAGGCACTACGTCAAGCTAAGGCAAGGCGCAGACAGTTGGTAAACCGTCTACTACGTACCTCCGACACCCGTCGGGGGTCTTATAATATATGCATCTGAGACGGACACCGATGTACAACAGGCACGAGATCAAGGGTAACCTCGCTCGTCTGCTCGCTACTGAGAACCTTGTAGTGCAGCACAAGGCAGTTCCTACTGCTTCTTTTGATGTGCTTAAGCGTGTGTTGACTCTTCCTATTTGGAAGGACATCACTAATGATATTTACGATCTGCTGGTCGGACACGAAGTAGGTCACGCTCTGTTCACACCTAATGAGGATATGCATATCCACGGTGTGCCTCAGGACTACATCAATATCGTTGAGGATGTTCGCATCGAGAAGATGATGAAGCGGAAATATTCTGGTTTAAATAAATGCTTCTATAGAGGATATCAACAACTGCACGATCGGGACTTCTTTGAAATTTCTGATCGCGATCTTGGTGATCTCAGTCTCCCTGATCGTATCAATGTTCACTACAAAGGTGTTGCTGATGTGCCATTTGAAACTCCTGCGGAGATCAATGTTTGCAAGATGATTGCTGATTGCGAGACCTTCTCCGATGTGGTCTCTGCTGCACAAGAATTGTATCGGGTTTATAAGGAAGGTCAGGAGACCAAGCAGAATGCCGCTCCTATGCCTCTTGAAGGGTCGCAAGGTGGAAGTAGTGCCCTACCTCATTCAGACGCTTCTGAAGGGTCTGAGGGCGATAGTTCAGAAGAGGGTGATTCAAATTCATCTGAGAGCACAGAATCCTACGAAGATGAAGGACTTGATTATGATGATCAAACTGTTGGTGCTGGTGAACAAGGTTCAGAAATTGAAACTACTAAATCATTAGAGCAAGCACTGCAAAATCTTGCACGTACAGAATCATACGCAGAAGTAGATTACATTGAAGTACCTGAAATCAAATATGAAAAACTGGTTGTCACTAACGAAGATTTTATTTCTCGCTGCGGTGATCATTACGCTGATGCTTATCCACAAAGTGTGGAAGAATGCGACAATCGCTTTGCAGAATTTCGTAAGCAGTCCCAGCGAGAAGTTAATTACCTCGTAAAAGAATTTGAGTGTAAGAAGTCTGCAGCAGCGTATGCACGTGCACAGACTTCTCGTACTGGTGTTCTTGACACCGCTAAACTACACACTTACAAGTATAACGAAGATTTGTTCAAGAAGGTGACTCTCCTTCCTGATGGTAAGAATCACGGTTTGGTTGCTTTGGTTGATTGGTCTGGATCTATTGCACCTATCTGCCTGGACATTGTTAAACAACTTGCTCAGATTGCTTGGTTCTGTAAGAAGTGTCAGATTCCTTTCAATGCATATTTGTTCAGCACAGAGTGGGGTGGTGAGATGACTGTGACTGAGCGTACCCAGGCGCACAAGTATGCCTTCCACGACAATGTTCGTTTGATCAATTGTATTACTACTGAGACTCGTAACTTTGAAGATCAACTGAAGTATCTGTTCCGTCTTGGTGCATTCTTCCAAGCATATGATGGTTCTTATCGTCTCGTTGGTTACTCAGGTCTTGGTTATCCTCTTGGTTTGCGTCTTGGTGGTACCCCTCTTTCCGAGGCAATTGTTGGACTCCACGCCATCATTCCTTATATGAAACAGAAGTTTGGTGTGGAGAAATTGAATGTCATTGTCCTGACAGACGGTGAATCTCACGCTGGTGCTTACACAACTACACATAAATCATATAAGGATGAGTCTATCTACGGTATTCGCTCTGTAGAAAATCGTGCTGCTCTGCGGAATCGCACCACAGGCAGAACGTATTCTCCTTTTACTAATTGCTCTCTCACAAACATCAAGATTTGGGTAGAAGATGTGAAGGAGACATTTTCCAACACTAACATTCTGTACTTCCGTATTGTCCCTCAACGTGAAGCGTCAAGATGGTTGGGTTATGCAGCACAATACTGCGACATCAAAGACATCGAAGCATTGAAGAAAAAGTTCGGTAAGGATAAGACCGCAATCCTTGGCAATGGTCTTGGATATGACAAAGCATACGTGCTTAGCGTCAAGTCTCTCCACGCTTCTGATGATTTTGTTGTCCCTGATTCTCCAACTAAGACTCAAATTAAGAATGCATTTAAGAAATCTCTCGGTGGAGCAAAGGTGAAGAAGAAAATTCTCTCCTCATTCATCGAGATGGTCGCTTGATCAACTGTCTACGGGGGGTGTCCCTCCCCCCTCTTTGCCACTATAATACGTACATACGAAACAAACCCAATGTCCTCCAAAGTCGTCAACGATCTCCGCGACCGATTCGGCAACAACATTACTGCTACTGAAGTCAAGCGATATGCTCGTGAAGAGGGTATCTCATATCCCACTGTCACTCGTAAACTTGAGAACTTCAAAGTCAAGCGTGGTACCTGGGATCTGACCGTGCAGGAAGCACGTCAACAACTGGAGGAATCTTTCACTGAAATGGTGAGCGCAGTTCCTGCTGTTGATCCTAACTTTGTCCAGTTCGGTAACTTCAATCGAGTTAAGAAGATTGTCAAGTCTGGTACTTTCTATCCTACTTTCATCACTGGACTGTCTGGTAATGGTAAGACCTTCAGCGTAGAGCAAGCGTGTGCTCAACTCAAGCGTGAACTCATTCGTGTAAACATTACAATCGAGACTGACGAAGATGACCTTATTGGTGGTTTCCGCCTGGTTAATGGCGAAACTGTTTGGCACAACGGACCCGTCATTGAAGCCCTGCAGCGGGGTGCTGTGCTGCTCCTTGACGAAATCGACCTCGCCTCAAACAAAATCCTCTGTCTTCAATCTATTCTCGAAGGAAAAGGAGTTTTCCTCAAGAAGATTGGCAAATACGTTACGCCCGCAGAAGGTTTCAACGTATTCGCAACCGCCAACACCAAAGGCAAAGGTTCAGAAGACGGACGATTCATCGGAACTAATGTGCTCAACGAAGCATTCCTTGAGCGGTTCCCAGTGACCTTTGAGCAGGAGTATCCTTCTGCTGTTACTGAAGCAAAGATCCTTTCCAAACTTTGTAAGGACACTGAGTTTGTTAACAGACTTGCAGACTGGGCAGACATCATCCGCAAGACTTTCTTTGAAGGTGGCATCGATGAGATCATCAGCACCCGTCGTCTTGTCCACATTGTTCGTGCTTATGACATCTTCAATGATCGTATGGAAGCACTGCAGTTGTGCCTGAATCGTTTCGATGATGAGACTAAGGCATCTTTCCTGGACTTGTACACCAAGATCGACGACAAAGTTGAAACTCCCGAGAACGTGTGATATACTATGGAAAACGATTCTGTTATGGCAAGCGGTGGATGGTTAGGGCAACTGGGAGTTGCCCTCCAAGAACTAAACTGGGATAACTCTGATGAGATCGTTGTTAAAATCGGTGGCACTTGTGTAAGTGGTATCGATGTAGGCGAGGACTACAACAAAAAATGGCAATCCCCTAAAGGTACACGTAAGTACAACAAAGAAGCATTCATTGTCATTGAGAATGCAACTCGCCGTCCTTTTGAATCCTCTAAACCCCCATCTGATAATGAAGTACAGTGAAGATCGTATTCTTGGAGAACTCCGAGAATACATTACTAGCACCTATGGTCAGCATTACTCACAAGGTGATGACTCTATCCAAACTCTTGATTTGATCGAAGCGTGTGGAGATGGTGAGTCTTTCTGCCGTAGTAACATCCTTAAGTATGCGTCTCGATATGATAGGAAAGGAACTGCCCGACGAGACATTATGAAAATCCTGCATTATGCTGTGTTGCTAATGCATTTCAACGATAAAAATTCTACTCCTCCTGACACATATCCTCAATGAACGTCGTTACCCTCTCCAAGCAAACTCTTTCTATTCTGAAAAACTTTGCTACTATCAACACCAGTATTGTGGTGAAAGCGGGTAACACTCTTCGCACTATCAGTAATGCAGAGAACATCTTTGCACGTGCTACTGTGGATGAGAGTTTCCCTCAGGATTTTGCGATCTATGATCTCAACCAGTTCATTGCTGGTCTGAGTCTTTTCGACAATCCTGTTTTGCATTTCGATAATCCAAACTACGTCACTATCCGTGACTCTAATCGTGGTCGTCGCGTCAAGTATTACTTCAGTGATCCTGAGATTACTATGAAGGCAGCACCTGATCGTGACATCAAATTCCCTGGCGGTAATATCAATTTTGAAGTTACTCACGACAGTCTTTACTCTCTTACCAAAGCTGCCGCTGTCTATGGTTTGCCTGACTTTACTGTTGTTAGTGAGCAAGATAATGTCACTCTTCAAGTACGAGACAAGGAAGACGAAACCTCAAACAAGTATGATCAAGTGGTGTCTGGTAACGCCGACGATGAATACTCCCTGGACTTTAAGGTGGAAAACCTGCGAGTCTACGAAGGTGACTACAAAGTCAGTGTTTCTTCGCGACTGATCTCTGAGTGGAATCACTCTGAACTTCCTCTGACCTATTACATCGCACTTGAACCTTGAACAGGAAATTTCTTTGGGTAGAAGAATACCGACCGCAGAAAGTTGCAGACTGTATTCTTCCTACCTCTCTTAAAAAAACATTTCAGGAATTTGTAGATGCAGGTGAATTTCCAAACCTTCTCTTGTCGGGACCTGCGGGAGTGGGTAAGACTACGATTGCCAGAGCTCTTTGTGATGAGTTGGGTGTCAGCAGCATTGTTATCAATGGTAGTGACGAAGGGAGGTATCTTGATACGGTACGAACCAGGGTCAAGACCTTTGCAAGTACAATCTCGCTGACAGGTAGTAAGCACAAGTGCGTCATCATTGATGAGGCAGACAATATGACTGTTGATGTACAGTCACAACTTCGTGCTGCTATTGAAGAATATCAAAACAACTGTCGGTTTATCTTTACTTGTAATTACAAGAACAAGATCATTCAACCACTGCAGTCTCGCTGTTCAGTCTTTGATTTTACTGTCAAGAAAACTGAGAAGATGGAACTGCAAGGTCAGTTCTTCTTGCGTCTCCGTCAGATCCTGAAGGAGAATGGTGTTGCTGCTGATGACAAAGTTATCGTCAAACTTGTTCAGAAGCACTATCCCGATTGGCGTCGCACTCTTAACGAACTGCAGCGTCACTCTGCTAGTGGTCAAGTTGATAGTGGTATCCTTGCTGATATTGCTGACCTTGATATTTCTGCACTGACTAAAGCAGTCAAGCGAAAAGAATTCAATACTGTCCGAACCTGGGTGGTTGAGAATCTAGATAATGATCCTAACGTTATCTTCCGTAAGGTCTATGAAGTTCTGAGTCAAGAACTAGTTGGTCAGTCTATTCCTCAGTTGGTTCTTATCATTGCTGAGTATCAATATAAATCTGCGTTTGTTGCGGACCAGGAAATTAATATCCTTGCTTGTCTCACACAGATTATGGTTGAGTGTCAGTTCAAAGAATGAGTCTCTTAGATTTCTTAGAAAAAGATCCTAAATCTATTATGATGGAGGAAATGCTAGAACGTCTTAAAGACGAACCCGAACGACAATACAAGTACATCAATGAAACCAGAAGGAATCGCGAGAGAAAGACACTATAGTTGCAAGAATCTTTTAGATCTTACACAGCAGGATTACGTTCGCTGCGATTGGGAAGGTCTATTGACTGAAGCACGTACGTGTTATGGTCTCTGGAAAGCAGGAATCCTACCAATGTCTTTGCAGGCAATGTCTGGAAAGAATGTGAAGGAGGAAGACTGGGATATGACTTTGAGTAAGAATGCTTATAACATTATTACTCTGTCATCTACTATGCCTCACTTCTATAATCTGTGGATGCAATTGTTTAAGCAGATTAGAAGTCATCCAGAACTGAAGAAGCAACCTCTGTGGATTCACGCTTGGTTGAACGTACACAGATACGAAGATCTTGGTAAACTTTCTCTTGGTTGGCACAACCATAGTTACTGTCGTTACCACGGATTTGTTCACCTCAGTGATCGTCCCACAGATACTATCTTTGCTGATAGAATTCCAACCTCAAATGAGGAGAGAGATGATATCACAACTTGGTATCTTAAGAATGAGGATAGAACTCAACACCCATTAAACGATACTGATATTACTTTGAGGATTCCTAATTCTCAAGGGTTGCACTACATCGGTCCTGGTCCACTGCTGCATCGGGTCATTCCGCATCCTTATAAAGGGTGGCGGGTTAGCATTGGATATGATATTATAGATGATCTGAACTGGTTGGCGATGGAAGACTGCACGTCAGAGATGGGAGTATGCCAAGCGTACCCTGTGTTTGAACGTAACGTTGACATCTTCAATACCAAATTGGTACCTATCCCTTTGTTATGAAAAAGTACAAAACTCCTCTCAGGTATCCTGGTGGCAAGTCACGTGCTACTAAGTTCCTGTGGGACTATATTCCTGAGAAGTATGATTCCTATGTGGAACCCTTTCTCGGTGGTGGTTCTATGGCGATTGCTGTCACCAAGGCAAACCCTGATATGAATGTGGTCGTGAGCGACCTCTACTACCCTCTGTATGCCTTCTGGATCGTCCTGAGGGACCTTGGACCTACCCTGCAGGATCACCTGCATCAGATCAAGGTCTTCTGCGATAGGCACGAAGAGCAGGACGACAAGGATAAGCAGCACAAGGAAGCATTTCTTAGAGCAAAGGAAGCACTAAATGATACCACCAGCATTTACAACACTGCAGTCAATTTTTACATTTGCAACAAATGCTCCTTCTCTGGTCTCTCGGAAGCTTCGTCTTTTTCTAAGCAAGCATCGCGACAGAATTTCTCGCTCAACGGAATCAACTCGCTGACTTACTATCACCAGTTGATTCGCAAGTGGATTATCAAGAATAAGGATTATGAGAATACGATCGATGAGAAAGCATTCAACTTTCTAGATCCTCCGTATCTCATCAAAGATAATCTCTACGGTAAGAAAGGAGATATCCATAAGTCTTTTGACCATCAACGGATGGCAGACATCATCAATCCTTTTGAAGGTAAGACAATGATTACTTACAACAGTTGTCCTGAAGTTGAGCAACTGTATCCTAACTTTGGCAAACTTAAATGGGATCTGACGTACACGATGCGTTCCACTGGATCCTATGGTGCTGATCAGGATAAGCGTAAGGAATTATTGCTCTGTAATTACAGTATAGATAATAGTAGTAAACAGTGGTACAAATAATGGGTAACATTATTGCTCGCGCTCAAGGCGGTCGTGCTCAAATCGTGGACACTGCTGCTGGTGTTATCCAAACATTCGGTGTAGATGTAGCAACAGCTATGCTGCAGGGAAATGAAGTTGTTGTTACTTTAACTAATGGAAAAACTCAAATCTATCGATTCAATTCCTCAGGTCGAACAGTCTTCGGTCCAGTCAGAACCTTCTAGTTTTAAACTTCCTTTTGGTGCCACGTGGATTACTAACTGGGCATACTACGAAGGTGAAGAACGTCTTGGACAGGTTCGCTTTTTCAAAACACGATTCGGATTGACTAGCAGTGTCAGTGAGATTACCCCTACGGGTAAGACTGTCCTCACTGGTCTGGATAAAGATGCTGTCATTGAGATGACCTACTGGCATCTGAAGTGGGCAGAAGATGGTTATGATGGTGAACAAGCAGTGTTCGATGGTGTTGTGGGTGGAAAACTGTGAATGTGGCGAATCTGGGCTAAGGCATTAGGTGAGAAGTATGGACGCACAGACCGAGAGGCTGATACTATCGCTGGCATACGCACCCTTATTTTTGTGTCTTACTTGGTTACTAACCTTTTTATTATTAGTGGAGTGATTCGACATTGGAACTCAAAGACTACCTGTATTCCATTAACCAGTCTAAAAAAGACATCTGGGATCCAGACGACCATAAAAACTATCCGCCATTTGTAATCAATAAGTGTCTGTCTAGTCACATTGATGCAGTGCTGCACGCGAATGAGATGAATGCCAATCATCATCTCGATAAAAAGATGCAGTATGACTACTACATAAATACTTTACGACCTAGGAAAAGATTTTCTCCTTGGTTGAAACAGTCAAAACTTGATGATCTTGAAATTGTTAAACGTTACTACGGTTATAGTAATGAGAAAGCAAGGCAAGCACTAGCGGTTTTGACCACTTCTCAGATTGCTGAGATACGATCGTTAACCGATACTGGTGGTAGTAAATGAGCGAAGAATTTGTACAATGGGATGAGCAACAGATGGTCGAAGTTGCTCTTAAAGAACCTGATGATTTTCTGAAGGTTCGTGAAACTTTGACACGTATTGGCGTCGCCTCACGCAAAGAGAAAAAGATCTATCAATCTTGCCACATTCTGCATAAGCGTGGTAAGTATTACATCGTGCACTTCAAAGAGTTGTTTGCTCTCGATGGGAAGCAAACAAATTTGAGTATCAATGATGTTCAACGTAGAAATAGAATTGCTCAGTTGTTATCCGACTGGGGATTGCTTTCTATTGTTAGTCCTGAGCAAATTGAAAACATTGCTCCTTTGAATCAGATTAAAGTTCTTGCTTTCAAAGAAAAGAACGAGTGGATTCTCGAATCTAAGTACAACATCGGGAAGAGGAAAACTACTGAAACTTAATTATGCTTAGTCTTAGTGATTTTGATCATAAGATCATCACTCCAAACAAACTGGAAAAACTCTTTGAGTTAAATCCAAACCGTAAGGAGTATATTGAAACTATTAGTCCTAACTTTCCACAATACAAATACATTATTGTGGAAGATGTGTTAATGAATCCCTACGATGTTAGGAATTTTTTGATTGAGTCTGCTTGCATTGCGGGTACCAACAATCTGATTCCTGATAAGACAGGTGCTCCTGGTATGCAGCAACCCATTGCTAATGAATGGGTTCAACCTTATGCTCTGTACCTCAGGAGTCTGCTGTTCCACCACAGAATTTATACCAAGGACATCGCCTGGCAAGACTTCTGTTGCTACTGCAACGTCTTCTGGAAGGGTATGAAGGCGATGGACAGTAACTATAGACCCCACGTTGACCCAGGTGACTTTGCGTTCAACCTGTTCCTTTCTGATGACCTTGTAGAGGGTGAGGGAACTGCTATGTTCTCCATCAATGTGAGGGGGCAGAAGTGGATGGACGTGAGAGATATGGAGAAGAAGTCTGGTCTCACACCGTCAACCATTTCTAGTACAATGGACATCAATCGTATCGGTGCTGGTGTCCCTGATGATTGGGTATCATTCCAAGGCGATGATGTGTATAACTTAGAAGGTGTTGTGCCTGCATCATTTAATAGTGTCTCTGGTTACAAGGGATCTATTTTCCATACTGCAGTATACGATCATTCTAAATATCCTGACGATCACGTTCGTTATTCTCTGGTGTCTATGTTGGCACTGACCTTACCACCTGCAGGACAAAGCGCATTCATTACTAAAAAATAGATGGCAAAAAATAGAGTAAGACTCCTCCACGAAGATTGTGATCCTGATAAAGCAAAAGATCCTACTCTTCCTTACACAGCATATCTTGTAGAGTATAAGTCGGGTGGGTTTCGTAAGTACGACATTGCAATGTGTACTAAAACTGTCGATCTATTTGACTATTACTGGGACAAGTATGGTAAAGATTTTGTTAGATTTGATCAATCTGATGGCAAAATCAGTCCAAAATTGTGGCAACCTCCTAAATAACTGTGTAACGCGATTCGTGCGCGATACGCTACATTCGGAAAACGCTACCGAAAAGGGGGGTCACCGTACCCCCCTCCTTTATGCTTTCCTGTATAATTAGTAATGGATGCCTTCGGGATCCACACAACACAAACTCGCTTAACAAAGGAGCTACGAATATGGACAGACTCGTCAGGTATACTGCTGCCGATCTACCAGATCTGATGGACAAGATTGTTCGCCATTCAATCGGTGCTGAAGACTGGTTCGATAGACTGGGAGCATTGCACGAAACCACAAAGAATTATCCCCCCTATAATGTGGTCCACGAGAGCAACGTGAGAACTGTAATTGAAGTTGCACTCGCTGGATTTAAAAAAGAACAGGTCTTTGTTTACACTGAACACGGTAAACTATTCCTGGAAGGGCAACGTGAAGATGGTGAAACGGATAAGAACTACTCTCATAAAGGAATTGCTCAGAGATCGTTTACTAGGTCTTGGACTCTGACTGAAGACTGGAGAGTTGATTCTGTTTCGTTTGAAGATGGTCTGCTGACAATTGCGCTACAAAAGATTGTTCCCGAACACTTTGAGCGTAAGGACTTCCTCTAAATAATACACCTCCTGCGTGCCATTACTGGACCCCTTGACAAATGTCGGGGGGTCCATTTATAATCTATAGCGTAAAAGAATTTACTATGTCGATCCAACTGGTCTTAATGAAAAGCGGCGAAGATGTTGTCGCTGACGTGTATGAGATGCGTGATGATGATCAGAAACCCATTGGGTACATCCTTCGCTCTCCACAAATTGTGCGGATTATGCCTAATCCCGAAGACAAAGATAATCCCAATGTGACCTTTGAGAACTGGGTACCCTTGTCTTCTGAGTCACGTTTCTTGATTAAGGATGATGCATTCCTCACCATCACCACTCCCCTGAAACCACTAATTGACCACTACATTGAACGATTCGGAGAATCAGATGACGAACTTGCAAATTCTAATCCTGAAGAAGGACCTAGTGATCCTGACGCAGCTGGAAGCGACTGAGGCAGATCTCCCTGGCGAACCTGACGTTCGCCTAGTCAAACCCTATCTTTTGGATGAAGAAGGGAACTTGACACGCTGGTTGAAAGACGTTACAATACAAGATGAGATGATGATCCACAGCGATCAGATTCTCACTATCGTCGAACCTCACCCTGCACTAGTAACCCGTTACAATGAAGTTTTACAAGAACGTTGACCAAGTTGGTGATCGGATTCTTGTAAGAGGGTATGATGGTACCAAAGAAGTCCGCGTTCGCGAGGAGTTCTACCCTACCCTTTATGTGAAAGACAATACTGGACAGTCCAAGTACAAGACCTTGTACGGTGAGAGTGTTCGTCCCATTCGCCCTGGCGGCATCAAAGACTGTAAGCAATTCTGCCAACAGTATGATGACGTTGAGGGTTTTGAGATCTCTGGCAATCAGGCGTATCTCTACCAATGGATTAGTGACAACTTCCCTGGCGAAGTTCGTTATGATCCTAGTAAGATCCGTGTGTTTACGATCGATATTGAAACCGCAGCAGAGAATGGTTTTCCCGACATTGAATCTGCTGACCAGGAGATCTTACTTATCTCGGTAAAGGACAGTTTTACTGGGATATATCACGTGTGGGGGTCTCGCCCCTATCACAATCCCACTGCCGATGTATCGTACACACTCTGTGCTAATGAGCAGGAACTACTCAAGAAGTACCTCGCTTGGTGGATCGAGAATTATCCTGATGTGATCACTGGATGGAATGTCCAACTGTTCGACGTTCCATACATCTGTAATCGTCTTGCTCGTATTCTTGGTGACAAGACTACGAAACTCTTTTCGCCTTGGAAACTTCTCAGTTCCCGTGAAATTTATATCAAAGGTCGGAAGAACATCTCTTATGATGTTTCGGGAATCACGGTGCTGGACTACCTGGATTTGTATAAGAAATTCACTTATACAAACCAGGAGTCCTATCGCCTAGATCATATCGCATTCGTTGAGTTAAACGAGAAGAAACTAGATCACTCCGAATTCGATACCTTCAAAGAATTTTATACTCAAGACTGGCAGAAGTTTGTTGATTACAACATCCACGACGTGCGATTGGTTGACAAACTTGAAGATAAGATGAAGCTTATGGACTTGGCATTCACTCTTGCCTATGATGCCAAGGTTAATCTAGAAGATGTTTTCTCACAAGTTCGTATGTGGGATTCCATCATTTATAACTATCTTAGGAAGAAGGATGTCGTCATCCCTCCTAAGCATAAAAACCAAAAGTCCGACAAGTACGCTGGTGCATATGTCAAAGAACCGATTCCTGGAATCTATGACTGGGTGGTTAATTTTGATCTTAACAGTCTCTACCCTCACCTTATTATGCAGTACAATATTTCCCCAGAAACACTCCTGGAGGAACGACACCCGACGGCTTCAGTTGATCGAATACTTAAGGAGACGCTAGAAGTCGATGGTGAGTATGCTGTCTGTGCTAATGGAGCACAGTATAGGAAAGACGTGCGCGGATTCCTACCCGAACTAATGGAGAAAATCTATGACGAGCGTAAAGAGTATAAGAGAAAGATGCTTGCTGCTAAGCAAACGTATGAAGAGTCCCCGACCTTGGATGTACAAAAAGATATTAGCAGATTCAACAACTTCCAAATGGCCCGAAAGATCCAACTCAACAGTGCCTATGGTGCCATCGGAAACGAGTACTTCAGATATTACAAACTGGCAAATGCTGAGGCGATTACTCTTAGCGGTCAAGTCTCGATTAGATGGATTGAAAACGAAATAAATGTGTATCTAAATACACTGTTGTCTACTAAGGGCAAAGATTATGTCATCGCATCAGACACTGACAGCATCTATCTTAACCTTGGACCTCTTGTTGATAAATTTTTTGCTAATAAGTCTAGCGATAAAACAGCAATTGTTCGGATACTTGACAAGATCTGCAAAGAGAAACTGGAACCATTCATCGATACTAGTTACCAGAAACTTGCGGATTATGTTTCGGCATATGAGCAGAAAATGCAAATGAAACGTGAGAACATCGCAGACCGTGGTATCTGGACTGCGAAGAAGCGATACATTCTCAACGTTTGGAACAGTGAAGGGGTTGCATACAAGGAACCTAAGATGAAAATTATGGGACTAGAAACCGCTCGCTCCTCGGTCCCACAATTCTTCCGAGATCGTCTGAAGAAAGCATTCAGACTGATTATGTCTTCCGACAATGATACAGTGATCGAGTTCATTGACGGATGTAAGACAGAAACTAGAAAAGCACACATCCAAGACATTGCATTCCCTCGTGGATGTAATGGAGTAATCAAATATGCTCACCCTTACGGTGAGATCTATCATAAAGGGTGCCCTATTCACGTACGTGGTGCCCTACTATACAACCACTACCTCAAGAAACATCAGATCGAGAACAAGCACGCTCGCATTCAAGAGGGTGAGAAGATCAAGTTCTGTTACCTGAAGACACCAAATCCAATTCAGGAGAACGTCATCTCATTCTTCCAAGACCTTCCACACGAGTTCAATCTTGAGAAGTACATCGATCACGATAAGCAATTTGAAAAAGCATTCTACGAACCGTTGCGTTCTGTGCTAGAATGTATTGGTTGGAAGGCGGAACGCTCTGGTAACCTTTTAGAATTCTTCTGATGTCATTTTTAAATACTGTAATTAAAGAGATCGGCAATGAGTACGCCTCAATTGTTGATGATGGCGTTGCTGCAGGTGACACTGTTAGCTTCGTTGATACTGGGTCTTATATTTTTAATGCCCTTGTTAGTGGTTCGATTTATGGAGGTATTCCTTCCAATAAGGTTACTGCCCTTGCAGGAGAATCAAGCACTGGAAAGACTTTTTTTGCTCTCAGTGTCGTTCGTCATTTCCTTGATTCTAATCCTACTGGGAACGTCATCTATTTTGAGTCTGAATCCGCCCTATCTAAGGATATGATGTCTGAGCGTGGGATTGATGTCTCACGTGTTGGTATGGTGCCAGTCGTCACTGTACAAGAGTTTCGTACTCAAGCAATGAAGATTGTTAGCGAATACGAAAAACTTAAGGAGGATGAACGTCCCCCTCTGCTAATGGTCCTAGATAGTCTTGGTAACCTATCCACCTCTAAGGAGATGGAAGACTCCGCAGCAGGAAAAGACACCCGTGATATGACCCGTGCGCAGGTCATTAAATCTATTTTCAGGGTGCTGACACTTAATCTCGGTCGAGCGAATATACCACTGCTGGTTACTAACCACACCTATGAGGTTGTGGGTGCCTATGTCCCAATGAAGGAGATGAGCGGTGGAACAGGTCTCAAGTACGCTGCTTCTAACATTATTTTCCTATCGAAGGCGAAGGAGAAAGACGGTACCGAAGTTGTTGGCAATATCATTACTGCCACGAATCGTAAAAGTCGGTTTACCAAAGAAAACAGTAAAGTAAAAATTCGTTTGTTCTATGACGAACGTGGACTTGACAAGTATTATGGACTACTGGAACTGGGTGAACAGTACGGAGTCTTCGAGCGGGTCGGTAATCGTTATAAGGTTGGCGGCTCTAGCGTTTATCCTAAACAGATTCTCGCGAATCCAGACAAGTACTTCACCCCCGAAGTGATGCAAGCACTAGACGAAGCAGCACAAAAAGAATACAAGTACGGTAATGAATGAACGTATTGAACGCACAATCTTGCGGAACCTTTTCAGAAATGAAGAGTACTTCCGCAAGGTTTTGCCATTTATAAAAGGAGATTATTATGCCGAACCTGAGGAAAAGGTCGTATACGAAGAGATTCGACAATTCGCTGATAAGTATGACCGTCTCCCGACCACAGAGGTTGTTCTTATTGAAGTCGAGAAACGGGACGATGTTTCTGATCAGACGTATAGTGAAGTCAGACGTATCATTAAGTCTTTCTCGGATGTAGAAGAAGATCCGACGAAGGAATGGTTGGTTGATGCCACAGAGAAGTGGTGTAAAGATCGTGCTATTTACTTGGCACTGATGGAGTCTGTCAGGTTGGCGGATGGTAAGGACCAGCAGAAGTCTAGAGAAGCGATTCCTGATATCCTTAAGGAAGCGTTGTCTGTGTCCTTTGATGATCACATTGGTCACGATTACCTGAATGACTATCAAGAAAGATTTGATTTCTACACCACAGATGAGGAAAGAACTCCCTTCGATCTAGAGTATTTTAACAAGATCACTAAGGGTGGTATTCCTAACAAGACTCTCAACATTGCCCTTGCTGGCACTGGTGTTGGTAAGTCTTTGTTTATGTGTCACTGTGCTGCTGCTAATCTCTCGCAAGGCAAGAACGTTCTGTACATTACGATGGAAATGTCAGAAGAAAAGATTGCTGAGCGCATCGATGCTAACCTTATTGGTGTAAATATTAAAGACATCCCTGAACTACCTAGGATGATCTTTGAGTCTAAGGTGGCAGATATTGCTAGAAAGACTCAAGGTACATTGATCATTAAAGAATATCCTACTGCTTCTGCACACGTAGGACATCTCCGTTCATTACTGTCTGAACTGGCACTTAAGAAGTCGTTCAAACCAGACATTATCTTCGTAGATTATCTAAACATCTGTGCATCAGCGAGGTATAAAGGTGCGATTGTCAATAGTTACACGTACGTTAAAGCGATTGCTGAAGAACTTCGCGGTCTCGCTGTTGAATGCGATGTCCCAATTGTTTCTGCTACTCAGACTACTAGGTCTGGTTTTGGCAATAGCGACGTTGATCTTACCGACACTTCTGAGTCTTTTGGTCTACCCGCTACTGCAGATCTTATGTTTGCTCTTATTAGCACTGAAGAACTTGAGGCACAGAATCAGATTATGGTTAAGCAACTCAAGAACAGGTATAACGATCTTACAATGCACCGAAGATTCCTGGTGGGTATTGACAGAGCGAAGATGAAGCTGTATGATGTAGAGCAGTCTACGGACGCCGAGTCTGCTGCTCAAATGGTAGACCAAAACTTTAGTCCCGATTTTTCTAAGGGATCCCAATCAAAATTTTCTGACTTTGTAGTATGACCATTGATTTGAACAAGTATACTGAGTTCGTAGATCAAGTAACCAGTATGCCTAGTAAGTCCAATGCTGAATTCATTCGGACTATTGAGCAACTTGACGAATCTAACGTTCCCATTTCTCGTCTTCTTACTGCTGCTGTAGGTATCTCTGCTGAAGGTGGTGAGTTTACTGAGATCGTTAAGAAGATTGCATTCCAAGGTAAGCAACTTAATCCTGAGTCTCGTATTCATATGGTTAAAGAACTTGGTGATGTGATGTGGTATATCACTCAAGCTTGTCTTGCTCTCGATGTTGATATTGAACATATTCTTAAGCAGAATATGATTAAACTGGCAGCACGTTATCCTGATGGAACGTTTGACGTGTACTTCTCTGAAAATCGTAAGGAAGGAGACATTTGATGAAAACACTTACCGTAGAAGATTACCAAAAAGCAGGCGAAGAGTTCTGGCCAAAGTATTGGTACATTGCTAAAGAACTTGGGGAAGATGCCAAACCAGAAGACATTCTCAAAATTATGGAGACTGTTGGTGGCATCGCTCTCAAGCAAAAACTCGAAGATAAACTTTCAGGACCATTTGGTTTCAATAAGAAAAAAGAAGAAAAGGAAGATGAAGAATGAAATTAGCAATCGCGTCTGGTTTTCTCCTGGGTATGCTGCACGGAGCAACTGTTCCTGTTGCAGCTGATCCCATCCAATCTTCAGAAGGACCACTCAGACCTCGCAGTCACGCTGCAATGGGATGTATGATGCTTCGTGAATGCGTTGATGGTGTACGTGAGGTAAAGGACTGGGGAGATTTTGGTCCTGGGTATCTTCAGTTTAAAGACGAACTGAATGATATTCTTCAGTATGCAAACGCATCAGGTATCCGAGTATTTCTTGCTCCAGACAAGTATTTTTATATGATGACCCGTGGTCTGTATTCAGTCCAAGGGAATAACTTTTTTCTGAACGAAAGGTACCTTGATAATCCTACGATGATGGTCAAAGTTGTCCGTCACGAGGGTTGGCACGCAGTACAAGATTGTATGGCAGGCACTCTGGACAATACATTTACTGCTGTTGTGTGGCAAGATGGGTTTGTTCCTGATTGGATTCAACGTGGTGCTGAGAAGACTTATCCACCAAGCGCAGTTCCTTATGAGGCAGAAGCAATGTATGCAGCATTCTCTGACACCTATACTCGTGAAGGATTGCAAGCGTGTGCAAGTGACACTCCTATGTGGGAAGTATACAAACCCACACCACTTACCGCTAAGTGGTTAAAGGAACAAAAATTTATGTTCTGACCTCCCTCTAAATAAGACTGGGAGGTCTTTTTTATGGCGTATAATAAGATTCCAGAGAACGCCAAGGATGCTGGAAAGTTAGTACGAAAGTTGCAACCGAGTAATACTAAGAAAGCATCTGCTATCTTACGATTGTGGACAGGGTTGCACGAGAAGTATGAAACTAAATTGCCAGGTCCACTAGCGTTCGATGAGACAAAACCAAACCAAGTTAAAATTGCCCGTGCACTGAAAGAAGATTACAGTCTCGCGGATATTAAAAAAGAATTTAACCTTTCTGATTCTGGACTCACTCTTTCATTTGGAGATGGATCTAGAGGACAGAGAGGTGCTGGCAACAGGGGTAACTTGTTTGAACAAGAGCTCTCTGAGTATTTGTATACGTGGAAAGAAGAGGGAGTAATACCACCTGGACCATTCCAGAGTTTTGCTAAAGATATTATCAAGATCTATGATTTAGAATCTTGTCATCTTGTGGAGGTAACACCTGAGGGTGAACTGAACAAGAAAAGACCTATGTCAATCGTAGGCAATAGTTGGATGATTGGTGAAGCAACATCTGCCAATTATGATATTGGGAAGACAGTTACTGATATTACTATACGTGCAAAGAATGGCACAGATGAGACCATATATTTGTCTTTGAAAACTAGTGGTACTACCACTATGTCAAACCTAGGTGTTGCTAGATCATTGTCAGCACGACAAATTGAGGATGGTTTGATTACTGATCCTACTGGTGTTGCTATCTTAAAAACTTTCGGAATTAATAATGAGTTGTTCTGTAAGATATTTCAGGAAGCAAAACGTGGAGAAGTAACTAGTGGTACCGTAGAAAAGAATGCTTCCTATGATCAGGTGCTACTCAAATCAATGATCAAAGGATCTATTGGTTATGGATATCATTACTGCCACAAGCAGAAGGGTGGATATATTAAAAATTTCAAGATGACCAAAGCATTTGTGGACGCTGTGGCGAACGGTGTGACAGGTGTGGATGTGTACTACGGTGGGCAGACGGGCGAGGGTAAGCGTGTTAATATGATAGTCAAGACACCAATGATCGAGTTCCGTTTTAACATCCGTGACACCTCAGGCGGCAAAGTCTATCCTGACAAACTACAATCGGGCTATAAGTTCGCTGATGAACTTGATTTCTCGTTTGCAACTGACGATTCAGGACGCAAGGACTACCAAGATGGCTAATGTAACTCAGCTCAAACACCTTGAGCACTTGGAAGATGAGATGCTGAACTATGGAGTCGTGGGATGCCACGCTGCTGTGTCCTTCCTGGAGGAACTGGCACGTATGCTAGGGCACCAGGCAGACTCCAAAGGTTTTATGCAGACCAAGTGGGATGGTGCACCCTCAGTTATTTGTGGGACTGATCCTAACAGTGGTCAGTTCTTTGTGGGTACCAAGTCAGTCTTTGCCAAGTCACCCAAACTCTGCATCACTGATGAAGATGTTGACCAGTGGTATGAAGGTGACTTGGCAGAGAAACTTAAATTCTCTCTTAAGTATTTTAAGAAACTGAATATCCGTGGCATCGTGCAAGGCGATCTCTTGTTCACCGATAGTTCACGATCTGTAGAAAATATTCAAGGCGAAAAATTATATACCTTCCGTCCTAACACAATCACATATGGTATTCCTGTTGACCATCCTATCGGTAAGAAGGTAGGACAAGCAAAGATTGGTGTAGTATTTCATACTCACTATAGAGGTGATGACTTCCAGTCTATGCAAGCACTGGCAGGTGCTCCTATCAATCAGTTCAACAATGTTGCTGAGTGTGCGGTTATTTCTAACGACACACCTGTCAATGAAGTTACTCTGAGTGACCAAGATGTACGTAAATTCAACGACTCAATTCAAAAAATTGAGAGAATGTGTGGAATTTGTGGGGAATTCTTGGACAATCTTGTGGAAAACACAGGAACAACTGGAGATAAAAAGTTTCACGTTGCTTCATATTTGAAACAGTATTTTAATAACGAGATTCGTGAAGGTAGAACGATCACAAATGTTCGTCGATCTCTTGACAACCTAATCATTTTCTACCACGAGAAGATGAAGAAGGAACTTGGTAAGATTAAGACAGAGAAGAACCTGACTGCTAAGCGTAAACTGGTGTATGAGAGTGAAGCATATCTAAACGAGAATGAGCGTATGTTCAAAGCGATGCTCGCTCTTTATAAAGAGATGCAAATTGCGAAGAAGTTTATTATAGATAAACTAGATCACCTTGAACAGTTCAGGACGTTTGTTCAAACCGACAAGGGTTATAAGGTCACAACTCCAGAGGGATACGTTCTGCACCAGGATGGTGATATGATTAAGTTGGTTAATCGTATTGAGTTTGCTTACAACAACTTCACGATTCAGAAGCAATGGCGATAGAACATATCTACAAATGTTGTTATTTTACATTCGGACGATTCCAACCACCAACCATTGGACACCAAGAAAACATAGAAGGAGTTAAAAATGCTGCTCGTAATTGTGATTGGCGCATCTATACCTCTCGTTCTCACGATAGCAAGGGTAAAAACCCTCTCAAGCCAGAAAATAAAGTTTCGTATATGAAGAAGATGTTCAGGCAGTATGCTAAGAACATCATTGGTGCTAGGAAAGATGTGATCGAATGCCTCAAAGACATTCAAGCAGCAGGATATGATGATGCTGTGTTGGTTGTCGGATCAGATAGAGTAGCTGCATTTCAGTGGTTGCATAAATATAATGGTACTGAATATTATTTTCGATCTCTCGATATAGTTTCTTCTGGCAATCGTGATGCAGATGGTGATACATTTGCTATCTCTGGAACTAAGATGAGGCGTGCTGCATTTGCAGACGACTTTGATACATTCCGCCAAGGTATACCTCGTGCACTCAGTGACGGGGAGTGCAAGAAACTGATGAATGAGATTAAATCAGCGCTTCCGAAAAATTTCAAATGAAATATCTTAACGACATCCGAGAATTCACTGCTGCAATTCAGGCAGAAGATTGTTCTGGAAAGAACAAGAATGAAGAACGGTATTGTCGTTTGTGCGGTAAGAAAGAGAAGCGTTCTGTATGTGGTTATGGTCCTGCTGGATGGGACAAGTACTCGGTGATGGATGCAACTGATGCTGAGAAGAGGAAAGCAGCAGAAGATGCAGATATTATTGAAGAAGAAACAATTACTAAAAAAGATTATCAGGGTCCACTCTACGCACCACATCCTGATTTGTATGAGAAAAGAAAAGAATTAGGATTGGTCGATGAGGGAGCCGCTTGGACAAAAAAGTCTGGTAAAAACAAAAGCGGAGGCTTAAATGAAAAAGGAAGAAAAAGTTACGAAAGAGAAAATCCTGGAAGCGACCTTAAAGCACCAAGCAAAAAGGTTGGAAATCCCCGTAGAGCGTCGTTCTGCGCTAGAATGAAGGGGATGAAAAAGAAACAGACTTCAAAGAAAACTGCTAGCGATCCAGATAGCAGAATCAATAAGTCTTTACGTGCTTGGAACTGCTGATGAAATCTTTCAAACAATTTCGCCAAAACATTCGCGAAAAATTTGATCAAGATGTCCACGAAGACTACCGAAAAGATATTATATTCTCTGAGGGAGATTGGGTGCGACATATGTCTAATGGTAAAACGGGTAAAGTTATACGCCGAGGTCCCAATTACGTTATTGCTCTCGATGAGAACCAAAAAATCTTCAGATCCTGGGTCAAAGACCTAGAAGAACATTCCATTTTATAAATATTAAGTAACCAATTTAGTAAGATGAAACCATTCAAGAGATTCCTAGACGAAGCGCTTGAGAATTGGCAGGCGGAAGGTACCTCCGAAGTGGAGATTATGCCTGAAATCTCTGCTGATACTGACGACGCTAAAGAACTTAAGAAGTCTAAAAAGAAAACCCGTAAAGAAGAATTCGAGATCGGTGAGTCTATCGAAGTAGAAGTCGATGGCGAGATGATGATCATTGAGAAGGCAAAAGGTCTTGATGGTAAAGCTTGCTGGAAGGGTTACAAGTTAGCAGGTACCAAAAAGAAGGGTGGTAAGACCGTTGACAACTGTGTCAAGGCAGGTTTTGAACCCGACGGTGAAGAGATTGCTGAAAAGAAACTCGATCCAGTCGGTAAAGAAGATGGTGACGTTGACAATGATGGTGATAAGGACTCGTCTGATTCTTATTTGATGAAGCGCAGACGTGCAATCGCCAAATCAATGGGCAAAAAATCTAAATAGTAGAGCTGTTGCAGCTTTATTACTATGTTAGCATTTTTACTTCCACTGGCATCCAAAATTGTTAGAGATGCCGTGGCTGCCATTCCAGATAACGAAGAACTTGGTGAGAAACTTGTCGATCTTTGTCTTGTGATTCTTCGTAAGGCAGTGACCCTCACCAAAACTGATATGGATGATCAACTCCTTGCGGTAGTTGAGAAAGCAATTAAGACTCGCGAAGGCGAGTGACATAAGGGGCGGTACATCCGCCCTTTTCTTTTTTATAAATAACAGAAGATTGTAGTATTACAGAGACACTAGCGATGGCTGTTGATCCTAATAACTGGGTACCCCAGTTTGATGAAAGGCAAGAACAGGATACCATCACCCCTGTCACCCAACCTGACGGTAGCATCCGCTATTTCTTAGGTAACTATGAGGAAGCAGGTGGTGTGGACCGTGTTCGTATCCTCGATCCTGGCAAGTATGCAAGAAATGTTGTTCCTCGCGTTCAACTGGTTGACGAGAACGGTGCTGACCTTGATCATAGAGGTGCACTTTTCCACGTCACGATGAAGAACGGTGAAGTGTATCAGATCACTTGTCCTATTGGACACGATGGTTCTGGTTTTGCTTCTGATGCAACGATCGCAGCAAAACTTGTCGTTGAAAATGCTCAGGATCAATTAAGAGCTGGCGCTATTGAAGTTGTGATCAAGTCTGGTCAGTGGTTGGAAGGCATTACTGCTTCCGAAGTTGACAGACATAATGAAAACGCTCGCGCTAAATTTGGTATGCACCTGCGTCAAACCAAAATTAAGATGCAGAACGTTGTTCCTGGTGTCGCTGATGAGCGTGGTCTTCCTAACACCACAATCACCCGCGATAGTCTGAAAGGTCAGCCTGGTCTCTGATTTTAATAAATACTTTTAAACAAAGCTTAGTACGATGGCACTTTACGCAAACGAAGATAGCAACGCGGCGAAGGCAGCGGTAGAAAAAACAATCGCTGCTGATGCCAGCGGCGCTACCGTTGTGTTCATCGACGCCACTGAAGCAGGTTTGGCAGCTAACCGTGCACGCGGTTTGGTTTCCCCTGGTTGGTGGTCTTACCAAACATATACAGACTCAGCAGGCAACACTCGCCATAAGGCAGAGTGCCTGGTGAACATCCAAGGTCCCGAGGCTAACGCATCTGAGACCCAGGCAGACGATGCTATTGCAGCAGACGTTACAGCAACCATTGCTATCAGCTCGCAACCTGCTGATGCTGCTGTTGCTGTGGGTGCTGCGATGAACCTGGCAGTCACTGCTGCTTGTACACCTCCTGGCAACGCTTCTGTTCTTACCTATCAGTGGCAGAAGAAGTCTGGTACCCGTTACACCAATATCTCTGGTGCAACTTCCGCGACTTATACCGTCGGAACCTATGCAGCATCTAATGCTGGTACCTACCGTGTGAAGATTAACTCCACCAACGGTGCAGCAGAAGTCATCTCTGATACCGCTGCTATCACCACTGCCTAATAGATATGAGGATTGAATTTGACTATCTAAATGATGAAAATTTCCTCGTATTCGCAGCAAAACATTACGACAATCCTCAAGGAATCACATACGAAGATTTCCTTGAGGATTTGAAACGTTTTAAATATATCAAACGTTTACTGAAACGATTTGATAAGACAGGCGAATTGAAAACTCATCTGATTCTTAATCACATTATTATTTTACGCAACGTCTTTGGAGACGCTGCAACTCCAATGCTTTTTCATAAGATTGATGCAGCATATTGGAGTATAATTAAGTCATTCCTTAAGTATCTCAATCATCTTCCTGATGAATTAGACGATCCTTATTATGATACATATACTTTAGAAGAACTAGACCTATTATGAATGAGGATGCACCTGTAAATTCCGCTGGCGATGGCAGTAGAGTTGCACTGCCTCCTGCTCACGTGATCGTTGGAAAGCGTTCACGTACTAAATACAAAAAGAGTAATGACCGTAAGTATGACGGTCGTACAAAACAAGGTCGTAAATTAGTCTCTCGCGTACTATTAAATAGAACTAAAAAGAAAATGTCTGAAGAACTCCAATCCATCAAAGAAGCCGCTACTGAAACTGAGCGTGCCCAAAAGCAAATCGCTCAGCAGAAGAAGATGGGGCGTGCCAAGGAGCTTCAAAAGAAACGTGATGAAGCGAAAGGCAAGATGCAGTCCAAGACGAAAGAAATGGACACCCTGATGAAGGCACGTCTCAGTGACTTCAAAAAGAAAGCTTCTGATCAACAGAAGAAACTTAAGAAAGAAGATATGAATTTTGTTAATGAAAACTCCGACACCTTAACTGTTGCTATGGCATTAGCAGCAGGTGAATCTGGAGTTGCCGATGAGCAAGGATTCGCCGCTATCCAAGTGGGCGATAAGACTATGAAGATGGATGATTTCTCTGCTAAGAGAGTCGCAGCTACCCACCAGGCACTTGATCCTGCCAATCAGATCAAGTTCCAACAGATGCTAAATCATTCTCCTGAAACCTATCTCGCTGCTATTGATTTCGCCATTAGAAACTAGTTCTATAGGCAAATAAATGGACCAGGATACGAACACCGCAATCCTGCAGAGATTGGAACAAGTTGTACAGTCTCTGCAGGATAATAGTATCAAAATGGGACAGTTATTATCTGTCCACGCTGAAAAATTAGATCAGCAAGAGAAAGCAGATGATATTCTCTTTGCGAAGATCGATCACCTACATCGTGATCTCCACCAACGTACGGAGGAGATTAAGAAGGGGTGTGAGCGTGATATACTATTGGTTAAAGGCAAGATAGATGTCTTAGAAAGACGTGTCTATATGGTTCTGGGTGTCATTGCGGCAATGTTACTGTTGACAAAACCAGAATTGCTAAAACTTGTGCGTCCCTTGATATCGACCTCAGGAGATGCTACAATGGTAGCACCTAGCACCGCAGCGAATGCATTACCTGGATCTCCAATACGTTTCGCTGCTGTCCCCAAGACTTCAGAACTTCTCGACTAAGAAATCTGGTCTATACAATTTTAGGTGCCCCTATTGCGGCGACTCCGCTAAGCGTCAGTCGAAGTCAAGGGGGTACCTTTTTAATACCAAGACAGGACTGGTATATAAGTGCCATAACTGTGGTGTATCCAAGGCGTTTCACAACTTCCTTAAGGATCAGGACAAGGTGTTGTGGGAAAAATATAATATGGAGAAGTTTAAGGAATCCACAGGCACTAGGAAGAGGGAGATCGATGTTACATCGTTTACCAAACCTGTCTTCAAAAAGAAAATAAAGGTCTCTCTTCCAAAAATTTCTGACCTAAATATAGGACACCCCGCCCGCAGATATCTAACAGAGAGATCTATATCTGACTCGCAGTTGTCTCGGTTTTATTACGCCGAACGGTTTAAAGAGTGGACTAACTCTTTGAAACCCACATATGGAAACACAGACAATGATGAGGGCAGAATTATTATCCCGTTGCTAGATGAAAGTGGTGATCTATTTGGATATCAAGGGAGAACTCTAAACCCGAAGGATAAACTTCGGTATGTGACAGTTATGCTGTCTGATGATGTACCTAAAGTATATGGATTAAATGAAATTGACAAATCAAAAACCGTTTACGTTGTGGAAGGACCCTTCGACAGTACGTTCGTTCGCAATGCGGTTGCTATGTGTGGAAGTGACGTTCATCTTGACCGTTGGAGCATTGACAATCCTGTCTATGTTTATGATAATGAACCGAGAAATAAACAGATCACCGATCGAATCTCCGCAAGTATCGATAGAGGCAACTCCGTAGTGATCTGGCCACGATCAATTGCGGAAAAGGACATAAACGATATGGTTCTAGCTGGACATAATGTGCAGCAGGTGATAGAATCAAATACATTTAGTGGTCTTGAAGCACAAGTAAAATTATCTGAATGGAAACGAGTATGATGGCAACTGAAGAGATCAAAGTTGTTAAGCGACGAGGATCAGAAGAAGGTCTAGACCTTAACAAGATTCATATTATGGTAGAAGAAGCCTGCCAGGGTCTCTCTGGTGTGTCTGCTTCTCAGGTTGAGATGAATTCCAACCTGCAATTTTATGATGGGATCACAACACAAGAGATCCAAGACATTTTGATTAGATCCGCAGCAGATCTGATTGATTTGGAACACACAAACTATCAGTTTGTTGCTGCCAGACTGCTGAGCATTTCTATCCGTAAGAAACTCTTCGGTCGTAACCGCCAACCACCCCATATTCTTGATCACCTTCGTGGTGGTTGTAAGAAAGGCATTTATGAATGTTCGTTAATCGATACGTTCAATGATATTGAGTGGGATCGGATCAATAACTACATAGATTATAGTCGAGATGATCAGTTTACTTACGCGGGATTGCGACAAGTAGTAGATAAGTATCTGGTACAAGATCGCAGCACTGGTGAGATCTACGAGTCCCCACAGCAGATGTATATGCTGATCGCTTGTACGATCTTCTCGGCATATAAGACTGAGGTTCGCCTCAAGTACATCCGAGACTACTACGATGCAATCTCAAAGCACCAACTCAACCTCCCGACACCCATTATGGGAGGAGTGCGAACACCGATTCGTCAATATGCATCTTGTGTTCTCGTTGATATTGATGACACCCTCGATAGTATCTTTAGCTCTGATATGGCTATTGGTAAATATGTCGCACAAAGGGCTGGTATCGGCATCAACGCAGGCAGAATCCGTGCTATCAACTCTAAAATTAGAGGCGGAGAGGTACAACACACAGGCGTTGTCCCCTTCCTTAAAAAGTTTGAATCAACTGTTCGATGCTGCACACAAAACGGCATCCGAGGTGGTTCTGCTACAGTTCACTTTCCTATCTGGCACAAAGAGATCGAAGACATCCTCGTCCTCAAAAACAACAAAGGAACAGAGGACAACCGAGTCAGAAAACTTGACTACTCCATTCAGTTAAGTAAGATCTTTTATGAGCGTTTTATTAATGACGAAGATATTACGCTCTTCTCGCCACACGAAGTGCCCGAACTGTATGAAGAGTTTGGTGGACCTTCCTTTGACAACTTGTATCTAGAGGCAGAGAAGAATCCTGACCTCGATAAGAAAGTTGTTAAGGCACAAGACCTGATCCTTGATCTCCTGAAGGAGAGAGCAGAGACTGGTCGTATCTATATTATGAATATCGATCACTGTAACGATCACAGTTCGTTCCACGTGCCGATTAAAATGTCTAACCTGTGTCAGGAGATTACACTCCCGACAGATCCTCTTCAGCATATTGATGGTAGTGGTGAGATTGCACTCTGCATTCTCTCTGCTGTCAACCTCAGTAAACTGAAGTCTTGGGATCATCTAGAAAAACTCTGTGATCTTTCTGTACGTGCTCTGGATATTCTGATTGATTATCAAGAATATCCTGTTCCCGCAGCAGCAAATGCCACCCGATCCCGTCGTTCACTCGGCATTGGATTCATCGGACTGGCACATTACCTTGCCAAACTCGGATTCAAATACGATAGTTGGCAGGCACACAAGGCAGTACACCTATTGGCAGAGAAGTTCCAGTTCTATTTGCTGAAATCTTCTAACCAACTTGCTAAAGAGTATGGTGCTTGCGTTGCATTCGATCATCTTAAGTATGCATCGAAGCAAATGCCTATTGATCATTACAAGACAGACATTGATGAGTTCTGTGTTGATGATAAGAACCAGAAGTTCGAGTACACAATGCCTTGGGAAGAGTTGGCGGAAGAGATTTGGAACTACGGACTCCGTAATTCTACCTTGACTGCACAAATGCCTTCCGAATCTTCTAGTATTGTATGTGGAACTACGAATGGTATTGAACCTCCTCGTGACTTCCTGTCAATTAAGAAGAGTAAGAAGGGTGTTCTCAAGCAGATTGTCCCTCAATATCAAAAACATAAGGGAGATTACACGCTGCTCTGGGATATGCCTGATAATGATGGTTACATTAAGGTCGTGGCTATTTTACAGAAGTTCTTCGACCAGGCGATCAGTGGTAATTGGTCATACAATCCTCTCAATTACCCCAACAATGAAGTTCCTGTGTCAGTGATGGCGCAAGACTTACTGAAGACCTATAAGTATGGTTGGAAGACATCATATTATCAAAACACTTATGACAATAAGAGTGATGATGATGTCGAAGAGGTGAAACGAGATGTTGATCTGTTAGAACAAATCTACGCTACCGAAGGAGACGAACCCTGTGACAGTTGCACGATCTGAAGTTGAAGGAATGACGGTTTTTAATTCAAATAGAGTTGATCATACAAAACAAAAGATGTTCTTTGGACCCCCTCTTGGGGTCCAACGTTACGACAAACAAAAGTATCCCGTCTTTGAAAAACTTACTCAGCAACAACTCTCCTACTTCTGGAGACCTGAGGAAGTTTCTCTCCAAAAAGACAGGTCTGATTATCAGACACTCAATGATGTACAAAAGCACATCTTTACCTCCAATCTTAAGTACCAGATCCTCTTGGATTCTGTACAAGGCAGGGGTCCTGGGATGGCTTTTGGTCCATACTGCTCACTTCCTGAACTTGAGTCTGCAATGAGTGTGTGGGAGTTTATGGAAAACATCCATAGTCGCTCCTATACTCACATCATTAAGAATGTATATGCTGATCCTGCTGAAGTCCTGGATCATATTACAGATAATCCTAAGATTCTAGACCGTGCAAAATCGGTCACGAAGGCTTATGATGACTTCATCACCGTTGCTCAAGAATATGGCAACGGTAATCTGTGGAAGGAAGACTGGCGAGACTCTCCTACCTCGCAGTGGACCCTCCGCGATGTAAAACGTAAACTCTATCGGGCTATTGTTAATGTCAACATCCTGGAAGGGATTAGATTTTATGTATCGTTCGCGTGCTCTTTCGCATTTGCTGAACTCAAGCTTATGGAAGGATCCGCTAAAATTATCTCTCTCATCGCCAGAGACGAAAATCAGCATCTTGTCCTCACTCAGAACATTATCAAGAAGTGGCAGCAGGGAGACGACGAGGAGATTCAAGAGATAGCACAGGAAGAAGAAGAGAACGTCTATCAGATGTTCAAACAGTGTGTAGAAGAAGAAAAAGAATGGGCGAAGTATCTGTTTAAGGACGGATCTATCCTCGGTCTTAACGATCGTCTTCTCGCACAATACGTTGAGTGGATTGCAAACAAGCGTATGAAAGCGATTGGTCTCAATCCTATCTACGATCAACCACTCAAAAATAATCCTCTTCCTTGGACCCAGCACTGGATTGCATCTAAAGGTATGCAGGTTGCACCTCAAGAAACTGAAGTGGAATCATATCTGGTGGGTGGTATTAAACAAGACGTAGAAAAGGACACATTTAAAGGATTCCAATTATGACTAATCGCTTTGAAGAGATCAAACCAGAACCGCAGCTGCCTGAGTGGAAGAGGCGAGCGTTGGCAGATCCTTCATTGCGAAAACGACAATTGGAAGTATTGATGCAGGGTCCCAAGAGTCTCACCGACGCTTGGTTCCTTGCAGCAATGAAGTTTAAGTACTCAAGAGACCATTCACATTTCTAATCTAAATAAGGAAGAATTTTAATTATGTCTAAGTGGTTGACTATGAAAACCCCTGGATTTTTAACGAACACCCTTTTCTATCTGAGGACATTAACGGTAGTTTCGGTTTCGTCTATCGCATTACAAATCTCCTCAATGGGCGGCAGTACATCGGTAGAAAATACTTTTGGCAACTACGAAAACCTAGAGGTGGAGGTAGGCGAGTTAAAAGTGAAAGCAACTGGAAAAAATACTACGGAAGTTCTGACGAACTTAATGAAGAGCGTCGTGCGGCTAGATGTGATACCCTATTCAGGCGTGAAATACTCTCCGTCCACCCTACCAAAGGGAGGGTTAACTATGAAGAGACCCGACAGTTATTCCTCAACAATGTCTTGGAAGAATCCTTGACAGACGGTGTGCCTGCGTACTATAATAGCAATATCCTCGGCAGGTACTACCGCAAAGACTATGGAAGCAGAAATGATTCAGGAGATCAATGAGTATGTGATCGATCTGCTGCATTGGCACACAGAGAACAATGATGCTGCCTCCTGTATCGCCGTGATGGAAGAGTTTGGTGAATGGTTGGACTTCGATGATGAGGCACCTAACCTGTCTATTATGACTATGCCAGTTCTTTGACCTCTGGGTGTGTAGCTCAGTGGATAGAGCAACGGTCTTCTAAACCGTCGGTCGTTGGTTCGACCCCAACCACACCCGTTATGCAAAAGTACTACGATTTTCTAGATAAGATAGGAACTAAACAGATTCCTCACGACACCAGGACACTTTACGATCACCTTGTAGGTGTCCAACAACTTCTCGCTAAACATAACAGACCAGAGCACGAACAAGTTGCTGGTCTGTTTCACGCTATTTACGGTACTGAGTTCTTCTCACTCAAGGGTAAACTAAATCTCAGTAGAGAGACAGTAATTAAAAACATTGGAGAGCAAGCAGAAGAAATAGTTTGGGAATACTCTCAGGAAAATGCTAGACCTTTTGGTATTCTAGGTGGTCTGGCATATGACGAACCACTTAAAACATCTCTTCGTTGGTTAGACTATATAAATGGTCTGGAGCAACATACAGACGAGGAGGATATTGTCTTCCGAAATGTTATGCATCTATATGAAATCTTACTTGAGTTGGAATGAATTTAGAAGTTGTTGATAATTTCCTACCTAGGGATAAACATCTTAAAGCGTTTGGGTTTGTAAAGAATGCACCTGCACGCTGGGGAGAGTATGATGATCTGCCTGAGAAACCAGCAGGGTCATCGATCCATATTAAAAAGGAAGATCAGATCTTTCAATACTTCGATAAGGTTGCTAGAGATCGATTTGATCAACTGAATGATCCTGGGTTTGATCTGGTAAGAATGTATGTCAATGTGTTCTGGCCACACGAATGTCCTCGCTGGCATATTGACGCACACCCCATTGAGGGGTTAGAATCGTATACAGTTTTATACTATCCTCATTTGGATTGGGATAGAAACGATGGTGGGTTCACCCATTTCTGGAAAACAGATCACACCATTGGACATTTCCCTATGCCTAACAGAGCAATCTGTTTTGATGGTACGATCTGGCATACTGCTACAGCATTTACAGATCAAATTAGATATACCTATGCACTGAAATATGAGAAGTGCACTGGTGATATTGATGTTAGACAATTTGGTTCCGCTCGTTCGTAATGGCAACTAAGATTTTTTATTCCCCTATCTACCACCTTCCTTCTGGGTTTGTAGAGCAACCTCCCAATAGTAATACTAGTATCTGGGACCATCCTATTCATAGTGAGCACGCTTTCATTCCTCCTAAGCGTGTACTGGAGTATGAAGAAGAGTCGCATAAAGGTCACAGTTATTGGGAGTGTCCTGCTTGGAAGAGTTACTGGGCAAATAGTTGGGTAGTATTCAACCAGTTGGATTATGAGGTTGAGTATGATAAGGCAACAGGTTGCATCACTAGTTCTAGTTTTAGACCTTCTAGGTTCCAAGACTATATGATGATCAACGAAGGTAAGATTCGTGGTGATGGTATCAACTGGAGTTCAGAACAGATTGGTCTGAAGTATACTGGCAACCTTGTGTTTCAACTACCCCAGTTGCTGTACCTCTGGTTGCCAGATAAGCAACGCAACGTTTGGGTTGAGCTCTGTGCCTACCCTGGAATGTTCCACAAGACGGGTCTGGAGTTCATTAGCGTAGAGTACCCCTTCAGTCGCTGGGCACGTGCTACTAACGCCGCATTCAAGGCACACAGCAGCAAGTTTAGAATCAAGAGAGGCGATCCTTTGTACGTGATGCGCTTCCGTGGTGGTAAGAACAATGCATATGATCTGCGCAAGTATCACGAAGCAGAACCACCACGTGAACATAAGATTCGTCTCAATCAACACCAGTCCCTGAAGCAGTGGGTTAAAGGTGTGTCTTGGAATCTAATCAAGAAAGACGAAGAGAAGAAATGTCCTGTTGAATTTCTCTGGAAGCGATGACTACTATTATCTACAACCCAAACTACCAGACTATCAAGGCAACTAATAGTCTTGAGCAGACTGATACCAGACACCCTTTATTCATACCAGAGTACTATATACCTCCTGTTACATATCTAGAGTACACTAGAGAACAGAATCAGGATCATAGTTATTTTAAATGTCCTGCTTGGAAGCAATACTGGGGTAATACTTTTGTAGTTTTCAATCAACTGGACATTTCATTTAAGTGGCAGAAGTCTGATGGACTTGTGTATGAATCTAGTTTCCCTCGCAATAGAGCAGCAGATTACATCTATGTTCAAGAGGGAAAGATTGGATCTTATGATAGTGGTTTGACTAAAACTGCTCCCATTAGTTACAAAGAATACCTCGTTATTCAATGGGCACAGAGTATGATGTTCTGGCCAGAAAAACCTAATAAAAATTTGTGGGTAGAGATGGTTCCTTTTCCTGATCTCCACCACAAAACAGGAATGGAATTGATTGCAGCAGAGTTCCCACTAGGTAGGTGGTATCGTTCTATTAATGGAGCATACAGATGCCACGCAACCGAAGTTGATATCCCACGCGGTACACCTCTCTACTGTGTTAGATTCCGTGGATCGAAAGATAACACTTACACTTTAAAACGTAATCCTGATATCGATATCCCACCTGAAGTCTCTAGAAGATTTAAGACTAACCAAGGCATTAAAAATTGGTTACCCAAAAAGTCCTGGTCCTTTATCAAGGACGATGTTGAGGAAGAGTCTAAATGTCCCTTCTCATTCCTATGGAAAAATGATCACAATTAGATGCAAATGTTGCAATACTGAACTAACTAGTTACACAATCGAAACTAAGACTTGTGGTTGCCCCAACAAAGCAACCATCTCTGGATCTACAATCACAGCAGAAGATTTATCAATGGTTGTGATTGTTTCCCAAGATAAGATAGAACAAACTAAAGGTGTACTATCAAATGAAGATCGTCAGTTCCAAGAGAACAGACGCCAACGCAAGATTAGGAAACTGAACTTTGAAACTCGATAGCATTCTTACACAATACGGCATCAAACAGTATTATGTTTCTAGGGAAGTCGCTGACATCCTTAGAGAATCTTTGATTGAGTCTGAACAAACGATCCTCAGTCTGCCTGGAAATATGGCATTCGGATATCCTGCAACTCAGATCACTGGTAAGATTGAGCGCTATAATCTGTTTCGTGATGTAGAAGAATGGTATCGATTTGGTCTTCCCCATATGAAAAGTATGGTGGGAGATTTTCTTGGACTGAATGAAGGAGAAGAATGCAAGATGAAATCCTGGGGTAATATCCTCAGGATGGACCAGAAAATATTTCCCCATCGACACTTCGGAGTCCCCGATACTTACACAGACTTGCCGCAAAGTGTCAGTGGAAATGTATTTTTGGGTGGTGATGCAGAGACCTCCACTACATACATTTTGGGCGGTGATAAAGTAGACATTCCCAATTATTATGGGCAGTTTACGTTGTTTCCTCCTAACATATCTCACGCTGTTCGGGCATATAAGTCTGAAGGAATTAGAGTGAGTGCTGCCTTTGATGTCCTTTGCACTGCAAGGGATCCCGAGGGTTACGTATCAGGTAATTTATGGTATACTTGGAACCATCAAGATGAATTCAATGAAAATCTTTCTAGACACAGCTGACACGGAAGTTATTAAAAAACACTTTGCGACTGGATTAATTGACGGTGTAACAACCAATCCTACGCTGATCTATAAGAGTGGTCGTCATCCTTATGATGTCTATCGCGAACTGGCAGACATCGGTATCACTGACATTTCTATGGAAGTTGTTGGTGATGAAGAACAGATGTACCACGAAGCAATGCTATTGCACGCTGAGTTTAAGGAAGTGTGTACAGTAAAACTTCCTTGCACTCCTGAAGGGTTGAATGTTTGTCGGAGACTGAGTGAGATTGGCATTAGAACTAATGTAACTCTTATCTTCTCTGCTGCTCAAGCAATCCTTGCCGCCAAAGCAGGTGCTACTTATGTCTCTCCTTTTGTGGGTAGGTGTGATGACAACAGTGTTGCTGGTGTGGAAGTCATTCGTTCTATCTCTGGTGTGTATTGTGCACAGGGTGTGAAGACTCAGATCCTTTCAGCATCTATTCGGGATGTGTATAAGGTCACGCGGTCCTTCTATAACGGTGCACATATCGTAACAATGCCTCCGAAGATCTTTGAAAAGATGTATAATCACGTCTTGACTGACGCTGGTCTAGCGCAGTTCGACAAAGACTGGTCTGCAGTCCAGAAAACCATCGACGATTCCCTAGGGTATGACACCTACAGTAAGTAGTTTTACCGAGACCTGTCCTAAAAGTTATGACAGGCACGATTACAAAATCGTATTGAAGAACGGTAAAGCAGTAACCTTCGATGATTATGAAATGATGCGTGCTCATTGGTTTCAATGGGCACAACTCAAAACCCTGTCACACGTTAATGTACTAGACAAGAGTAAGAAGAGTAAAGGTTTCAAATGATTGAAGTAACTGAATCAGAGTTTCAAAAAAACTTTGATGACTATATTGAAAGGATTGAACAGGGCGAATCATTTATGATTCGTCGTCCTGATGGGCGAGCAGTTGTTGCTGTTCCTGCTGCAGATCTTGCAGAAGCAACCGAATCTGTAGGGATATCCGACGATGAAACGTGGTATAATACTTACAGTAATCACGACGATGGTTGCTAAATTATAGTACCCGCTTGACTTAGCGGGTAATTAACCCTATAATGCACTTGTAAATTTCAAAACGATGTCCGTCCGTAAGTCCTCTTTTACTACTAAGTTCAAATCTGACATTAGTAAGTTGACCGCTGCTGTTTCTGGTGACGTTACGTTGGATGAGGAGTATCCTCGTCTCTACCAAAAACTTATCCGTTACTATGAAGATCGTGGCGTCCAACTTTACGATGATCCAGAGGATGATTACAATGTAATCCTTGACTCGGTAGAAGCAGACCTTATTGAAAGTGGAGTTTTTAACTAAAATGAGTTGCACCAAATACAAATCTGCCGTCAATGCTGCTAAAGAGGCAGTCATTCACGGACTGAATACTAACGAAGAAACCAATACGCTCGCTGAACTGTGGCGTCATTATCTGGGTCTTCGTCACATTGCTGACAATCACAAGCACGTAGAGGAAGAACCTAAGGTTGAATTCTCTGCCATTGGTAGTGAGTTCTATAACACTCCCGTCTATGCTGCACAAGAAGTTCCCTTTGAATTTAATCTTGGGGGCGATGATGTGATTACTTTTGGTGATAATGTTATCACTGGTGGTTCGGGTACAGATACCATCACACTGTGAATCCTGCCGACGCTAAACTAATACAGTTAAAGCAGCAAGATCACTGGGCAACTTCTCCAAAGTTCAAAGTTACTATTGGAGGAAATGACCTCGTATGGGGAGACTGGAGATTCACCAAAGAATTTCCTAACTTAACTGGAAACGTAGTGCTGCCTATTGTCAGCATTGCCCATCTCTTAGTTCCCGAAAATATAGTAACACTTCCCTTTGATGTGATTGCTTATAGGGGTATGGATTTACATCCTAGTCAAAGAGGATATAATTGTATATGTTGTGCTGGTAAAAAGTATCGCTCTTGTAATACAAAATATCCTGGCATCATTACCAATGCATCCAACCCTCACGGGAAAGAGTATAGACTACTCGATGGTAAGCATCGCCTAGTAAAAATGATGAATCAAGGTAAAACGGAAGGAGAGTTTTACTTCCTTCCGTTTGAATCTATAAGAGAATATTTTGTAATTGGTAGCACAATGACTGAAGGGTTGGACCTAAGACCTGTAGATAATGAAGAAACATAGTAGAGATGTCTTTTCTATCCTTGAGGTTCCAACATCACCTCCGTCTTTTACTGAAGTAATAGACACCATATACAAGGATAGAGAATCTTTAACATATGGTGGCAAGACTGAGACCTTTAATAAAGGTGAGCACGGTGTCACTTGTTATTATGATTTTAATTTGTTTCAAGAAGAGAGATACTATCCTCTGATGAAACACATTATGGGATCGATCTATCAAACGTATAGACAGTTCAGTTCTCAGGTGAACTTTAATGTTCAGCAAGCGTGGTGGACTACGTATGATAAGGGATCGTACATTCCCAGACACTCGCACTCTAATTCTATGATTAGTGGTGCGTACTATCTTAGGCAACCAGAAGGTGCGGGAGAGATTACATTCTTCAATCCTCTGGGTCCATTGATTAATCATCTTTATCACGATGATTTGATATTCCAAACAGCGGGGTCCATTGACATTCAACCGCAAGAGGGTACACTACTATTGTTCCCAGGATGGTTAGAGCACGAGACAACACGTAACGAATCTGACCACGATAAGATTATTGTGAGTTTCAACATAAACCTGTGAGAGACTGGCTTCTTGGTGAATATGACAACTGGGAACAAGCACACCGTGACCCTACAAAATTCTCTCACGTTCGTCTGAAATACGAGGACGTTGGTAATGGGGACATCCACGTACTGCAATGGTACGTACATAGACCTGAAGAACCCTATAGAGAGCGCTGGCATCGCCTGCATACAATCGATGAGAACACAGTCATAGTCCAGAATTTCTTAAAGGATTGGACGAGAAACGAAAACTGTGATATGATATGCAGGTACTCAGGTACGAAATGGGTTGGAGAAGGCGGCGCTTGCTGCACCGCCAGGGGATTCAAAGTCGAATCCTTCTTCAACTTGACTGAAAATGGTATCGTATGTTACGATATCGGTCTCAAAGAAGATGGGTCTCGCGCCTTCGGGGGTAGAGATCCGTACATTTTTGAAAAGTTGGTTACATAAATAACCAACTGTTACAATACAGTAACTAAACTACACACTTAAGAGGTATTAAACAAATGATCAAATCTGCATTCGCTGCTGCTGCAGTCGCAACTATGGCTGCCCCCGCTGCCTTTGCGGGTCCCTTCGTGAACGTGGAAGCAAACGCTGGTTGGGTTGGCGATGATTACACCGCTACGACGACTGACATCCACGTGGGTTACGAAGGCGAAGTGGGCGCTGCTTCCTACTATGTGCAAGCGGGTCCTGCGATCGTCGCTGTTGATGGTGAAGAGACTGACACCCAGTTCTCTGGTAAAGCAGGTCTGGGAGTGCCTGTCACCGAGGCGCTTGGAGTCTATGGAGAAGTCTCCTTCCTGACTGCTGAAGACGAAGATGATTTCGGTCTGGGCGGTAAGTTGGGTCTGAAGTATTCCTTCTGATCCACTTGACAACGTGCTATAATACAGGGGTCTTCGGACCCCTTTTTTGATGCGCTATCTCTGGCACCCTCTCACCCTACTGAACCTATCAATTGTAGGGACACTAGGTTTTATTGAATTCATTCACACTAAAGCTCATCACACGTATGAGGTTGATGTCCACGGTTATGTCCGACAATTCTGCAGAGATAACGTAGAAACTTGCGAGAGTATTGTCAATGATTTGGATTACTAATCTGAATTGTTAAGGAATCCTAACGATGGGGGGCTTGACGCCCCCCTTCTTTTTGCTATATAATGTTACACAAGTTAATAAAACTTCTATGACTGTTACAACGAACGAGTTCGGACAACAGAATATGTTTGCAAAGGAACCACAGATGTATGTGGATCGTACTGAAGCAGAACGTTATGGTTATGAGACCTATGCAGAGCGTGCTGAAAAACTGAACGGTCGTACTGCGATGCTTGGTTTTGTTGCAGCAGTTATCTCTTACGCTACTACTGGTAGTCTCTTTTTCTTTGGTGCCTTCGGCATCTGATCATCCTACACAATAAAACAATGTCTGAAAAAGCAGAACGCATTAATGGTTGGGCAGCAATGCTCGGAGTCATCGCTGCCATCGGCAGTTACGCTACAACTGGACAACTCATCCCAGGCATCTGGTGACTTGACCTAAATAATTTTATCGAATATACTATGGGGAGCACACGCTCCCCCTTTTTATGAGAATTTTAGGATTCAGTGTCGCCCACGACTCCAGTGTGTGTATCATCAACGATGGTGAGTTGGAATACTTTGCCAAAGAAGAAAGGTATACGCGAGAGAAGAGAGATAAGCAACCCTTTATGGCAGTCGAACGGGCAATTGAAGCAGCAGAGGGTCCGATTGATTATGCTGTGATGCAATCCCCCACTGCTCACCCTGCCTGCACCGATGTATTTCGATGCTTCGTATGCAAGAAGAGTGGAATTCCGATTGATAATTTCATTGACTTTACTCCGTGTCATCATCTATCACACGCTTTCCACGCATACAACAACACCAAGTTTGACACTGCCCTGGTGTTTGTGATCGATCGTGATGGATCACAAATCTATGATCCTGATGATGAACCAGTTGAGATTGATCACAATGGTTACCCAATGTCAGAATGGATTGGAAGAGAATGTGAATCTGTATATTTGATGAGACAACCTGCAGCATTTAAAGAACTGCATAAAGCATTCTGGATGCGCAATCCTACCAATCCACGGACAGAGAAGAATTCTACTAAAGGATACTTCGATTTGATGAAGAAGATTCAAGGAAAATATCCTGGTGCTGATGTTTCTTTGAAGAGTGGATTTGGTATCACTAAAGTATATGAAAGTGGTACCACAATGATTGGAGAGGGACCGATGGAGAACGGTAAGACTATGGGTCTTGCTGCCTATGGAGATCCTAACAAACAGTACCCACCCTTATTCATCGGTAGTACACCTATCGATCAGTATTTGACACACGAGTCTTGGATGGTGGCACCTGCCACTCAGAATGCCAAGATTCTAGATAAGGTTACGAAAGAGAATCATAAACCATATGCTGACTGGGCAAATAATTTGCAGCGTCAGACACAGCAAGCGTTGAATTCTCTTGTTCAAAAGTACGTACGACAAACTGGTGTCACCGATGTGATTATCACAGGTGGTTATGGTTTGAATGTTGTTGCTAACGCATACTTGTTAGAACAAAACCCTGATGTCAACTTCTATTTTGAACCTAATGCTGATGACACAGGTAACTCTAGGGGTGCTGCAATGTATGTGTACAAATTAAACTCGCAAGATGCCACCCAAAGACCCCTTACTGATACTTTTTACCACCACCTGGAGCCACAACCTGAAGTTACTACGGGTAAACCTGCTACTGCATCGGATATTGCTGGGTTGCTAGCGACTGGTAGATCAGTTGCGTTGTACGATGGTCAACCTGAAGCAGGTCCACGTGCACTGGGTCACCGTTCTATCTTGTTTGATGCTAGATCGAAGGATGCTAAAGACAAACTGAACCTGATCAAGAAACGTGAGTGGTACAGACCTTTTGCTGGCATCATCTTGGAAGAACACTTCGATGAATACTTCGAGACTCTGGGTCTGAAACAGGCACCTAATATGACTGTCTCGTTCAGAGCACGCCAGAAGGCGCTAGAAGAGGTTCCTGGTGTAATCCACGTGGATGGTACTTGTCGGATGCAGACCGTCTCACAGGGGCATATGGCGGACGTTCTGAGAGAGTTCTATGCTCAGACTGGATGTCCCATTCTTATGAACACCAGTTTCAATCTTGCTGGAGAGGCACTGGTCCACACGAAAGAGGATGCTTTCTCCACTCTCCGCAACAGTATGTTAGACTATGTGTACTTCGTTCAGGATGACCGACTGGTTTCAGAATGAGTACAAATACTCTAATTTGTAGTATTGACAACCATTCTCGGAACTGTTAAGATAAATATCTCGTCAGTTACAGAATGTAACGCGAAGGACTCCCCTCAAACCGAGACCTCTAGGGAGTATAAATCACGTCTCTAATACCTGACCTGGAGGGTAGGTCAGGAATATTTTATTCGGTGTTCCCCGCACTATTACATAACCCTTTTTCAAATGTCTAGTTCAACTCTTACTCAACGCGGTGGCGTTTCCACTTGGGAATCGTTCTGCGAGTGGGTAACTTCTACAAACAACCGTCTGTATGTCGGTTGGTTCGGTGTGCTGATGATCCCAACTCTGTTGGCAGCAACCATCTGCTTTATCGTCGCCTTCATCGCTGCTCCCCCTGTGGACATCGATGGCATCCGTGAACCCGTTGCTGGTTCTCTGATGTATGGTAACAACATCATCTCTGGTGCTGTTGTCCCGTCTTCCAACGCAATTGGTCTTCACTTCTACCCCATCTGGGAAGCTGCTTCCCTTGACGAATGGTTGTATAACGGTGGTCCTTTCCAACTGGTTATCTTCCACTTCCTGATTGGTATCTTTGCTTATATGGGTCGCGAGTGGGAACTTTCCTACCGCCTGGGTATGCGCCCCTGGATCTGTGTTGCTTACAGCGCACCTGTCGCTGCAGCATCTGCTGTCTTCCTCGTTTATCCTTTCGGTCAAGGTAGTTTCTCCGATGCTATGCCTCTTGGTATCTCTGGTACTTTTAACTATATGCTTGTATTCCAAGCAGAACACAATATCC